TTAATTTGTATATATTATATATATTTGTATATAATATATGGCAAAGAAACTTAAAGTAAAATTTGATGAGATACTAACTAGTCCATTGTTTGCTGGCGTTCCTCCTAAATTTGTGAAGAAGGCGGCAACATTTTGTGAAGCAAAAGAATATCCTTCTGGCAGTCCCATTATAAATGAAGGAGAAAAAGGTGACTTTATGTTCATTATACTTGATGGTCAAGTTGATGTACTAAAGGGACCAAAGAAAGTACATTTAGCAACACTAAGCAAAGGAGTGTTTCTTGGTGAAGGAGCATTAGTAAGCAAAGCGCCGAGAAATGCAAGTATTGTTGCGAAGACAAATACTAAGGTTGCGGTTTTTGATCAAAAAGGATTTGATAAACTTTCAACGCTACATCCGTGCATTCCTGTGACAATGATGAATGTTCATAATGAACGATGCAAAGACACAGTGAGAAAATTGAATGCCGCCAAATCAAAAGAATTTATGCTTATGGCAGCAGTTGGTCTTGTATTGTTTGTGAAAAATTCACATTCAATTCTTCCTCCAAGCTTGCATCCTATGGCAGATCAACTTGCCGCACTCATTCCAGATCAAGTTATGGCACTTGGTGGTCCCGCCGCCGCAGCACTTGGATTGAAACTAAAACAATTGGAAATGGGAGATATAGTCTCCAAGCTTGAAAAGATTTAATAAAAACTGCTTGACCAGAACGAGTATATCTGTATAGTTATATTCGTTCTTTTAAATATGGGCGTGTGATGGAATGGCAGACATGTCAGTCTTAGAAGCTGATGCTTAATTGCGTATGGGTTCAAGTCCCTTCGCGCCCACCATTTTTTTCTGGTCGTAAATACTTCAGGTCTCGTAAACCTGTTTGCTTAGTAGTGATGAATTCTTACCGTAGAGCTAACGGTGGAAAAAACGAGTACCGTCTACTATCTCGACATTATGTTTTGGATAGGGAGTACATAGTTAGATGAAGTCATGAAAAGAGAACCTAGCTGCTGGGTCATACCGCGAGATTACCAACTCAACAAGCAGTCAGAAAAGAAACAAGCACTGATATTGGGGATGACTCACCTGCTGATGAACCAATAGCGCGGAGACGCAGGATCCTACCGCCAGTGCTTCACTTTATGGCCGTGTAGGAGAATTGGTATATCCAGGGGTCTCAAACACCCCCGTCGCAAGACATTGTCGGTTCGAGTCCGACCTCGGCTACCATTATAATAAGCGAAAAACTAAAAATTTTCTGCGTTTTAGTATGTCGGTTCGATACTTATTAGTATATGAATAACGAATACATTATTGAAGTAGTAAAAAATTCTTCATCAATTGCAAATGCAATGGAAAAGCTCAATGAAGGAAGAAGATTTGTAAAAAGAAAAATTGAGGAATTATCAATTGATACAAGTCATATGACCGGTCAAGCATGGACTAGTGGAAAAACCGTAATGCAAGATTCCCGACTATCCAAGTATAGTAAGGAAGAAATTTTTTCTGAAGATTCTCCCTGCTCAAATTCTTATGTTAGAAAATTGGTTTTGAAGAATAAACTAAAAGAATACAAATGCGAGTCCTGTGAATTAGTCAATTGGAAAAATCAAAATATAAATTTACAATTGGACCATATCAATGGAAATAGGAAGGACAATAGATTGGAAAACTTGAGATGGCTGTGTCCGAACTGCCATTCCCAGACATCCACATTCTGCTCCAGAAATGTAAAAAGCAAAAGATATTCCGATGAACTTATAATCAGTTTATGTAAGAAGCACGGAAATGTCCGTGGGGTGGTAGAAGAACTTGGATGCAATCCTCGTTTATATGGAAGAATAAAACGACTTGCCAAAGAAAATGGAATAGAGTTTCCAAATCAATATGGTCAGGGAAAAGTCGCAAGAGAAAAACAAACCAAAGCCGCAAACGAAAAGCAAAAAAGTGAATATTCTGCCAAGAATAAATCAAAAGAATGGCTGGAAAAAATAGGGATGGCGAACAGAAGAGTTGAGAGACCATCCAAAGAGGACTTGACAAAACTGATAGAATCTGTTCCAATAGAGACCATAGGAAAACAATATGGAGTATCTGGAAACGCAGTAAGAAAATGGTGTAAAACTTATGGAATACAGCCAAAACCAGTAGGGTATTGGCAAAAGAAACAATTTGGAAAAATTTAGATATGGCCGTATGGTGGAACTGGATATACACTGGAGACTTAAAATCTCCCGCCTGAAAAGGATTGAGGGTTCAAATCCCTCTGCGGCTACCAATTTTTATGTTAAAATCATTCTGGCGTATTTGGGCAAAAGCCCTTGGAGAAAAAGCAAGTGCTGATAACTGCGAAGCAGATACCGTCGCTGTTGTTCGCACACTCATTGTGTTGTGTTATATCATAACGAACATATTCATTGTTGCTGGTGTGATTAGACATTGGTGAGTATATACTCACATATGTGATATTTGTAATTTTTACAAATTTTTTACAAATATTTTTGTATTTATTGTTAGGATACATTAAATATTACATATGAAAAAAATACTATCTGTTATACTATTGTCGGTTATATCATCTCTCGGTTTGGCTGCTCAAACGCCACCAAATCCAGACGTATCTGAGACAGTTTTTACTAATACAAAAGTCACACTAAGTGTTACTGCTGATGGTACTTCTCCAATCACATACACTTGGTTCAAAAACAATGTTCAAGTTGCTACTGGAACATCGTTGGTTTTCAATAGTATTCAAACCGCTGACGCGGGCGTGTATAAAGTGACTGCTTCAAACACCGTTGGTTCAGCTGAAAGTAACAATGCGACATTGGTGGTAATTGTTCCAGTTGCACCATCAAATGTTAAGATCACAATAATCAAAGGATGAAGTTTCTTCTAATAGCGGCACTAATTTTTACATCTGTATGTTATTCACAAATAACTAGTGTCCGCACGATATTCCCTGAAAAAGAGTATACAATTAGCTCAAAAGATCAGCAGGTATTGATAAACGTTATATCCAAACCAAATACGGTTGTTAAAATAGTCGTTCCGTTTGAAACGAGAGAAATTTTTAGAACTGGAACTACCATATATGGAAACAGTTTAACAGACGGAACGGTTTGGATATCGGGACAAACGGGAGTCAGAATTGTGAATTCCGATAATGCTTTTAGAACAAAAGCGTTGGGATCGCGGTGGACTCTTACAAAAATTTCCGCCAATTTTTGGATATTGAACGGAGATTTATATAGCGTTGAATTGGAAGCATATGTTGGAGATGATGTTACGATACGAGCAAAAGTAGATCCTTTGGCTACTTCACCATTAACATTCACTTGGTACAAAAACGGAATTGTTTTGCAAGGAAAAACTCAAGCCAGTTTAAAAATAAACGGCGCACAAATATCAGATTCTGGAAATTATAAAGTTGACGTTAGAAATGATATGGGATATGCTAACAGTGAAATTACAAGTTTAATTGTCAGATAATTTTCATGAAAAAGGTTATAAAACGAGCTGTACTAGATAACAGTATAGCACTAACAATAGTTTACACGGTCGGTCATATCATCATCGCCGCACTTTGCAACTATTTCATAACTGGTGCGCGGTGGGATTTGGCTACATTAGATGCCGTCGTAGAACCATGTATTAATGGAGTGTGGTTTTATATCTTGCATAAGATATATAAAAAGTATAAATCAAATAGTTATTGACTTCTTATAATTAAAGAGTCATAGTTATACATTCAACAGTCATCAAACCCTAGGGTCGATGACTTTAAGACAGGAGACATACTATGGTAACCGCTGTAGCATGTTTGGCCTTATTGGGATTAGTCATCATATTTGATCAAGACTATAACCGATAAGACCAATACTAAAAAAGAAAAACCGTAAGAGGATGGGCTAAAATCCATCCTCTTTTTTTCTGCCTACATTTCATGCTAATATAAATCAAACATATATTTATAGAATATGTCAATTATTCCGGGGCCAAACAACGAACTAATAACAGGTTCTCTTCCAACTCAATATGGAGCAACTTCAAATTATGTTCAGTCAAATACAGGTAGCATTACTATAGCAAGTTCTGCTACAACTCCTGCGAATATAGTGTCAGTTAGCATTACAACAACAGGAAACCCTGTTTATGTTTCATGTTCTGGTGATGCAAATAATGCAACTGGTGGAGGATGGTGTATAATTCGACTTTACAGAGGAGATACTGCAATTGGAAAACCATTGCAAACTGAAAGTTCAGCGAATAACGAGAATAATCCATTTGGAATATCTTGTATAGATAACCCGTCAGCAGGAACATATACATATTCTTTGAAAGTAACTTCAATAAATGGTAGCAATTTCACATTTGGAGAAGCGGACGGTCCAAATTTAACAGTATTTGAAATAAGATAAAACATATGAGCGATACAACAACATATACATGGAAAATAGCAGCATTGGAAGCATATGCAACACAAAGTTCTTACCTTGATGTCGTATACAATATTCATTGGAGATATAATGCAACCACAGGAAGTTATTCTGCGGAGTGCTATGGAGTGCAGTCTGTCTCTCCATACAACCCAGATAGTGGATCATTTATTCCATACGATCAACTTACAAAAGATATTGTAGTTGGTTGGTTAGTTGGATCTATGGGAGAAGAAAGAGTAAATAATTTGACAGCAAGTTTGGATACAGATATTGAAAATCAAATCAAGCCAGTAACGTTGATGCTTCAAGCGCCTTGGGATATTCCTCCAACTCCAACACCAACGCCAACACCAGATCTAACAGCGACTCCAACTCCAATGCCAACAATGATACCGCCAATAGATCCAACAACAACACCGATTCCATAAAGAGTAGTATAATCAATTAAAACCTAAACACCAAAAAATATGCCAACAACAACATACACATCAAATGGTACATTTCATGTAACAGGATCCTCGCTAGCAGTAACAATGTCTTGCGTGGGTGCTGGAGGAAACGGAAGCTCCGCAGGAAACGGGGGATCGGGAGGTGCATATGCACAATCATATAGAACACTGTATACAGGATCATATGCAGTTTATGTAGGACAAGCTACAGCAACCGATGGCGGAAATTCATATATTCTGTCTGGTTCAAATAATATTGTTATTATTCGTGCGCCGGGCGGAAAGCAAGACGGAACAATTGACCATCAAGAAACTTTGTTAACTGGAAGCAAATATGCTTATTACGGCGGAAGAGGATGCCCAGACTTCTTGGGATACTCCAGCTATAACGGAAGTGGTGGTGGTCAAGCAGGCAGTATTGACGGCAATGGCCAAGATGGTCAAAGTGCATTTTTCTCAACAACATCAGCACCAGCATCTGGTGGATATGCTTATAGTGGGGCAGGGGCGGGTGGTGATGGCGCGTATTATCGCGCAGGATCAACCACAAATGGTGTTATAGCTGCAACCGCCGGTACAATTCCGGGCGGCGGTGGTGGTGGATCGTATGACTATGGTACAAACACCTCGGGTGCTGGAGCCAGAGGGATTGTTACAATCGCATACTAAAAAAGAAATATATTCAAAATCAAAAAGCCCACCGAAAGGTGGGCTTTTTTGTCGTATTAATTTTTGAATTTGTAGATCATAACATCTCCATCATAATTGTGAAATGCAACTTCAATTAGTCGTTCCACAATTCTCCAATCTCCACCGCCAAGCCCACATCCCATAAGATACGGAAATCCTACATTTGGAATAGGAAAATCATTCTCACATTCAATAAGATAATTCTTCATTCCTTCAAGTGAATCGTATAATGCATTGTAATTTGTTTGGCGTTTTCCTTTTCCATATAAAGTTTGACCATATAAGTTAAAAACTTTTTTGATCTGTCCGTCCAGATGGCAAAAACTATAACTTCCAAGAATGGCTTTACCATCCTTATAAGCCATAGTATCAGCATGATATGCTTTGGGATACATTTCCTTGATACTTTTAGCTATACCTGCTCCAAATGTATTTTGGCAATTAGCCTGATGTCCAATTACATCAACATCGTCGGCGGTTAATAGATTACCGTCCTTATAGATTAGACTTTTCATGCACTTTATTGAACATCAAATATACTGATATGTCAAGGTGTAATAGGTATTTTCTATATATTTATTGTTAATATGAGCTTACCTATTATTCCCGGACCAAATAACGAGTTGATTACACAATCACTGGCCGTACCTCCGCAATATCCAACATTTGCCGATAGTTCTTCATTTGCAGAGACGGCTTCTTTTGTCAAGCACTATTGGGGAACATGGTATAGTACAGATATACAAACGGCGTCTTTATTAAATACTGCATATCCAGTTACAGTTAATACTGTTGGGGGAGATTTTGATGGATTTTACATCTCTGGTAGTAATGGTAGCACGGTCAGTGGAAGTACAATCGTTATACCAAAAACAGGCACATACGATTTTCAATTTTCTCTTCAATTACATAACACAGGAGGCGGTGGAGCTTCTTCCGCAATCAACATATGGTTGGTAGTAAATGGATCCGCTGTACCATATTCAAATACACAAGTGTCTGTGAATGCCAACTCTCCATATGTTGTGGCCGCGTGGGACTTTATGGGATCGTACAATTCTGGAGATAAGCTTCAATTGATGTGGTCAACGACACATGCAAATAACAGAATTGAAACACTACCGTCGGCATCTCCACACCCAGAAACACCATCGGTAATATTCACTATAATGCAACTATAATGTCCTAATTATTCGGACTCTCTACGATGATCTGGGGCAAATCCTTTTCTTGGAGATAATTCTCTTACTATTTCATTCCATTCAACGGGGCGTCTTTTCCACTCCCAACCAACGTCAAGGCGTTTGATTGATAAATCTTCTTTGAGATTTCTATGGCAATGCCCATGTATGTTGTATGCACCCTTTCCAATTCTATTCCACGAAGCAATTGGATAATGAGTTAATACGCACATAACATCATCAATCCATACTTCTGCGTAATGTCCAAGAAAAACAAATGGACTGCTTGGATAGTTTAAAGGATAAATTTCAATATCATCCTCTAGAAGATCAAGCTGTTTGCGGCAGTCATCATAAAGAGCTTGTACACCTGCATTATGATTGCCCCAAATAAAATATTGCTGTTTGCATGGAATATGCACAACTCGTTTTGCATATGTGGTTGTGTTATCAAACGCACCAATTACAGCATCGCCAAGATTGAACACAATATCTTCTGGTCCAATATGTTCATTCATCATCTGCCATTGATGGTCGATGGCTTCATTGATGCTGCTATAATTGCGTGGACCGAGAATAAATGGCTTGTTATGACCAAGATGTAAATCGGAAACAAACCAAATCTTTTGGTCTTTGCTGTTTAGAGATATTCGCTTCACTTGATTGTGCTCTTGAAGCTTTCAATATAAGACTTGATATTGACCTTACCAATTACGTTCATGCTATGCACTTCATATTCTGGAAATCTTAGATTGTTATTCATGCAATATTCCACAAGCCACTTGGCACAGTCCATACCTGTCTTTTCTTTGAACACTTCAGTGATTGGATGTTTGTTTTGGTCTTCAACCGACAAGTCGTGATCAAATGTCACAAAGTGTGGTAGTCCATGCTTTGTAATATAATCACAGAACTCTTTATAGCTTCGTACCACGGTCCAAGGACCAGATGGTAGATTCACCCAAGTGACTCCGTGAGGCAGTCTTTCGTCGTCTAGAAATAAGTTATACATAAATAATGATAGTATCTTTTTTGTGTTTTCTGGCAAGATTAATCGCACTCATTGTGCCTTTTGATTGTCCATCCCAAAAGGCAATTACCTTATCTGTGTATTGCATGATCTGCTCGTTGCGAATTGGACCAGCGGCTTTACCGTGCTTATTCCAATCAGCAGGAAATTCTGTATATTTTAGTTTATATTCTTCTGCTAATCTTTTAGCCAACGAATCGACTCCACTTGCTCCGCCACTTACAATTTCATATGGAGAATATGTAAGATCCCTAAAGTATTTGAAAACATATCCTTTTACTTCATCATAATCATTATAATCTCTGCCACCAACAATTGCGAGTTTCATATTATTGCGTCATTATATGCATCTAGATATTTGTTAATTATCAACTTTGCAACTTTTATTCCGTTCTGATTGTTAGTTTGTTCAAAGTGAGCAAGTTTTTTTCTCCAATATTCAAGATCTTCAAGTATGTCTTCTTTAGTGTGACCTGTTTTATCTGATTCCATCTGTGAATAATAATGTAAGTATATTAGAAATCAATCAAAAAATATATTGCTGATAAATTCTTTAAAATATTTTTGATTGACTTGAACGCGATGTTCGATAATTATTGTTACTGTTCTTTGAATAATAATTTTTGAAACATGCAGGGTAGTTAAAAGGCCAGACTTTGGAAAAAGTTTGGTCATTCTTCAGCGACAATCCTAGTAGGCATCAACGCTATATGCTTGTATAAAATTGCCGAAGTCAAGAAGATAGGTCGAGTCACCCAAATGTGGTTCCGGTACCGAATGCCCTAACATCGGTCCCTGCATGTTTTATTTTCGGGCGCGTTCTTGGATTCTACTATATAGTATAGGTACAGGCCGCATGCACAGAGTCCAAAGTCTCTGTATAATACCCATTGGAAAAAATAAATGCTAAGAGAAATCTTGCAAAGGTATCTTTCCTAAGCGTTCGCAAGAATGCCGATGTTGAGATGCTAGCCGCAGCCTAATTAGTGCTGCCCGTTGTCCTTGTGACGCAGATAACAAGTCAACAACGTCAAACATCTGCTGGTCATTATAAGGCAGAGAGTCGGTAATAATGACGAGTCAATACAGAACTCTCAACTTCTGAATGGTGCTCTACCAAATTCAGTCGGATTATAAGAGATAAGCATGTATATGTTTGTGGTTATATTATACAGCACGCGGGTTCAACTCCCGCCGCGTCCACCATATTTACAGATATATAAGAAAAAAATTTCTTGACGAAATGATTTTCAAATGTATAGTTATTCATACTTTACGAAACGTGAAGTATTAAAACAATAATATACAAAAATATATGAAGAATAAAATCCTAGTATTAATCACAGCACTTATTGCAGCAGTAGCAGTAAATGCTGCACCAGTAGCACTAAGTGCAAATGCAACATATCACACCAAGTACTTTGACAAGGGCTTGGTTGCGTTCGAAGATGTTGCTGTTGCAGGAGCTACACTGGAAGTCTACAATTTTGTTGCAGGTGTAAATACCTTCAACACATTGAAGGACACCACAACTGGAAAGTATACTGCAAGTGCTGGCTTGTTCAAGCGCACTGATCTGTCGCTCGGCTACAAGTTCACATCGCCGTTGGCCAATCTAACATTGGGCGGTACATACAAGAACTTTGCCAAGAGCGTATCAAATCTTTCCAGCAACACTGAGCCATTTGCTCTATTGAATGGTACATTCTTTGGTACACGCGCTACGTGGGATGCACGCTATCGCAACGATCTAAAGAATCGCACCAACAACACCGAGGCAAATCTCCGCTTGCCATTTGGTTTCCAACACCTCAAGTTGGTTCCAGCAGTTGGATACGGTTTCAACGACCTTGGTGCGGATACGATTGCTCAGTACAAAAATGCAAAGCAATATGCCGTCGTTGGCATTGGTTTGGGATATTACACAAAGTATGCCACATTGAATGTTGATTTTTCTCAACTACGTGATGGTTTGATTACCGCAGGAAACACAGTAAACAGTCTTTCTGCCGGTCTTTCTGTAAAGTTCTAATAAACTAATAAGCTTATATCGCAAAAAAGAGCCTCATTAAATGTGAGGCTCTTTTTATTTTTATGAAACTATTATATCTAGCAAGACGCCAACTTGGAGATAATTTGTTCATGGTTCCACTGTGGAAAAAATTGGCGGCTGAATATGAACTATACTATCTTGGTAGAGAAGATCTATTTCCAGTAGTAAAAAGATATAACCTTTTCAAAGAATACATCAAGGGATGTAGATATTCTGATAGAAATGATGCTTGTTTGGAAAAGGCGTCAGTGGATAGAATAAAAGAAATTTTCTCAGATAAAAATGAAAGCTACATGGTATACGACTTGGATAAATTTTCCATATTCATGAACAATCACCCAGAACTTCAATATATCAAAAGACATCCTCGGTTACTGAATGATATGCAAGTATCGGAAAAACTTTATAGTAACAATGGGACTGTTATCATAGGCGAAACCAAAAAATCATTACTAAGATATCAATTTTATACACTGGAAGAGTTAGAGCACAAAAGTTTTAAAACCGATATGTCTCCGCCGAAAAATTTATCAAATAACGACACGGTCATCATATATCAAGGATCTGATGAAGAATGGAGAAAATTACCAGATGGTGTTATATTGGAGTTTGCAAAACAACTTCCTCATGCAATATACTTCATAACAAAGGCGGCGTTGGAAAAAATTAACAACCAAAATATTTCAGTCAAGTTCGTTCTGACTAAGCCATATAATGTTGAAGGGTTGCTGGAAATAATTAAAATATTTGAATCTTATCCAAAAGTCATGATAGGACCAGATTCAGGATTGACACAACTTGCATTGTCGTATGGTATACCTCAAATATGGATGCAATCCAGAATAAGACCTGAAAACGTGATTGATCCTATACATTTTCACCTGATACGAATATACTTCAAAAATAAATTGACTTGTTTGAAAGATTGTTCTGGGTGTGCAATTTCAAGAGAACATCCAAATGAGTTACAAAACACTCCATTTTTATTAAAGGAACCATTTTTGCATAAACAATTTCTTAAATGCCATTCTAAAGTTTTACCACCGTCATGTTTAGATTACAGCGTAGATGAAGTAAAAGAAATCATATCAATGATAGATAGTGTTTGACAAAATATATATTTTGTGCATACTTGATTGCATGATTTTACCACCCAATATTGTTCCTTCCCTATGTTGTATCCATGTAGGGCTACAAGAACAAAAGATCAAGTTCAATGTAATGACGTATGCCCAATACAAGAAATTGGGTAAAAAAGAAGCAATGAAAGTTCTTGCTGATCGTTCACTTAACAACATCAAGACCATTCACGCTATTCTAAAGGAATGTGCCAAGAATAATTGGAATTATCGTATTGGTAGCAATGTATTTCCATTGATGACACACCCCGACCTAGATTTCACTGTAGATGATTTTTACAATGCAGATGAAATTTATGCTGAATTTTCCGCTGCCGCACAAACAATCAGGCAGAACAACATTCGTTGCAGTATGCATCCTGACCAGTTTGTTGTACCTGCCAGCCCCAACCCCAAAGTGGTAGAGAATTCTATTAGAGACTTGGAACAACATGCCATGATCATGGATATGCTTGAATTGCCCCAGTCATATGAAGCTCCCATTAACATCCATATGAATTGCTACAACGATGGCAAGTTCAGCGAAGTTGTTGATAGACTTGAAACTGTTCTCAAGCGTATGTCAAAGCCAGTAACAAGCAGACTAGTTTTTGAGAACGAGGACAAGGGTAAAAGCTGGACTGTTTGTAATCTATACGAATATCTTTACAAGCGTGCTGGTATTCCGATTACTTTCGACAACCTGCATCACCAATGCAATCACAATGACACCAGCGAGCAATATGCATTTGAGCTTGCATTATCCACTTGGCCCAAAGATGTGGTTCCACTGTTCCATTTCAGCGAATCTCTTGTCGGCAATAATCCTCGTGCTCACGCGGATTTTCCTACAATGCTTCCTGCCATCTATAAGAACTACAATGGTGAACTTCATCTTGACTTTGAGTTCAAGATGAAAGAAATCGCGATTAATAAGATTTCTCGCGAAAAGTTATTGACAATTGCTGGTTAATCCACATAATGTATTTTGTTCCAATAAACAAAAATAAACTAAAAAAACATATGACAAAGCACAATAAGACAAAGAATGGTCGCAAGATCAATACCTACGTCCGCAACGAAAAGTATTCTATTTCGTTCACTCGCCCTATCGAGGGTGTGAAGGATGAAAGAATGCATCTAAACGTAACTGGAGTTAATCCCGTTACCAAGAAGATGAATAAGGTTCAGTTGAACGGTCGCGCTATTGCTATCTTGCGCAAGCTCCTAGCAGCGTAAAAAGTTGAAAAGGTTATAAAGTCAAACCCACGGCATAAACCCCGTGGGTTTTTTATTGGTTGACATTTTGGACTTCATCATCCATAGTTATATTTCTTATGAAAATTGATTTAGAGTCCATTGACAAAGAATCATTTATGGTTCATCAACATAAAATAGGAGAACACGAAGTAACACTTGTTCAACCTATCCACATTGGAGCGACTTGGAACAGGGGTAATCTTATATTTCGTTCCTCTGTTTGGGATAAAGAAGGCAATCCCGTATCTCTTTCTTTCAAGAAGTTTTTCAATTGGGATGAAAAGCCTGATATCGATCCTGCACCAGAAACTTTAGAAGGCGCAAAGCTTTTAGAAAAACTGGACGGATCTACTCTAATTATCTCTCGCTACAAGGGTATTACAGTTATGCGTACACGTGGAACTGTAGATGCATATCAGCAAGCAAACGCCGACGAGCTTACATTTTTGCGTGAAAAGTATGATAAGTTTTTTGAATTTATAGAAGCACAAGAAAACACTTCTGTTTCTTACATCTTTGAATGGTTATCACCATCTAACCGTATTGTATTGGACTACGGAAACGACCCAGATATGGTTTTAATCGGCGTGATATTTCACAACGATTATTCTATGATGTCACAAGATGGACTAAGCACTGTTGCATCACAGCTTCAGCTTCGTCGTCCAAAGCTTTATTCATATGACTCTATTGAGGAGATGAAGACTAGCGTGGAAGCATTACGTGATCAAGAAGGTCTTTGTGTATATTACAAGGAAGAGCAGTGCATTCGTAAAGTAAAGAGCGCACACTATTTGTATCTTCATAGAGCAAAGAGTGAAATTTCTAGCATAGACAAAGTTATTGATGTGTATATTGATTGGTTCATGGAGCGTCATAAAATTTCGCCTGAAGCAACTGGATATCCTGATTTCTTCAAGTATCTTACTGAAAAGTTTGATTACGAAATCGCAACAATGGCGCAAGGTCACGCATCTCGTATCTGTGATGCTATGAAGGAAGTGAAAAAGATAATGGATGCTTTGGTTCTTTTTTCGTTCCGTCGTATCAATATTCCTCGTAAGCAAGCAGCAGCAGAAATATTACAAGCGTATGGCAGCACAGGCAGAGCAGCTATTGTATTCAAGATGCTTGACGCGAAGTACATTGGTGCCGATGACTACAAGAAACTGCTATACCAAGTCCTCAAATGATCATCATAGGCGTTCGTGCGAGAGTAAGATGGGATATGAAACTCGCACGGATGCGCTACGTGATGCTAAAAGAATATTTATGGAGTATAGATCCGAGAAGACGCCATACAAATGCAATCATTGTGGGTATTGGCATTTAGCGACAAAAGAAGATTGACATCTTTGATGCCATATAACAATATTTATACATGATGGCAAAAACAACATATAAATTGGTCGAGAAAGCAGCAAAGCGGTTGGTAATTGGAGATAGAGTACCAAGTGCTTCTGGAAGAATACTTGTAGTGAGCCTAGTAGTTCAAAAAGCAAATAGAACCATTGTATTGTTTGATGGTGATATGGAGATTGATTTTGACCCATATTTTCAGATCAAAGTAATTGGATAAATAAGTCTTGACTTTTTATAGATTAAAAGTCATAGTTATACCATATAAAGGATATGGAAATGAATGTTATCAATCAACCAGTTTTATCTTTGAATGCTTCTTGGCAAGCTATTGGCACCAAGACAGTTAAAGATGCTTTTATAGCAATGCTAGGTGGCGACGGCGGAAAAAATGCTCCTGCTGTCGCGATTGATATGGAATTTGAAATAGATTCTGACGGCAGTGTTGATTGGAACAGCCCAACCAATACAAATCCAGTAACTTGGGATATTTGGAAAACACTTCCTATCCGTGAATATGACCTTGCTATTCATACTGGTAACATGACACTTCGTGTACCAAGAGTAATAATTCAGCCAAACTATGGTAAAATGCCAATGGTTCAGCCCCGCCCTACTAAGGAAAGTATTCGCAAGCGTGACGGTGGAGTGTGCCAATACACTGGTAAACCACTTTCTTGGAAAGAAGGCAATGTAGATCATGTTATTCCACGTTCACAAGGTGGTAAAAATACTTTTGAGAATATGGTATGGTGCCACAGAGATATCAACAGTAAGAAGGCGGATAAAACACCAGAACAAGCTGGACTTAGACTCATTCGTAAACCTTATGCTCCAAAAAGTATTCCTGTTAGTGCAACAATAAACATTGCACATCATCCAAGTTGGATTCATTTCTTGGATAATGTCTCCGAAGTAAGAGGGTTTCAAATAGCATCTTGACAACAAAGTTGCCCCGAAGTATAGTGGGCCATATTTTATGGAATTCACATATCTATTAATTTTTTCTTTGTATGCAATTTGTGGTTACTTGCTGCACAAGCAGGTAAAAATATTGCGTATGTTGAAAGAACAAGATATTACACATAAGAAATCCTTGGCAGAAGCAGGAAGTGCCATAACAGAAACACTAAAAGTTGCATTTGATAATTTGAAGAAAAATTCAAATGATCATAACAAATTTAATACTAAAATCGTGGAACACAATTCTAGAATACACAGAGTAGAACAACATATAAGCAGAACTGCCAAAAATTTTGATAATAAAAAAGTTAAAGCCGATGATGAAGTCGCCTTCACACGCAGAAAAATAAAAGATGGAGATGAAAATGAAAACGAATAATGATGGTCCAAAAATGATGGAATTTGGAAAATTGGATATTGGTGGAAAATTTTATCTTTCCAACCCGTCCAACTTAACCGAGAATGCCGCTTACACAAAAATGGCTACCCAAAAAGGAATTGATGGAAAATGGTCAAATGCCAAAAATGCACTGGGTCTTGTAACCTTCGTTCAATATGATAAGCGCATTTGGAAAAAATGAAGAAAAAAGTAAAAGAAACAAAACCCAAAGTAAGATCATTGTTTGATCATGTGAATGAAATACGTGTGGGAAAAAATCCTAAGTATTTTGAAACTCTTTCTGATGAAGATAAGAAGACTTGGTCGAATTATATGGTATGCAGAGTTCTGAGCATGCAAACCGATCTAATTGATGTAATCAATGATTTACAGTATTATCAGGATAAATTGTCTCCAGAACAATTCTACAGACTGTGTATCGCTTCTACACCAAAAGGAAAAGGATATTTTCCATATATAAAGAATTCTACAGAAAAATACAACAAGTCATTACTTACATTGATGTGCATTCACTTTCAAGATAGCACGCGAAATATTGTTGAATACATGAAACTCATTCCCAGAGATGATGTACGAAGTATACTTAGAAAATACGGATATTCCGAAGATCAAATTGAAGAGATGATGGAAAAGGCTTGACCATTTCAAATCAAGTGGTATCTTGAGAGATTATGACGAACAAAAAAGTTATTGGTCTTAGCGGCGTGGCAAGAGCAGGTAAAGATACATTCGCTGGAATACTTGCTTCTAAACTACAACAAGCTGGTAAATCAGTGAGACGAGTTGCTTTGGCCGAACCTCTAAAATATCAAGTGGATGATTTTCTTGTAAAGAATCTTGGTATCACCGCGTTTACACCAGTAACTGAGCAAAAAACTCTTATTAGACCTATGCTTGTTTGGTATGGAGATGCACAAAGAAAATTGACTAATGGAAGATATTGGATTGACCTTGCAAAGAAAACTATTGAAGAATCCAATTATGACTATTACATTATCACTGATGTGCGCTATGATGCTTATGAGAAAGATGAGCTTTATTTTCTGAAGAACGAAGTGAATGGCATTTTGTGTCATATCAGCAAATACAAAACCGTTGATGAGACCCAAGACGGTTGCCGTCTTATTGAAAAGAAATTTGTACAACCAGCAAACGACCATGAAGCTGAAAATGATCCAAGGATTAAACGCGCAGCTGATCACATTGTTGAGTGGCCAGACGAAGGTAAGATGAATGAAGTGGAGCTTTTAATGAATCCTACACTAAATGAATATGTTGATGAGTTTATTGAAAAATTTAAACTGATCTAGTCTTCATATTCCTCGTCGCTATCGTCATTATTATCATAATCATCTTTTGTCTCTTCTTCAAGTTCATTTTTTAGATTTACAAAATCTTCTTGAGTAAGTTCTAGTTCTGTGATTATGGCTGAAATTAAAAATGCCAATTCTTTTTTGCTGAAATTATTTTTCTTCAAAGCTTTTGAAATTTTTTTCGTCAATGCCAAAATCGTTTGCCGCTTATCTGAATCTTCTGTTTTGTAGATGATTCCCGGAATTGGATTAGCTTTATCGTGCATGTTTGATATTTTAGAAAGCTCTTCTTCCAATAAAGTCTTGTATTCATTTTCATCTGACGCAATTTCCTTGATGAGCTTTTTGAGATCCTCGATGTCTTTTTTCTTCACAATTTTTGCCACCGTAAAAGTCTTCAAGACCCCAGTTTTTTGTAGAACATGTGTATATAGTTCCATAGTGTAAAATGCGTTGTTCTACATAAATATAAACTCAAATGAATTGACACATCTCATTTTCCCCATATAGTATTTCAATTATGTCAACCGACCAAATTTCAACCAATCCAACTGAAGTTCTTCAAACAGAAGAACAAAAGAAACCAAAAACGGTAAGTTTTAGCCAATATGCTATGTGGTTGAAATGCCCACAACAATGGAAGCTATCATATATAGACAAATTAGCACCATACGAAGCAAGCATACATACTGTGTTTGGTACAGGTATACACGCAGCCCTTCAAGAGTATCTTAGGTTATTATATACTGTAGGAACATCAGAAGCAGATGCATTGGATACATTTGCATTATTCAAGAAGGAGTATGAGGAAGGACTAAAAGAACTCAAGATTGCAAATGAAGAGCAGTTGAAGCTTGCTGAAGGCGAGTTAGACTCTCTTGGATTAATTACACCATCCACTGTATCAGAGTTTGAGCAAGATGGTAAAGTTATTCTTGATCACGTTTTGAGTTATGCACAGCGTAGTAAACATTTTCCAAGTAAGAAATATGAATTGGTAGGTATTGAGCTTCCTTTGGAAATTCCGTTGCGAAATGGAACTATACTTTATAAAGGATTTCTTGATATTGTATTTAGAGACAAAGATACAAAGAAGATTTTGATTCTTGATTTTAAAACCAGTACTAATGGTTGGAACAAATATCAGAAAGCAGATAGAACAAAGATCGATCAATTACTTTTGTATAAGCGTTTTTATAATCAGATGTTCAAGGTTCCAATGTCTGACATAGAAGTTGAATTCTTTGTTGTCAAGAGAAAACTTTTAGAAAATGTTGAATTTCCACAACAGCGAATTCAAAGAATATCTCCTCCAGATGGAAAGATGAGTATGAAGGAAGTTGAAACTACTTTCCTAGATTTTATAAATAGTGGATTCACCAAAGAGGGTGAATATAATACTTCTGTGCCATTTCCTAAAAACCCCGGTAAAGCTCGCAAAAATTGTAAATACTGTGTTTTTAAAACTCTTAAAAACGATAAAGGTGAGTTATACTGCAACGGTAAAGAGGGTTGATATAAAAAACATAAATAGTTTTTATACATCACAAAATCTGTTGTTCATATATATGTATATAGAAGAAAGGTATATATATGAAACTAAAATCAAATCACGAAACAAGCTTCACCAGCATTCATATCTTCAAAGACAAATATACGTCGTTTAAAGAGGCTGGAGTAAGCAGCGGCATGACACTGCAAAAACTAGTAAATCGTTGCGTCTATTTGTATACAAATGACCCAGAATTCAAAGCAAAGATTGATTCTACCAACGCTCTACAAGTTAGCGGTTCGGCATTTTAAATCATTGACAAACATAAGATTTAAATCATAATACAAGGTTATATATGGTAAATGGTTATATTCCTCAAAAGGACAGAAAGAAAATTATACTCCTATGCGATGACCTAAGAATGCATTCTGGTATTGCCACAATGGCAAGAGAGTTTGTAACAGGTCTAGCTGGTAAATACAACTGGGTTCAGTTGGCTGGTAGTATTCAACATCCCGAAAAGGGAAAGATAATGAATCTTGATAGTGCAGTCAATCAAATGGCTGGCATCAATGATGCATATGTGCGTTTATATCCAGTGGACGGTTATGGCAATCCTGAAATTCTGAACGAGGTCATTAATCTCGAAAAACCAGATGGTTTAATTCATTTTACTGATCCAAGATTTTGGACATGGTTGTATCAAATGGAACGTGAACTTCGCCAACGTATGCCGATTGGATTTTACAGCATCTGGGACGACTTGCCATATCCAATGTACAATCGGGCTTTCTATGAAAGCTGTGATTGGATTGGATGCATCAGCAAGCAAACGAAAAATATTATTGAGGGTGTACTCGGGACTGCACTAAACAATCCTACTACAGTAACATATGTTCCTCACGGAATTAATCCAAAAACATTTCGTCCACTCACAACCGATCAAGAGTTGAAGGAACTTGGTGTATTGAGAAAGCAGTTGTTCAAAAAAGATTATAACTTTGTATTGTTCTATAACAATAGAAACATTCGTCGTAAGCAAACATCAACAATAATGCTGGCGTACAGAAATTTCTGCGATAGTCTTTCTCCAGAAGAAGCAAAGAAGTGTGTTCTCTTCATGCATACAAATACAGCAGACGAAGCGGGAACAGATTTACCAGCATGCAAAACGGCATTTTGTCCAGATTATGATGTGATCTTTAGTACAGATAAGATCATGCCAGAAAGACTGAACCAGTATTATAACATTGCCGATGTTACAATCAATCTTTCAGACAATGAAGGATTTGGTTTAGGAACTGCTGAAAGCATTTCGGCTGGGACTCCAATCATCGTTACAGTAACTGGAGGATTGCAGGATCAGTGTGGGTTTACAGATGAGAATGGAAAGCCTGTTGAATTCAATCTTGATTGGGGTACAAATGCAGATGGTAGATACAAAAATCATGGCACTTGGGCAACTCCCATATTTCCGGGAGCAAGAATGGTTCAAGGTAGTATTCCCACGCCATATATTCTCGCTGATTATGCTCGTTGGGAAGACGCCGCTGTAGCTATGATGCATTGGTATGAAGTTGGTAGAGAAGCACGCAAGGCAAGAGGACTTAAAGGTCGCGAGTGGCTAATTGGACCAAATGGTTTGAGTGCTGAAAAAATGTGTGAAAACATGGCAGACGGTATCGATAGTATGCTCCGAAATTGGAAGGGTAGAGAAAAATTCAATATTCATCGCCATGATGAATTTGTTGGGCATAATATGCCAAATAAAAAGTTGGGATTCATTCTACCAAAAATTGATAGACAAGAAGCAAAGAACAAATTTAACTAATATAAACATATGGCTAAACCATTAACAACAGATCAGGCAAAAGATAAGATTTATAACCTAACCAAGCGTCTATTTGAACTTGAAAAGGACAAGAAGGCAGAAATGAAAACATATGCCGAAGAAGATAGAGAGTTGAAAAATGAAATTGAAGATACATACGAAAAGCAAAAACAAAAAGCCATTAGTGACGATGCCGCAAAAGGTCGTGTGTATGAAGCAACCGAGAAGCGCCTTGAAATTGCGAAAGAAAAAAAAGCTAAAGCGCAAGAATACAAGGACGAAATTGGTGATGTTGTAAGCGAAATCTTTGCAGTATTTGCAGAGCAGGATGATCAAAACACTACCGGAACAAATCCATAAAATAAAAAAGGTTATATAAATGAGTAACGAAATTAAACCAGTCTGTGTATTGCAGGGACCAGTTGCATCTCGCAGTGGATACGGCGACCACACTTTCCAAATTGCCACTGCATTGATCAATTGGGGCAAGTTCGATGTAAAGATTGTTCCTATGCGATGGGGAGTTTGTCCAAATACTATGTTGGAAGATGAAAATCGTCCAATGGTCAAGGAAGTAAAAAGCAAAATAGTCAGCAAACTTACTGAGCAACCTGATTTGTTTGTACAAGTTTCGATTCCAAACGAGTTCAGACCAATTGGAAAATATAATGTTGGTATAACTGCTGGTATCGAAAGCACGGTTCCGAAACCGGAATGGATTGAGGGATTGAACAGAATGAATCTCAACATTGTTCCTTCTTACTTTTCAAAAGATGTATTTGTAAAAGCTGCTTATGAAAAGAAATTAGATAATGGTGCGATTGAAAAAATTTCTTTGAATAGACCCATTGAAGTTGCATTTGAAGGAGTGGATACAAATATTTACAAGAAAACATCAGAACCTTCTGAAGGAATTGACTCCGCATTAAATGCTGTGAAAGAAGATTTCTGTTTTCTGATGGTTGGGCATTGGCTACAAGGAGATATTGGTGCCGATAGAAAAGACATTGGAATGCTTGTAAAAGTATTCAGTGAAGTGTTCAAGAACAAGAAGAACAAGCCCGCACTTATATTGAAGAGCAGTGGAGCTACATTCTCCAAGATGGACAGAACGGAAATCTTGAAGAAGATACATGACATACGTCAAAATATGATGGGCGATCTTCCAAACATCTATTTGATTCATGGAGAACTTGATCCAATCGAATTAAACAGATTGTATAATCATCCAAAAGTAAAAGCACATGTAAGCTTCACTCACGGCGAAGGATTTGGCAGACCTTTATTGGAGGCTACACTTAGTGGCAAGCCATTGCTAACATCTGGATGGAGTGGGCATGTTGACTTTTTGCCGTCCGAGCTTTCTAATTTATTGCCGGGCAATATTGACCACGTTCCACCAAGTGCATGTAACGATTGGCTGATTAAGGAAGCAAAATGGTTCAACGTTAACTACAGTGTCGCTGCACAAAAATTGGAAGATATGTTTGAAAATTACATCAAATATGTTCCAAATGCTGAAAAGCTACGTGTTCAAAACGCTGAAAAGTTTACATTGGAAAATGGAAATAAGGTACTGATTGACATTTTGGATAAGAATCTTCCTTCATTTGAAAAGAAGGTGGCCATTACTCTTCCAAAGTTCAAAAAAGTTTCAGCACCAACGCCAGTTTCCTAATGAAAATCAGTTATCTTGTAACTTGTCATAACGAGACACTTGAGCTTCTTGAATTGATTGAGAAGCTCAAGAAGCATATTGATTCTGATGCACCAAATGATGAAGTTGTCATACTTGACGACTTTTCAACGAACGATGAAACAATAAAGATATTAAACAAAGCAAGGTCATATGGGTTTACTGTTGTACAACATGCATTGAACAAAAATTTTGCTGAACACAAAAATTATGGCAGCAAAAGATGTGTTGGTGATTACATCGTTCAAATAGACGCCGACGAATATCCGCATTCAACTCTTCTTTACAACATGAAAGAACTGCTTGAGGCAAATCCAATGGTTGAATTGTATCGTGTTCCAAGAGTTAATATTGTAAGAGGAGCAACAGAACAAGACGCTAGAACATGGGGATGGAATATTTCCAAATTACTTGATTACGGAGATCTTCCTATCATAAACTGGCATCACGGTGACTATCAATCAAGAATATATAAGAACAGCTTGAAAATTCAATGGCACAAACCTCTGCATGAAACAATTGTTGGTGCGGAATATGTATCTCAATTGCCAAAAGAAGTTGATTGGGCATTTATACACGACAAGACAATAGATCGTCAACGTGCGCAAAATATGTTTTATAATCAAAATTGGTCTGTAAAGGCCAATATGGGGCATGGATAATTTATGAGCAAATTAACACAAATAGGACTGAATTGCGGAACAGACAAGGCGTATTGGCACAAATATACTCCTTTTTACGAAAAATATGTTAGTAACTATGTAAATCCAAATCTACTAGAAATTGGAGTTGCCAATGGTGCGTCGTTGAAAATGTGGGAACAGTATTTTGGTACATCAACGATTGTTGGTGTTGATATAATCGACAAACGTGGATTTGAAACTCAAAACATAAAGACACTGATTGCAGATCAGAGTAAACCAGAAGAACTATTGAAGTGTCTTGATATATGCAAAGAATACGAAATCATGGTTGATGATGGTAGTCACATCATCGGACATCAAATTTCTTCAATGGCCACTCTTTTTCCATATTTGAAATCGGGTGGAGTTTACTTTCTTGAAGATCTTCATACTTCTTTTTGGAAAAACGAAGAAGGAGTAAAGTATGCCAATCCAAATAAAGATGCAGTAACTGCATATGATTTCTTATACAATATTTCAAACAATATTCAGTTTGAAACACCACATGCTACGGCAGAACAAATACAGTACATACGAGATAATACCGTGCGTATAGAATTTTTCTCAAGAATGGAGAATGATTTTAATGATAGCGTGACGAGTGCCATTTTGAAGAAATGAATTCTTGTGCATTCAACGGAAGACTCGGCAATAACATGTTTCAGATTGCCGCCACACTTTCTCTGGCCAAAAAGTCCAAAGATGCTGTGGTATTTCCGCACACTACATATGCTGGACACAGAGGAATAAAGCCAGTCGATCTTGGCATATTTGGTTATGATTTTCCCAGAGGAGAATTGCCAAGTGAAAATACTAGGTATGAAGAAAAAGATGACATATATTCAGACATACCTGTAAGCAAGAATCTTACACTTTGTGGATTTTATCAATCATATCAGTATTTTGATGACATTAGAGATGAATTAATCGACAAATATTTTGTTCCAAACAAAGACATAGCTGAACGTTTGTCGAAAATTGAAATATCACCGAACGCGACTGGTGTAAGTGTAAGGCGCGGCGATTATATCATGCTGCAACAAAATCACTGTGTATTAAGTGAACAATATTACAATGATGCATTTGAAAAGTACTGCACGGACTCGGATCAATTATTTGTGTTATCGGATGATTTTGATTGGTGTAAACAGACATTTGGTGGAAATGTGATATATGTTGAAGATAGTGTTGGAGTACAATTGTTTCTGATGACAAAAATGAAACATTTGGTGATGTCTAACAGCACATTTGCTTGGTGGGGAGCATATCTTAACAGAACAAGTGGAAACATTGTGATGCCAGATCCTTGGTATGGTCCAAATTACGATGGTAGAGGAAAAGGACTCATCTATCCAAAATGGAAAGTTTTGAATCACAAGCGTGAAGTGCAGCCTTGGACTGGTGTAACCAAAAATATGATTGATTGAACTATGAAGAATGTCGTAATAAGCATGTTTGTTTTTCCTTGGGAGATTGATGCACTCGAACGAGTGTTGATCTCACTTAAGGAAGCATCATGTTTTTGTGATAGTGGTGTACGATACACTTTATCCATCACATTGGATATCACTGACAAGAAAACGGATTGGAGTAAATCAACCATCCCATCTTCATTTTTCAGAGACAAGTTTGAAAATTTCAAGGCTTTATGTAATTGGTGCGATATTGATTTTGATTATAATGAACAGAATGACTGCTTTGGGTCAGCCGCCAAAAGAAGAAAAGATTCCATCAAATACAAAGACAAATGTGATGCATTTATATGGTTGGACCCAGATATGTATTTTCCCATGCATATACTACAGGTGTTGAATGTAGGTTTAAACTCAATCAAAGACAAGCTGTATATTCTTACTCCAGAGCTTATACGATATTGGGATAGTTCATGGGATGTTATCGTGAATAAGAATTTCTTGAATGAGCCGCACAACCACAGAGATTATTTTGACATGTATTCTATTAACAAGGTGGCACAGGAAATAGATTCTCCATACATATCAAAGTTGGATAATGGTACCATAAAGTTTGGCGGCGGATGGTTTACTTGTATTTCTCATGATCTTATGCAGACAGCCACTGTACCAGAATTCATTGGAGAATATGGACCAGATGATACATGGCTTACGCATTTTTCATATGAGTATAATAGAAGTAAGCGCATGGTGGTTATAAGCCAACATGTGATGAAAAACGTGGTTGTAACAGAAATTGGTAAAAAGTATATAGTAGAAAATCCATATAAAAAATATTTATCTTTAAATCCCATTGACATTGATGCACATAAGAGTAAAGTGTGGGAAGAATTTGGTGCAAAGCTCAAAGAACATATTTCTAAAACAGTATGAAAATTTCATTATCAAACGTAATCTTGGACTGTCTTACTACATCTCATATCGAACATATCCATCCACAAGCAAACGAATGGTTTCATTTGCAGTCTGGTAAAGAGCATTACAGATTACTGATTCATCTGTCGTATTGCTATAACAACATTCAAATCTCAGATATTGGAACGTACAGAGGCGCTTCAGCCATTGCATTGGCTCAAAATCAAAACAACAAAGTATTCAGTTTAGATGTGGGTGTATTTAGAAATGAAATACCATATAGCAATATAGAATTTTGTGTTGGACATTTTCAAAATGATTCAAACATACAAGAAAAAATCCTAAAATCGGAACTGATATTCTTAGACATAGATCATTTGTATCATAATGAAATATGGTTTTATAATTTTCTTGTAGAAAACAATTGGAAGGGAATAATGCTTTGCGATGATATTCATCTTAGCGATGAGATGGAAAGATTTTGGAGAGAAATTAAACATGAAAAGTACGATATAACACAGTACGGTCATCATTCTGGTACTGGAATTGTGTTGTTCAGCAACGAAACAACCTTAAACCTATCATAACATGCCAGACGGATTTACACACTATAAAGGGTTCAGAGCAGCACAACACGGCGATTTTCCAAATGTATTTGGTCCATTCTTGGAAGAGCACAAATTTGACATTATCATCGAGATCGGAACATTGAATGGAGGATTGACAAGATATCTAAGAGATGCATCTCCAAGCTCAAGAATTGTAAGTTATGATATACGAAGCCAACCAGAACATCCTCAACTGATTGAATGTGGAATAGAAGTAAAGATAGTAAATATCTTTGGAGATAAAGAAGTAATTGATCAAGAAGCCTTGGATATATTGAAGTCCAAAGGTAAAAAGCTTATTCTGTGCGATGGTGGTAATAAAGCAGGAGAATTCAATATTCTATCACAATATGTTAACTCTGGAGATTTCATCATGGGACATGATTATGCCAAGTCATCCAAATATTTTCGAGAGTATATCAATGGCAAAGTGTGGGATTGGTTGGAACTGGAAGATATTCAAATATCAGAAGCATCTACCAAATATGGTCTAATTGAGTATAAACCAGATCTATTTCAATCCATAGTATGGGTTTGCAAGACAAAGAACTGATATGGAAGAGTATAAAACAGAAGACTATATTGTTGATGGAGACCACAAACCGTGGGGAGGACATTCTACGGTTATTCTTTTGGAGGAAAATGAACAATATATTCATGGAAATGTGTTAGATATAGGATGTAATACTGGTGGTATAACTTATTGGTTGGGACAAAACAAAAAAGTAACTTCAATAACTGGGGTTGATATAAACTTAAATGTCAAAGAAGGATTTGAAAAAAATCTTTCTGGGGTGGGTATACCATTTAAATTCATATGCGCCAATCTTGTAGAAAAGAAAATAAACGAAGAGACATATGATACGGCAATTTCATTTCATTGCATAGAGCATATTCTTGAAAAACACGTTGATGCTTTTATATCCAATTCTACCGCAGGACTGAAAATCGGAGGACATTTGATTGTTAGTATTCCATATATGAAGGAATACAAAGACGACCACCATAGGGCGTTTTACAACGACAAACAACTTAAAAACATACTTGAAAGAAATAACTTTGAAACTATCAAGTGCAATTATTCAGAACAAGACTCCAGATGGAGAGAAAAGCACTTGATCAACGGATTGTTTGTTAAAAAATGAAAATTACAAGTGTAATCAATTATTGTACTATCGATCACATGTTTCTTAAGCCATGTATTGACGGTGTGCTCCCATTTTCAGAAAAGGTTATTGTTGCGTACTGCGACCATTTCTTGGATGGAACACCAGAAAACAGAGAACTCATCAATAAAGGAATATCCGAAAATCCAAAAGCTGAGTTTATTGAGTTTGAATATGACCCAACTCAAAGTTCAAGATGGCATCATAACGCATGTCGCAAGTTGGGAATAATGAACGCATCAGAAGGCACAGACTATTTCATGTTTCTTGATGTGGACGAAGTACTTGAGGCGGACAAGTTCATTAAATGGTGGAGTATGCAGCAAAATAATTTAAAAGAGAGTTACAGATTGGCTTGCTATTGGTATTTCAGAGAATTTAAATACAGACTAAAGGTGTGGGAAGAAGCAATTGCGTTGGTAAGAGCGGGTAGGCTCACACAAAACGATAATATTATTTTTCATCAAGAAGAACGCAAGGCGATGTTTTGGTGCTTGCCAGAGGAAATGAGAATGGATAAATGTAAATTGGACGGTCTTCCATTTTCACATCATTTTTCATGGGTAAGATCCAAGGAAGGTATGTTGAAAAAAGTAAAATCTTGGGGACACAATAAGGATCTTGATTGGTCTGTATTAGTCGAAGAAGAATTTTCACAGCCATTCAGAGGCAAAGATGTGATTTTTGGAGATAGAGAATATGATATTGTTGAACCCTATCTTAACATTCCAATAACATGAAAGTAATATACAGATTCAGCGATAGAGGATATCCAAAACAGAAGCTCCCAATTGTAAACAATGAAAATTGTTTCAAAAACTTCTGCGTCAATTTTTTGAATCGCGATTTATCAGATCTTACATTGATAAGAGACTACTGTAATCCATCCACTCATGCGCAATTTGATTCCATCATAAAAGACATAAACATGGGAGGCTGTCCAAAAGTTATTGATACAAATAACGGCAACGCCGGTTCATTTAAATTTGCTTTGGAGTATGCCATCAACAACTTCGGTGAAGATGAAATTGTATATTTTGTAGAAGGAGATTATATCCACGATAAAAATTCAAGAAACATGTTATTGGAAGGATATAGGCTGTTGGATGTGGCGGTAGAATATGTCACACTATATGCCCATCCTGACAAAGAAATGGAAGAAGGAATAAAGCCAGAGTATATTTTCAGGTCTGATAGTAGTTATTGGAGAAGCTGCGACAGTACAACCATGACATTCTCATCAAGAGTAAAGACCTTGAAAGAAGATAAACCTATATTTGACAAATGGATTTCAGGGGTTCATCCAAATGACCATCAGATGTTTTTGGAATTAAGATCAAAGGAGCGTATTCTTATTTCTCCCATGCCCGGGCATTCAACGCACGGCGAAACAAAATGGCTGAGTCCGTTTAAAGATTGGAGCAAAATATTGGATGCTTCTTTATGAATATTGTACAGATAGGAGCAAATGAAGGAAGAGACCATGTCTTTGAACTGGCGTCCACAAATAAGGAAAAACTTAACAAGTTAATTCTTGTTGAGCCAGTGGTGTTCTTGGAGACAAAATTACGTGAATGTTATTCCGATTTTCCACAGGCAGTATTTGAAATGGTTGGGATTGTTCCAGAATATTCTGATGAAAAAATGACACTGTATTATCCATTAGAAGGTAATTATGAAACCAGTACATTTGATATAAATCATCTTCTTAATCATGGATGTCCTATGAAAAAAATAGCGACGATATCGGTTCCCGTAATGACAATCGACGAATTGATGGAAAAACATAAACTAACTGAAGTTGATTATCTTTTCATCGACGCCGAAAGTATGGATTGTAGAATACTACAAAGCATAGATTTCAAAAAATATAAGATTAAAAATATACAATTTGAAAGTGAACATTCAGACGGAACAAAAAAACGTGGAAAAAAACTTGATGAACTTGTAGAATATCTTAAAAGCAACAATTATGATGTGGTTCGTGGTCCTTGGGCAGACCACAATGCAACACTGATTATAAATCCTTGACTTAACTTCCAAACTGATACATTATACCAGAATAATATGATGAAACAAAAGAAAAAAGCAGCGTATTATGTATCGTTTATAGTTTCGGCAATTGGACTGCCGTTCGCCATATCAGCACTATTGGCATTAAAAGTTCAATGGATGAACGATACGTTGTTATCGGATATATTGAAAACGGCGAGTAACGGTCTTATGATTATGATTGAAATGTACTTTATATCAGAAATATTCAAATATGATGCGGGGTATACTGAGGTAGTAACTACAGAATATAAACTGTTCAAGTGCAGAGAGTCAGGGAACGATACGGATTTTATGATGTTTGCCGACAGTGAAGAAGAATTACAAATTTATTTTGATGTTACTCATCCAAATAAGAAGTTTCTTATTGAAGAAGCTGAAATGAATGCAAAAAGCATCAAAATGAAGGTTATCAACGGAGATGTGGAGTACGAGGACGATGAAGACCGCAGCGTTCATTCTTAATCACAATCTGCCCGATTACACGGACATGTTATATGAGTCTCTCAAGCCATATGAGAGGCACGATTATGATTTGTATGTGATCGACAATGGATCTTCACTCGAAGGAAAAAGCAAACACACTTCTTTTGAGCTTGGAGAAAATGTGTACTTTGGCGGTGGATTCAACGCCGCCATGCAATTTACACTTGAAAATAAACAGTATGACAGCATGTTGTTTCTCAACAACGATCTCACAGTACATCCATACAATTTTGTTAGATCATTGCGCGAAGAAATGTACGAAGAAGTATTTTTGGACAAGCTTGGGTATCAGGAACAGAAGTACGACATTGTTTCACCATCTTTCTACAATATTGAACCAAATGGACAATGTCATTGGAAAAGTATGCACAGTTGGAGCAGCAAGGATATCAGAGACGTAGATTATATTGATTTTCAATGTCCTCTTATTTCTCGCCGCTTACTTGAACAGGTAAAGGAGATTGATTCTGATCTATTGTATGGTTGGGGAATATGCTTCTACTTTGCTCTTGTGGCAAGAAATAATGGTTATAAACTTGGGATGGTTGACCGCTGTTGTGTATTGCATCACAACTCACTCACAGTAAAGCGGGGCGTGGCTGGCTTGGATATTAAAACATATTGCATGCGAGCTGAAACGGGTCAGCAGAACTTTTTTTCAAAGAAGAACCTATTGAGAGAATACATTGAACTTAGACGAAAAGCAGAAAATTATGAATACCGTAGTTGAAACACAACTTGAATTTGATTTCATGAAGCCTACACAGGCTGATTTGAAATTTGACACGGACTTGTATATCAGAAACAACAGTTCCAGTAAACTAATAGCATTCTGTCCCACTTATAAAGTAATTTTTCATAACGCCGATGGAGAAGTTGGCGTGTTGGATTGGTCAGATGGCACAATGAAATTCAGAGGAGATGCCGATGCTGCTGGACAATTATTCTTCGATCATATCATAAAGCAGCATGTTCAGATGGCATTTCAGTTTGAAAGCCAAAAGAGTGGATGGAAATCATGAGTGAAACAAAATATACTTGGATTATCAACACATACAAAAGCCTGCCATATTTGAAGCTGGCGATTGAATCTATTCGTGAAAATGCTCATTATCCAAATCAACCAATCATTGTATACACAGAAAACGACGAAGAGACATATGAATGGCTGAAACAACAAAATGATATAGAAACCATTTATGAAAAAAATGAAGTTCCAAAAGGAATTGGTGGTGGAGTAAATGAAGCCGTCAAACGAGTTAAAACAGAGTTCTTTAGTCTTATACACAGCGATTTTTACATCAGTAGGCATTATGATGCTCCACTGTTTGATCTTGTATCTAATACTGAAAAGCCCCTCGTAGCATGTTCTTGGAGACTTGAACCAAATATATTCAATAATCAGGATAGGCTTGGTACAATATTTTCCCCACCAGATACAATCGGTGGATTTGGAGCATATCATCATGATTTCAAAAAGAGTGAATTTCTTGATTGGGCAGATTATTATTTCTCTATATCAAACGCTCCCACATTCAGAAAAGTTGAGGGAGTATCATACATGATGCGTACAAAATATTTTGTGCCAAATGATTCTCGCTTTGCCCCAAGTTCATTTGAAGATCATATGCAAAGTGTGATTATGCAGTTGAAAGGATATGACTTCGCCGTATATGGAAGTGCGGTTGCTTGGCATTTTGGAGCACGCAGCAGCCATTTTCTTGGTCAACATGATAAGTTGACTGGGACATCTGATCGACAGAAACAAAGTGAAGCAAAAAACATTCGTACATGGGTTGGTTTGTGGGGAGAGCCTCCATCATATGATGAAGTTGGGTTTATAAAAGTAACAGAACAAATGCGTCAACGCTATATAAACAATAAGGACTTGTATCTATCATGACGGAGGCAGCGCAGAACTATTTTAAAACGTATTACAAGCTTCAACGTTTTTTTGATGAACAGATAAACGATAAGAAACTTGAAAGCGAGCTTAAAACAAAACTTAATGAGGCTTACGCTCAAATGACAGAGAAAGAACGTGAACTACTTGACATTGTGGGTAAAAACAATATAAAGGAATGATGAAATATACAGCAAAAGATGTATCGTTTATTATGCCATCGTATAATACGTTAAATTATACCCTGATGGCGTACAGAAGTTTACGAGAATATTACCCAGAAAATGAAATAATTGTACTTGATGATGGAAGTACAGATGGTAGCGCAGATTATTTAGAAGCGCAGATTAAACTTGACGACAATCTTCGTATTTGGATAAATAAAACTGGCAATATTCTTGGTCATACTATCACATATGATATGGGAATCAAGATGGCTAAAAATCCTCTAGTTACTATCTTTCACAGTGATATGATCTGTGGTAAGAATTATCTTGAGAATATGCTCAAGCATTACAAGGAAAAAACAGTAATATGTGCCACAAGAATTGAACCAGAGGGAATATACCCATCTGGAAAAGAAAAGATACTAAAACCATTTGGAATTGAGTTTCATGAATTTAAACGTGAAGAGTTTAATGCATTTGTTGAACAAGAACAAAAAGAAAGCGAAGATAAAATCACAAAAGGAATATTTGCACCGTGGTTGATAAGTAAGAATGACTTTCTTGATATCGGTGGGCATGATGCAAAAAGTTTCGCACCGTATCCAGAAGAAGATGCAGATTTATTTCTAAGGTATCATCTTGCTGGATATAACCTAATACAAAGTAGAGACAGCTTATGTTGGCATTGGATCAGCAGAGGGCATAGAAGTTGGGCCAAGAATGGTGTGGGCAAAGACGACAGCATGTTTCAATTTTATCAAACAAGAGCAAGGCGCAATTATCTTCGCAAGTGGCACAAATGGATGAGTTTTGATGTCGATCATCATCCAATATCACACCCTGTGTATAATGTGGGATTTGTATTAACCGATGTAGTGTCTGAAGATTTTCTTCATTTTGTAGAGCCTTGGGCTTCAAATATCTTTGTTGATAACATGGTTTGCGCTGAAAGATATATTGAAAGAGAACAGCCAACTACAAAGGTTGATTTGAGGTCAAGAATTCTAAATCATGGATACATCGATCAAACAAATAATGACATCCTACTGTATTTTAGCCAAAAAGAATTCATGGTTTCAGGTAATGATAATGCCGCCATCATAATGAAACTTACAGACATATTGTCAGAAGGCGTGGAAAATAATTCCGAACTTGAGCTTGGTATATTCAAAATGAAAACAAAAACTGTGAAGGATATCCGCAACTCTCTTATTAAGATATGAACTACGACAACCTTTTCATTTTCATTATTACACATGTAAAACAGTTGGGGGGAAATGGGCGAGGTGTTGTGGTTATAAGACAAACTCCTATATTGGAAATAACTAAGCTATTTGATTTATTCTTATCGCGTGAAGATATTTCTAAAATAATGAAGTTTAAGAAAATCACCGACGATCAAAATCCAAATATGGTTGTATATCAGACAGAAGGAACAGAAGAACATATTGTGTTTGGAATTAGTGAACAGGGTTGGAAAGGAGATTATGGCTTGACACATAACGATATGGTTGTTAGCATCCATTGATTATGAAAGTAAAATACTATATTAAAAACGTTGATGGAGTCATCGTACCAAAGCGAGCAAATGAAAGTGACGCTGGATATGATGTAATTGCAACCAGCGGACCAAAGATAACGGGCGAAGTGTATTCTGGTCCATCATACAAGCGAATCGATTATATTGAATACGAAACAAATCTATACATCGCACCAGATTCAAAGTTTCATACGGATCTCAGAGCAAGAAGTAGTATCAGTAAATATAATCTTGTGCTTGCCAATTCTGTTGGATTAATTGATCGTGGATATAGAAATCAAGTCCTTGCCAGATTCAAGTATATTTGGAATCCAGAGGATTATTCCATATCAGATGGTGCGATTTTTGGAATACCTAATATTTCCAAGATATATCAAAAGGGAGACAAAATTTGTCAATTGGTTCCTATGGAAACTCATGCGATTGACTTTACTTTAGTGAAAGACCTAGATGGCGAAGATCGCGGAGGCGGATTTGGAAGCACGGATAAACCATCACAGAGACCGATTAGTACTGAATTTCAACTGAAAGAAAGAACAACTGTTGGTAAATTCCTTGCAGGACAAAATCCAGCCAAGATTGAAATTGCAAAATCATATTATTCAAATTATCAAGGAGAATTGTATGTGTATGAAGAAAATGGAATGAGAGGGCTTTGTGTAATAGATGCATCTGGAGAAATACTCATAAAGACTCCAATTGAAAGAATTTCGTAAAAAAACAAACCCACCAAATACGGTGGGTTTTTCTTTTGTGTCAAATATTTATATGTGGATATGCTAAAAAACATATGAGTAAAAAAAATGATAGATACAAGGAAGATTATTCCAACGTCGATATAGAAGAATTGGACGAAATTGAAACAGAAAAATTTGAAAAATTTCGTCCTAAAAAGAAGAAAAATAAAAAACCAATACACAAAGATACTCAACACGATGACGAATGAGTGTCGATGACAAGTGTATAGATTATTTGGAAATGTTCCGAGATGGAAAATATCTTGAACTCTCTGAATGTTTGAAAAATGAAAACGCCGCTGTCGTAGCGGCGTTTTGTTATTACTTGTCAAAGTACGAGGGTGTCGTACATTTGGATTTTGTTCGCAAGCTTCTTTAACGGCGTGGATAAACAACCCCCCAATCAGCCAAACGAATATCACCACCAGCATATGACATGCTGCTTTGTAGACTTTCTGTCATTTCGTTTAGCTTTTGGTGAACGAAAAACCCATTACATTCAAGAGAAACAAGTCTACCTTCAACGTGAACATTCTTTCCCTTGTTTATTGCAGAAGCGGAGCCAAAATATTGCTTATATTTTTTGTCTCCCTTTACAACTGTCTCAGCAGGTGAGTCTTCACAAGCAGCAAACACACTACCCACCATAACCATTGTACCACCAGCACGAATAGCCTTCGCAATATCTCCATTCATACGAATACCACCATCAGCGATAAGTGGTTTACGAGCGGCAGCAGAGCATTCAAGCATACAACTAAACATTGGGAGACCGAACCCAGTTTGACCATATGTTGTGCATGCGTCGCCTTGAGCAATACCAACCTTTACAGCATCGGCACCCCAATTTTCAAGATCAACAACAGCGGCAGGAGTAGCAACATTGCCGGCAATTATGAATGGCTTATCCAACGAGCAGTTCTTGCTACGATACATTGTAAGAATATATGAAAGCATTTCTTTCATACGAATACTGTGAGCGTGGGCAATATCAATAGTGATATAATCAATACGAAGATTTTGTTTGATACAGTGGTCAATCAGATCCATATCTTCTTGTTTAACACCAAGACTGATACTGATAGTTTTCCACTTGTCTATATTTGCCTGTTCAATAAAGCGAATATTATCTGTATTTGGCGTGTCATAATGATTAGCATTAAAGCGATGCATTACGTAAAAGTAATCATTGTCGCTCATCCATAATGCCAACTTTTGATTTATGGTACATTTCATGTTTGCCGGAATTACAGGCATTCTGAACTTTCTATTACCTAATTCGACCGAAACATCCGCTTCAGATCTCGAATGATATTTTGAGTATTGCGGTTTTAGGAATACATCTTGATACGATAGATATTGTGCTTTTTGCATATATGTTTTTAATTGAACCGTGATATACTCTACCAAATATTACTAAATCGTCAATTTAAATAAAGTCGTATATATTTATTAATGTATGAACGCCAAATTAGTCATGGTAAAAGGATGCCCCGAACTTGATGAGTTCGAGCTAAAACTTATTGCCAAGTATGTAAAATACTGCATAGAGCAGTTAGGTTTGGAAAAACAAGACATCAAGATCAGATTGCTTGGTAAAAATCCAAATGAACCTATTACAACTGGCTGCTATAACCCATCAGACAAAACAATATCAAGTATAGCTGGCGGCAGACATATGATTGATTATTGTCGTACAATTGCTCATGAACTTGCTCATATGAAACAAGACGTTGATGGTAGAATAAATGGAAAGCAGGAAGAGATTGGCGGCGAGATAGAAGATGAAGCCAACGTTTTGAGTGGTAGATATACCAAACACTTTATCAAGAACATACTGACGGCAGAAGAAAAACAAAAACTTGGATTGGGTTCATACAAATAATGTTTGATAAGTTTGTAAAAGTAGCAAAGAACACACTTACTGTTATATTGCTTGTATTATTATTGGTGATGTTCTTCGGTGCGGTAATGTGATATATAAAAAGATGTATTAGTTGATCTGGTTTATATTTATATAAAGACCATATATATGAACGAAAATTGGAGCACAATGAACATGGATGCATTTTATCCTCGCGGAAAAAGCAAGGATGAAGTAAGTATGAATGACATCAACAATCTTCTTAAAGGTCGTTCGTATACCCAAGAACCACTGGCATATAATCAAATACAGGAACACGATCCAAACGATATAAGAGAACTTGAAGAATATTGCCAAAAGCGTGGTATACTTGGTGTAAATTTTGGCGGAAGAAACCCAAAAGCCGTGCTGCAAATGCTAAAAGCAAGAATGGGTGAACGCAGCGAGCCAACAATCAAAAGAGGAATACTAAATGGATAAATCAATTGCAGAATATTTTGTTGGACAATCTGGTGGATATGGCGGCGGAGCTATGACAGGCGGTGCGGTAGCTCCAACAAATTGGGCTGGAACATTTTCGAGTAATCAAACATCTCGTCGTTTGAATGACTATCCAGCAAGTCGTCGCTACACATATATGCAAGGCAACACTGTGATTGGTAGTTCGCTATATGATACCATAACAAGCGACGATCTTAAACATCCAAGATTTTCTCCACAAGAAATATTCACGGGACTTAGAAAAGAAATGAGCAGAATGGAATATCCAGACAAGGATGTGGCAAAACAAACTGTGTTGAAAAATCTGGACTCAGACCCAAAATATTACAGCGATCTACACATGTATTTTAATTCAGATAAAGAAGGAAGCACTATTATGGAAAACATTGATCAAAATGAACTAAAAATTGGTATTCAAGTTGAAAAAGAACATACTCAAGATGAAGCATTGGCAACCAAAATTGCTATGGATCATTTAAAAGAGGATCCAAAATATTACACTAAACTCAAAGCAGCTGGACTTGAAGAATATGGTAATATGGACATTGGAAATGTGTCACCAATTGCACCATCAATTGCCGTGGTAAAATTGGCAGCACCTGTTATTGGCGCGGTAATGGGTGGGAACGATGATCAAGAAAAATTGACCAGTTCTGGTTTGGGATCTTCCGGAGTTCCAAAGCCTCTTAAGAGTGATAAGTTAGAGGCACCCGAGGAAAGCAATAAAGTTGGTCCGAACAGTGTCGCCGTATCAAAGACACCTCCTATTGGTGGTCAAGCTATGTGCGATCCGTTGGATCACTATGGTGCGCAGATGAATGAAAAATGGTAAACTTGGACCCAATTGATCATTATTGCTCCTTTATTCAAAAAATAACTGAAGGAGGAGCAAAATTGACCACACCGCGTGGACACGAGGGTCTGACTACAGACATGAAAGGTAGATGGACAATTGGCACGTTTGATACATCAAAGAAAAACAAGAAAGAAACACCTCCAATGAAAGAAGCAGTTTACGCTAACAACGCAGGAATAATGGAAGTATTCAAATTTTTTGAAGTGGCATCGGATGATCAAAAAACTCAATTTGATAATCTTGTAAGCAGCGGAAATCACAAATTGGCATTGCAGTTGGTTGAAAAAGTTTTAGGAATAAAATTTCAAGGAGATTTAACTTCTCAATAAAGGTCACATAAACAAATGAATAAAAAATGATTAATCCTATTTTGCGCCACGAAGAATCATCAAAAACGGTTCATATTTGCGCGTGGTGCGATGATAGCGGTGTACTAACCAAAGAATATAAAGATCAGGGATACTATACAACACACGGAGCTTGCAAATTTCACTTTGAGCAAGTAATCGACGAAACAATTAAATTTTATGAAAAAAACGGTTTTAGTATTGGTAATGACGATATACACGCTGATGTTTCTTCCAGCGTGCAACACGATCCAAAATTTCCTATATAACAACGGCTATACAAAAAGATCTGATGTTGAAAATCAAATCAAATCTTTGGAAGAAAAACATAAGAAGGAAGTTTCCGAAAAAGTAAAAGATGTTCAAACCAAGCTTGAGAAAACAATAGAATCTCAAGACAACCAACTTCAAGAAGGTGCCAATAAACTTTACGGTGCCAATGAAGCATTTAAATTTTACAAAAATCCAGAAAGACTGGACCTTATCATAAACAACAGAGTAACAGAGGCACAAGCTGCAATAGGAAAACAACCAACATACAAAGCCGTACAAGAAGAGAATGAGCGACTCAAAAAAGAATTGGATGAAAAACTTACATCACTAGACGATCTTAGAAAGAAACATAATGAAGTAATAGCGGAAAATGTGAAATTATCTGAGGCAACATCAACTGCAAAGAAGGAAGTCGAAATAGCAAAAGCAGAATGGTTAAAGATTGAGCAAAAATACATATCGGACTCAACACTTCTACAAAGCAAGTTGAAGGAGGCAAATGATAGGATCATACAAATGGAAAAAGAGAAGGGAGATAATGCGGCGGCAATTGAAAGAATGAAAACCAAACTCATGATTGGATGTGGAATAGCAGCGGCAATATGTGTGATTGGAACAATATATTCTCCTGTTGGCAAAGGTTCATTGGCAATAGCCGCTGCTGTATTTGGCGGAGCAGCCGCTGCCATACCATTCATAGAAGGTTGGATGATATTGATTGGTGTACTTGCAGTTGCACTAATCATTACCGCTATATTCTTATACAAACATCATGTGGCGGATAAAACAAGTGACAATCTTATCAATCACATACAAGACATGAAAGAAAATCCAAACATATCTGATGATGTGAAGAAAATGTTAAAGGAAAGTCTTACACAATGGAACAGCAAATATATTGATGGTAAATCAACAACCACGGATATATCGGTGGAAAACTATATAAAATCAAAGCTCAAGACTCATGGAAGGCTTTGAGTTATTATGAATTGACACAATCACACTTATGTTGGATACTATATCCATCATGAGTAATATTTTAAACAAGACTACATGTACAGTTATTGGTCCCATGCAATATGCGGATGGAAGATCCATTCGTAGTTATTTGACCGAAGAACTTGGAAAACATGGCATCACTGTATATGATCACTATCACAAGCCGTTCGTTCAGTCGGTTGATGAGGATGAAAACATAAGAGCCCAATTCAAAGTGTGGTTGGAAAATGAACAGTATGATAAATTGTCTGACCAAAAAAACATTCGCACGTTTGACCTCAAGCTTATTGATATATCTGATTTTATTATAGTGATGTTTGATCCTACAGTGCTTACTGTTGGTACATGGGAAGAATTTTTCTGGGCAAATCGCTTAAAAAAGCCTATCTTTTTTGTAAATACAAAAGGAAAGAAAACAACTCCATATTGGATTTTTTGGACTATTCCACACAAATACATTTATTCTTCAGTAGAAGATTTGCTAAAAACAATAAATGACATAAATAGCGGAAAACATCCATTGGACAACGATAGATGGAAACTGCTGAAACCAGAGTTTCGTTGATATTTATATCATTATGTATACTGGACAAATATATTACAAGGGAGAGCCAATAACCGTTCAACAAGCCGTTGATTTGAAACTAGTCACCGTTGATGAAAATGGCGACATTTGGTTGTACAATGACACGGCACACTTGATAAGAATTACAGGCGATCTCAATTTAGGTTAAAAAACAAAAAGGTTATATGTCAAAATATTATATTGTGGACTCTACTAAAAAGCAGGGTGGAAAAAATCCTGTTCTCATTTTTGAAAGTGTTGATGGCGTTGTTAAATATTTGGAGGGTATGTGCCTTCGAAGTTTTGGAAAGACACGTGCCCAATATATGAATGAAGCAGAAAGTATTGGATATGGGGCGGATGAGGCAAGTGGTCGTGCGTTCTATGATCAAATGGAACAATACTTCAATATCGGAGTAATTCGTAGAGATTCAACTCCAGTAAAAACAAATATCTTTGAGGCCGCTGCATTCCTCAAAGGAAAAGATGTTCACGGCGATTGATGGAAGGCGGATCAAAACTGTTTATCAATTGGTCTGAGCCTTCTAAGGTCAACACCAAATATGGTCCAAAGTGGATGCGTTGGTGGGTTATACCCACAGAATACCTTGAAGGATTCTTTGTGTTTTGGAACAGCAGCAAAGTCAAATTAAAAGCACAAGGATACAGTGTTGGAAAAAACAAACTTGGGCAATGGTCATTGTATGAATGGCAAACATACAAAGCGGATTTTCGCGAGGACTTTGGTCGAGATAATAAAGTTGCTCCACTAAAAATACAACAAGAAAGCACTCTTCAAGAATATACGGTTAAAAACAAAAATGGATTAAGAGAGTTTCAAGTTCCAAATGTCAGTAAACTATGCGCTGCAATATTGAAAAACAAAGCAGCACTTGATGGTTCCGACACTGGTGCCGGTAAGACATACACAGCAGTTGGAGTGGCAAGAGAATTGGAAATGAACATTGCTGTTGTATGCCCAAAAGCAGTGATATCATCTTGGAACAAGGTTATTAAAGATCATTTCAAAATGAAGCCTATATTTGTATTGAATTATGAGTCTGTAAAGACTGGTAAATACAAGGAAATTGGTGTATGGAAAAAGATTAGTCGCACAAGTAATCGTGAATATTTTCAATGGAATATTCCAAAAAACACACTGCTTGTATTTGATGAAAGTCATAGATTAAAAGGACACGGTACACAAAACAGTGAAATTGCCATGCAAGCAAAGAAGCAAGGATACACCATTCTTTGCTGTTCTGCCACAAATGCCATCAATCCAATTGAACTAAAAACTGTTGGGTTTATCACAGGATTGTACAAGAGTGGTAAATGGACAAATTTCTTGCGTGAACATGGTTGTGAACAAGGTAGATTTGGTTGGGAATTTAGCGGAGACAAAGATGTGTTGAAAAAATTACACGCGGATCTCTTTTTAGATAGAGGAGTAAGAGTTAGACGCGAAGATATTAAAGGATTTCCAGACAGTGAAGTTATTGCTGAAGCATATAACATAGATGAGCAGTCCGAAAAAGAACTAAAGAAAATCTATGAAGAAATGGACAGAGAACTTACCAATCTTAAAGCTATATGCAAGAATACTAAGGAATATAAAATTAATGCCATGACAATCATGCTGCGTGCAAGACAACAAGCTGAACTTATCAAGGTTCCATTGTTTGTTGAGATGGCAGAAGATGCAATTGAAAATGGTATGAGTGTTGTGTTGTTTGTGAATTTCAGCGAGACTGTGCGAGCATTATCAAAGCGGTTGGAAACAAACTGTGTTGTGTGGGGAGAAAATAAAGGAAACGAAAGAGAAAAACACATTGCGGATTTTCAGGCAGACAAAAAGCGTGTTATCATTGTTAACATCAAAGCGGGTGGCGCGGGATTAAGTTTGCACGACCTCAATGGAAATTATCCTCGCATAGCTTTAATATCTCCAACACCTTCTGCTGTTGACTTACGCCAAGCACTTGGTAGAGTATGGAGAGATGGAGGCAAAACTAAATCACTTCAAAAAATTATTTTCGCGGCAAATACCGTGGAGGAAGAGGTGTGCGAAAAAGTAAAATTAAAATTAACCAGTTTGGACACTATAAATGACGGAGATGTGTCGATTGGAACCGAATTTGACTAATATATATACATGAGCAGTTCAATGAATAAAACAAAGATGATGAGTTTTTATGTCGAAGGACCAGATTGGGGACATACCGTCTCAATCGATCCAGAATTATTTGATAATGAGCGTGCTCAAATCATGGAAGCTGCGAGTTCTGGTGTTGAAAAACAAATTGACTCCGACGAATTTAATCTTGGCGCAATTGTTATTGTGAAAAAAAACAAATCCTCCAAGAAAGAAGCACTTGTTAATGCTTATCTATGTCTTGTCAACATAGGAAAATACAAAATGGCAGAGGATCTTCGTGCCAATTTCAAAAAGAGTTCTGGCCAAGATCTGGCAGAAGATAAAACAGGATACTCATTCTGATATGACACGCAATCAGGCACAATCATTAATGGAAGATATTGAAAAGTCATTGACCAAGTCTGATTATTGCGAGGACATATATCTTAGCATACGAGATATTGGAACGAAAGTTTTCAAGAAGTGTGCGTATCATGAGGTTGAAGGATACACCTTCATATGGACGGTAAAAGAAAGATATCTTATCAGCAGAAAAGAAATTGGCGATTATGTTGTGATACCGTATGATGCTGCTATACAAATAACACTAAAAAAGGTTACATGATTTATGTTGTACAATAACGGAAGACCAAAAAGAATGCTCCTTGAGAGCGAAATAATGGCGGCTCAGAGTATCAGCAAAACAGAAGCCGAGGCATCTCGCAAACTTGGTGTGTCTTTCATGACATACAGAAAATATGCAAAAATGTATGGACTATATGGCAGAGTAGCAAATGCCGCTGGAAAAGGAATTTCAAAAGCAATCAAGAATGAGGACAGTGGAAAATATCCATTGAACAAGATTTTGGAAGGAAAGTATCCAAACTATAGCACAAATAGATTGAAGGTAAGAATGATTCGTGGGAAAAGAATAGAAGAAAAATGCAATAAATGCAATTTCTCAGAACGAAGAATATCAGACAATATCATGCCGCTGCTATTGAATTATATTGATGGGAACATCAAGAACAAAAAGCGCGAGAATCTGGAACTACTTTGCTATAATTGTTATTTTCTATATGTAAATAACCCATTTGGATGCAGAAAAACATTCAAGGTTTCAAATTCTGATACACAAATTGAAACCAACATAGAAGAACTTTCCGCCGAAGAAATAGAAAACATAAAGATTGAAGTGCAGGAAGAAATCAAAAATGAAATTCAACCGCCACAAATATCATGAGCGAAGAAAATCTACAAACTGAACAAGTAAGAATAGATCCAAATGAAGAAATCACGGATCAAAAGAAAGTAATTTTGCTGAATCAATGGAAAGACAAAGTGCAAAACGAGATTGATGAGTATAATTCTGAAAAAGACAAAGTATATCAGGAATACAAAAAGCAAAAAGAAAAGTATGACAAGGTACTTGGTGTAAAACTCAAGAAAATGAAAAAAATTGATGGATTGATGAACAATCGAAAAAAGGTATTGGTAGATATTACCAAGGAAATAACCAACCTTCAATCAACCATATCTCCAACGCAGAAATCAGATATTATTACATGATTTGCGCTATCATGTAGGTGATTAAAGCATACTCATGTTTATATTTATTATATATACATGAGATTACTGCCATTAACAGGTCAAGTAGAACTGGAAGAATCTAATCCAGAGAAGCTAATTAAAGCTTCAAAAGGTGACTATTTTTATAGAAAAGGAAATGATTTGTTTTATGTTGTAGGAAAGGATGGAGAAAGACGAAGAATATATATTCCTAGAAAAAGTTTCGCACTTAAATATAGAAATCAGCCTTGGTATTTGTCTATTTCGGACCATCTGATAATATTTCAAAATTCATATGAGGTTTGGATAAAAGTTGGAAGTGGATATAATTCTGTTGGATGGCAGCTTTTGAGTTATAAGTCTTTGGATTCTATTAATCCGGCAACACCTACACCAACACCAACGACTACACCTACACCAACTCCAACGGCTACACCTACACCAACTCCAACAGGAGCGCCTACATCAACTCCTACACCAACACCCTCGCCTGCTCCTACAGCAACCCCATCGCCCACACCAGCACCAACGGCTACCCCAACTCCAGCACCGACAGCAACACCAACACCAACTCCGACTGATACACCAACTCCAGCACCAACTTCAACGCCAACACCAACGCCAACAGCAACACCAACACCTGCGCCAACAGCAACGGCTACACCAGCACCAACTGCAACACCAACCCCAGCAGCACCGACTGATACGCCAACACCAACACCTGCGGCAACTGCAACACCAACACCTGCGCCAACTGCAACGGCTACACCTGCGCCAACAGCAACACCAACACCTGCGCCAACTGCAACGGCTACACCAACGCCTGAACCAACGGATACACCAACACCAACCCCAGAACCTTCTTCAACACCGACACCAACGCCTGAACCAACGGATACGCCAACGCCGACACCAGAGCCAACGGATACGCCAACACCAACGCCTGAGCCAACGGATACACCAACACCAACGCCTGAACCAACGGATACTCCAACGCCGACACCAGAGCCAACGGATACGCCAACACCAACCCCAGAACCTTCTTCAACACCGACACCAACGCCTGAACCAACGGATACTCCAACGCCAACACCAGAGCCAACGGATACGCCAACACCAACGCCTGAACCAACGGATACACCAACGCCGACCCCTGAACCTACCAACACTCCAACGCCGACACCAGAGCCAACGGATACGCCAACACCAACCCCTGAACCTACCAACACTCCAACGCCGACACCAGAGCCAACGGATACACCAACGCCGACCCCTGAACCAACCAACACTCCGGTTCCAACAGACACTCCATCACCAACCAATACACCAGAACCAACACCAACGCCAACGCCTACAATATATGTTGGATTTGCAAGAAGTCCTATTAGTGGCAGCGAACTATTCCCGTAAAATTAATCACACAGTTTTCAATCAAGTTTGAAATAAAATGATCAAAATATATTTAACCAGTTCAAATCCAAATGGTGTCGTACAAGGAAACTTGGGTGATACATTTTACAGAGAAGGAAATAATTTTTATTTGCTCAATGCAGCAAAAGTGTTAAGTTCTTTATCAATTTCTAAAAAAGCATTTGCTTTTCAGTTATTAAGATCTTCAGCAAATCAATACAAAGAGAATGAAATAGCGTTCAGACAGCCGAGGGAAGTTTGGATTAAGAAAACAAGAACCAGAGACAACAGACAAGGTTGGACATTTGTAAAAAACGCAACTCCGTTGGCGCAAATGATGCCAACACCGACACCAACTCCTACTCCAAATCCTACATACACACCTACACCAACTCCAACGGTTGCACCAACAAGCACTCCTACCCCCACACCAACTCCAACAAATGCAGTAACAAACACACCAACCCCTACACCAACTCCTACACTTACAGCAACGCCAACAGCAACACCTGCGCCAACGAATACTCCTACACCAACAGCAACACCAGCACCAACAGCCACACCAACGGCAACGCCAGTGCCTACAGCTACGCCAACACCAACACCCACATTGGCTCCAACGGCAACACCAACGCCAACATCTACACCAGCACCAACAGCAACTCCCGCTCCAACAAGCACACCAACTCCAACACCAACTCCGACACCAATACCGCCGGGATCTGGAGTTGTATTTGTTAGATATATTTAAAAATTATGAACGCTGAAAACATAGACATTGCAAAAAAAGAAATAGAGCGATTAATAGTTGATAATCCATATGATGCATATGAAATTGCAATAGGATGCAAATCTACAGGTGGAACATATACAGAAGAAAAGGTAATACGATTTGGCGTAGAACAAAAACTTCCCTTGGATCAGATACCAACCGAAAAATTAATTCCAAAAACAATTAGTATAGATGGGGTAGAATATAAAACGGATGTATACGTGGCTCCAACAGAAGTATACACCGCAGCAGCTATAAGAAAAATAGACGATGTCGATTCGCAAGATTTAATACGTGTAATGGCAGTATCATATTGCAACCCTATAGGAGACAATAGTGTTCCTCCTGTAGTTTCTACGCCTGTTAGTTATAACAGAGCAACAACAAGACCATTGAGAGGTGGAGTATCAATGGCAGCGCCGCCGCCGACTGGATATGTTAATGCAGGAACTTTGGGATTGATGGTGGTAGATAGCATGGATAGCAAATTGGTTGGACTAACAAATAATCATGTGTGTGGAAATCCCGGCGGATCAATTAACAAATCCAAATTTTTCGCAAACGATGAATCATCTGCAAGTTTTGGGTATTACAATACTATAAACATATATCAGCAAAGTTCGTGGGATAGTGGCGTAGTAAACAAAGCATCGGACAATATAGGATTTGCAAAAAGACAATTTCCATTATCCACCAATTTCATTAATTACATTGATGCGGGAATAGTAAATTTGACTGCGTCTATTGTAGACAGCGGTAGTTGGAATGCAGTTGGATCAAGTTTTGTATCATCTCCACCTTTTGCAACGACTGCGGAAATAGATTCTATTACATCCAGTAATCTCGTATTCAAATCTGGAAGAACAACGGGACCAATAGGACCAGATAATTACAGTGGGTGCGTTATTCAAATTACAAACACATCAACGGCATTATATGTTTCTGGATATACACCAAGCGGTCCCGCATTGCTTTTCGGAGATTGTTTGAAAATTGAAAGCACGGGTACAGTTGTCGGAATTGGTGGAGATTCTGGATCGGTGGTATATGCGAAAATAGGAGGAGTTTGGAAGGTAGTGGGATTGTTTTTTGCAGGAAACGGTGATGGTAGTGCGGGATATGCATGTAGAATAGATAGGGTTTCAAATTTATTAAAAATAAATGCATATGATGGTGGATCATATTCCGCAGATCCGGGAACAAGAACTTATGTCACCGCAAGTCTTGCAGAGTTTGGAGGAAAAGCCAGCGCATCTTTTAATGGAGAAATTTATTGGCAGGTTGGAAAATATGAAATTTCCGATGGACCAACCCCGACTCCAACGCCTACACCTACGTTGACGCCTACGCCTACGCCAACATTAACATCTACGCCGACACCAACCCCAACACCAACCCCAGTTCCAAATACACAAAAAGCAATTTTTGGATATGGTTACAATGGATCTATATATTTGTCTCTTACCAATCTTGTAAATAATACTGGCGTAGTTGCGACGGATACGACAGGTGTAGGTACAGCGAGAATGGATCTTGCGGCTGCTGGATATGGAACAGATAAAGCCATTTTTGGATATGGTACTGGTGGAGGTGGTGTGGTTTCACTTACAAATCTTGTAAGCAATACTGGCGTGGTAGCCACTAACACCACTGGTGTTGGAACTGCCAGATCTACTTTGGCAGCGGCAGGTTATGGTGGAGACAAAGCCATTTTTGGATATGGATATACATCAGGTGCAGTCAATGTTTCACTTACAAATCTTGTAAGTAATACTGGTGTGGTGGCAACAGACACCACTGGTGTTGGAACTGCTAGACACTTTTTGGCAGCATCTGGATATGGCAGTGACAAATCTATATTTGGATATGGAAATGGTACTGGAGGATACCTTTCTCTTACAAATCTTGTGAGCAACACTGGAGTTGTGTCTGGAGATACATCAGGTGTTGGTACTGGAAGAGAATATCTTGCAGCGGCTGGCTATGGTACAGATAAAGCAATCTTTGGCTATGGTACCACAATAAACGCTCTTTCTATGACAAACCTTGTAAGTAATACTGGTGTGGTGGCAACAGACACCACTGGTGTTGGAACATCAAGACTTGCCCTAGCAGCCGCAGGTTATGGAAATGATAAGGCAATATTTGGCTATGGACGAGACTTTGGATATTTCTCAACAACAAATCTTGTAAGTAATACTGGAGTTGTTGCGACAGATACAACTGGAGTTGGCACGAGTAGAATGGGACTAGCCGCCGCTGGATATTCCTTGTCATGATATTCTTGGTAGATTTAAAAAATATTTGATACTTATATACAAATATGACATACGTGCCACATCAGTTGGAAGAATCTAGTCCAGAAAACATTGTTTCTGCGCCAATCGGAAGCATGTTTTTAAGAGACAATAATAATTTTTTTCTTCTTAGTAATGGCAAGTTAGAGTCTTTGCAAATTTTAAAATCATCATTTGCCATACACTACAGAAACAAAATATGGTTTCATACTTTGAAAGAAGAAACCATAACCTTTAAAAATGAAAAAGAGTTGTGGATAAAGAAAACTGGACAAGGAAAAACAGGATGGGAATTTGTAAGCAACAAGAGCATAGAAGCGGAACAATATGAGTCCCCAGTTGCAACAGCAACACCAACACCAACGCCAGCACCTACATCTACTCCAACGCCAACGCCAACTGATACACCAACACCAACGCCAGCACCTACATCTACGCCAACACCAACGCCAGCGCCAACTGATACACCAACACCAACGCCAGCACCTACATCTACGCCAACACCAACGCCAGCGCCAACGGCAACACCAACGCCGACTCCTACGGCAACTCCTTCTGGCCCAATGGCGGCTGGATCTGGCAGCATGACATGGGCAGCGGTTGGTAATTGGACAATAAATTATACAAACGGAGTATATTCGTCGGGAACTTGGACATTTGAATTTTCAAACACAACTTCAAATGTAGGAGGATCATTTGAAACCACGGTGACATACTATTATACTGGTGGTCCTACTACAATAACCGTAGGATTTAATCCTTCATACAACACAAATCCTGCATACTTGAATGTAAGCACAGTAACATATCCTGATTTGTACAAGATAGTAATGACTCCAAGACAGTCTCTAATAGACGCGGGCGCAGCTGGATCGATAACCATAGATATTACATAATAATTCATGAAAAAAGATAACGAGTTACATTTGACATGCTCGTGTCATACACACGAACTTCATTTTGAAAAAGATCACGACATGGATATGTGGTATATTTCATTTTGGCAGCGTGGATACGTTGAACAAACATCGTGGAAATATAGATTAAGATATATTTGGCATATACTCAAAAACGGTAGACCATATGGTGATGAGGTTGTTCTTGAAAAGAAAGATCTTGAAGAGTTGAAAGATTATATTGACGAACAAGTAAAAAATACTTGACATTCTATAAAATGTAACTCAATGTGTGGGCTGTGAATAACGGTCCACACATTTCCATTTTCAGCAAGGCACTGTATAGTAATTGGTGCCATTATCCTACTTATAATCTATTATTCGATTGTGGCGAAGGGTGTGCTACTCATATTGGAAATCACCTCGCGGGTATTGACAGCATTTTTCTCACACATGATCATGGTGATCATACCCTCGGTATTCCAAGTGTAGTTGGATGTCGTAATGCTGGCAGAGGAATGAGTCGCAATAAAGACACAATGGAAAATAACAAACCGTTGTATGTATATTATCCCGATGACAATTTCTTGATGAATGATCTTATCAAGTTTGTGCAATCTCGCACAGATGGATGGCTTCGTTATGACATGAAGTTTATTCCTATCTCTGCTGGTTTTGAAAAACAACTTGGTAAGAATGTATTTCTGCGTGCTTTCAATATGCAGCATCAAAAGAACAAAAGCACTCTGGGTTATGTTATTTACGAAAATCGCACAAGACTCAAGAAAGAATATCAAGGGAAAGATATTCCAACTCTGATCAAGCATGGTGTTGACGGTAAAACTCTCAATGAGAATTATCGTGCCAACTTGTTCGCATATTGCTTGGATGCATATGCTATTCCAGATTATAATCAACTCATTGAGTGCAAAGATGTTATAATGGACTGCACATTTATCAACGCCGATGATCGTGATGATCCTACGCACTTTACACTTGACGAAGCATATAAATTTTGTCAGTGTATCGGAATCAAAAACATAATTGCCGCACATCTGTCTGGTCGCTACAATTATAATGAAGTATCCAAAGATTATCCCAGTATTAAATTCATCAATCCATATAAAGTAAACGAATTATGAGTATCGAACATTCCATCAGGTCAGTAAAAATGCCAGATGAGCCACATCTACTCCGCAAAAAGTGGTGGGAGTTCTGTTGGTGGTGTGAAGAAAACAATCCATTCACTAAGTTTATATATGTAAATAGTGCCGAGGAATATATGAATATGCCTCGCAAAGATCGTACATATCTTTATTTTTGGTACAATCACGCCATTATCAATGGCGGAAAGCGAATACTTGGTAGCAAAGCTGACCGAGACGCTATTGATACATTTCTAAAGTATAAGTTTCCTATTCAATATTGGATTCGCGAGAACGGTTTCAAATTGAAAGTCAAATCATCTTTGATGTGGGACAAGGTACGTTGCGCAATCAACCCTCGCCAAAAATGGTTGATTAAACAGATTCCAAACGAATGGAACGATAAAGTTACACTTATCAAAGATATTAACTTTGCCATGATTGTTCATTTCATTGAAGGCGAGAAGTGTTTTGAAAATACTGATTATGAAGGCAGCAGTGAAGGTCATGCCAAGTTTGCCAAGGAACTTATAGAGTGCTATAACTACATAAAGAATGAAAGACCAAACTTGGACAACGCGATGATTGCGGCTGGAGGTAATGATAATACGAAACAGTGGAAAGCACACTCTCTTGAGGAGTTTGTAGAAATTTTTGCTCAAAATGGAATTAGAGCGGTCCATATGCCAGAAAAACATATGGACGCGATTGAGATCATTTGGAAGGATCCAAGAAACAACAATATCCCACTTACCCCGCCAAATCAGCCATATAGTCCACCGAAAAAAAAGCAACTATTATGTGACTCAATGGACAAAGGTGAAAGTGATTGTGAGTTTGATGGTGATGATGTGGGTAGATAAATGAAACATATCATCCACATGGATGAAATTCATGTTAGCAGCTATGCTAACTTGGTTTTGCTCAATAAAACTTATGCTTCTATGGAGAGCAAGAGATGGAATAGAGCAAGGCGATTATTTTTGAGTGAACAAAGGAAAAAAGGTTCACTCAAGTGCTTTTATTGCAAAAAAGATAATTTGAAATTAAGATCATTGGCAAGGAAAGACCAAGCCACCGTAGATCACTATGTACCTAAATCTGGTGGGGGAGATAAATTTAGCTCATCTAATTTTGTTGTATGTTGTCATAGTTGCAATCAAAGAAAAGGAAACATGACGCCGTATGAATTTTTGAACAGTTCTTACATTAAAAAGAAGACATTTGAAAAAATTTAGGTACCCCCACCTATGAAAACTCTCGTGTTCTCAGACATACACCACAAGCATAAGACTGTCCAGAAAATAATTAATTCTGTAAAACATGACAATGTGATATTGTTGGGTGACTACTTTGACGCATTTCATGATAGAGTAGAAGAGGCGATTGAAACTGCCGCATGGCTCAAGGAACATGTGCTACATAATCCAAATATCGTAGCATTGATTGGAAATCACGATGCATCGTATATTTGGAAAGACAATCATTATCTACGTTGCAGTGGATATAGTGATGAAAAAAGTTCCGCTATCAACAATATACTGAATGACAGTGACATTTTAAAATTTAAGCCATACCATATTGAACACGGTTATGTGTTTAGTCACGCCGGATTATCAAATGCATGGTGGAAAGTTTTTTCCGAGAAAAGCACACAAAATGAAAATGAAAACAAACTACAGTATTTTGATCGCGTAATGAAATATTACATCGACGTAGATATTGAAAAAGCCAAAAACAACAATGACGCACCACTATTTAATGCAGGATGGGATCGCGGCGGCATACAAAAAGATGGTGGAATTAATTGGGTAGATTGGGAAAATTTTGCACCTATTAAGGGAGTAAATCAAATACTTGGTCATACCACTCATTTGTGTCCACAGATATGTATCCAGAAAGTTGGAGGCGGATTACAGAAAAAAGATATATCTGAATATTACATTACTGAATTGGATAAAAATGAAACTTATTTAAGTCTAAGTTATGGATTGGATACTTGTTTAAGACACTATGCTTTGATCGAGGACGGCGATATCAATATATTTCATATTGACACAAATACAAATCTCAAGGATGTAAGAAAAATATATTTACCAGACAATCCTATGAGTGGATTGTAATTTTTTATTTTGAGCAATCGCTCAACTCTTTCAAACAAAGATCTATCACATTTTCAATTCCTGTAGGGAATCCTACTCCGTGTTTTTCATCGTCGTCAAGGTATACAACGCAGTGTTTTTCATTTTCCATCCAAACCGCATATTTGTCGTGCCAAAGGTTCAAGTGAAGTTCCAGTTGATTTAACTGATCTGCCACACCTTCACCAAATTTATCACGAATACATTTTACACTGTTGATTTTGAATTCTTTGTCCTCTTTCAACCACTTCAACATTTCCGTGTTAACAATTTTCATTGAGTTCATTGTTGTACCACGAATGACAGAATGCATATCTCTCTCATGTTCATCCATCAATTCATAATGATCGCAAATAAATGATTGAAAACTTATTGATGTTGGTAAACTCATTTTGAGCCTTTCACTCATTGTTGAAACCAGTCTGCGAAGAAGTTTATTTTGCATTACAAATAAATTACCACTTTCAACGAGCAATCCTTTCAACGTCTCCAATTTCTTTATACGATCCTTTTGAACTTGTCGCTTAGATTGAAAATAATCCCATCCATACTTGGCAAAAAAGCCAAAAATAGATGCTAAACCCGTACCAATCATTTCACTTATCCAAGATGCCATTGCCATATAGTATAAGTATCAAATATATGAGTGAAAAATCTTGACTTACACATAAAACGCGGCAAAATTTAACTATGAAAATGAAATCTAGATACAAAATCATTCCTCTTGAAAAGAAGAGTATTATCCAAATTACTACATACAAAACTGGGGACTCTACTCACATGAGTGAAGGAGATAAAATTGCAACCCGAGAGGATACATATCGTTGGGGATATGCTGTGGTAGAAGCAAATAAGAAAGATTTGCCCAAAGATGGTGAGATCATTGTGTCCGACTATGAGTTGATTGAAAATGATTATCAAGATGGTGTCGCGGTATTTTGGGATTGTTCTGATAATGTAACTGAAGAAGAACTGGAAGTCATCGAAAACGCATATAATGAAGATGGTGATGATGGCTTGACCAAACTTGGTTGGCATTATTTTGACAGTGAAGATAAAATTCTTGGTCCATTTAAGATAGAAAAACAAAAACAAAAATAATATGAAAATACGAGTAATGTATGGTGAGTCATTCGTCACAATTTGTGGATATGAAGATTATATCGTAGATCTGGACAAGTTTCCAGAACTACAAGGCAAGAGCGAGGAAGAAATCACTGAATGGTTGTATAAGAATAGCGATAATCTTTATATCAATGATTCTTATGAAGATCCAAATCCTCGCGAAGAGATGGGTGGTGCATATGAAATTGTTCCCGAAGGAGAAGGCGAATATACTTTGGCTGATACTGTTGGAAACAATGGTGTCACTTGGGACAAGATCAAAAATGAAGAGCATTATTTCGTTTATGTAGGCGAAGAAGAGGAAGAAGCAGAGGAAACAGAAAGCGAAGAAGAAAATGGTGAAGAAGAGGGCGAGGAAAAAGAAAGTTCTTGATTTTCTATAAACTTTGCTTAAAGTGTCTTCATTATGGATGAAGTCACATATTACAACCTACACGCAAGTGCTGTTGGTGCTGGACACGAAGCCAACAGAAACGCAAAAAAGTATGCTGAAGATTTGATGATCATTCATCTGCATCTTGAGCACAAGATGGGAGTGCGTGAACTTGCCAAGCGATTCAATCGCAAGATGGTCGAAATCAAGAATGTTATTCACCCAAGTGAAATCAACGCTTGACTTTTTATAATCCATCACTACTCTAAAGATCTATTATGAAAGATCCACTTCGTTACTTCATTGATGAAGGCTTTGGCTGCGTTTTCGCCTACCGTGTTGGTGAAAATGATTATGCTGGAGAAATCATCTTCAACAAACTCAACACCGATTTTGCTCCGTCGTACTTGAACTATGATGGCAAAAAAATTGTTTATTTTGGCTGTAAGAATCGTGATAAGAAGTATGTTGTTGATCGTGAATTCTTTGAGAAGTATGCGGTAATTTTTGATAACAGAGATGATGCCGTTGATGCTGTGATGAAATATGCCGCTGAATGCGATGAAATTGCCAAGTTTGTTGCTGAATCCACGCATCTTGCTTGACTTTCTATAAAGTATCTATACTCTATACCGTATGAAATATCTTCCTACTCTGTTCTCTCGCACTTCAACCGGAGCAGTCCAGCAATGGACCGTTCAGATTGATGGCGACAAGTTTCGCGTCGAGTCTGGACAGACCGATGGCAAGAAGGTTATCAGTGAATGGACTGTGTGCGAACCCAAGAATGTTGGGCGTGCCAATGCTACAACTGCTGAACAACAAGCTGACAGTGAAGCACAAAGCAAGTGGGACAAGAAGGTCAAACTTGGTTATACAACCGATGTAACCAAGATTGATACTTCCACATCGTTCATTGAGCCTATGCTTGCCAAGGACTTTGATGACTATCGTGCTAAGATGGATTGGAAGAGTGGCTTGATTGTTCAGAACAAGTATAACGGTGTTCGTTGCGTTGCTACATTTGATGGTGAGCGTGTTGTTCTAAAGAGTCGCAAGGGTGAGGAATGGATTAGCGTTCCTCATATCAACAAGGACTTGGAAAAGTTCTTTGAGCAATATCCCGATGCTGTGCTTGACGGTGAACTGTACAATTACGATCTGCGTCAGAAACTCAATGAACTGACCAAACTTGTTCGCAAGACCAAGAATATCAGTGATGCTGATCTGAATAAGAGTGAAGATATGGTTCGCTACTACATCTATGATGGTTATGACTTTGGTACTGCCACCGATGTCTGTGTGAAGTATAGTTCTCGCAAGGCTAAGATTGATGAACTGCTGCCAAAGTATAGCAAGTATTATCGCAAGGTAGATGATGCGGCTGTATATTCGCAGGAAGAACTTGATAAGATTTACAACAAGTATCTTGATGATGGTGAAGAAGGTGCGATTATTCGTGTTCCTTATGCTCCTTATGAACATAAGCGTAGCAAGACACTGCTCAAGTATAAGCCCGAAAACGATGATGAGGCTGTTATTGTTGATATCATTGAGGGAACTGGCAACTGGGCTGGAACTGCCAAGACCTGTACGCTGAAGTGGAATGGCAAGGAGTTTGATGCTACCTTCAAGGGTACATTTGAGCAGGGTGTTGACCGTCTCAAGAATAAGAATGATTGGGTTGGCAAGACTGTTACATTCCTTTATACAGGCTTGACTGGTCTTGGTGTTCCAAACTATGCTCGCATTGATCCAGACAATTGCTTCAAGGGAGATCGCTGATGCTTGACATTCTATAATCTTCTGCTATTCTATAACCATTATGAGTAAAACTCCAAGAACAGATGAACAAGCAGGGGCGTTAATAGACGCCGAAGAAGTAGTTCCGGCAGATTTTGCTCGTGAGCTTGAGATTGAGCTAAATGAACAAGTATTGCTCAATGGCAAGGGTAGTGAGCGTGAATATTCTCTGCTTGGAAAGATTGAGCGACTTGAGCGTGAAAACTCCGCACTAACACAAAAAAATTCAGAATGGGAATCAGAGCGACTACAGTTTGCTAACCGCTCAAAAAAATTGCACAGACTGGAAGAAGAGAATACTGAGTTAAAAGCAGCAATCAAAGATATGCTTCACGCTGCCGACGATCTTGGAATATATCCCGCCGCCACTATTCAACCTGATGGTACAGAAGTAAAAAGAACACCGCAACAAGAAGGTTATAACGAAGCAGTTATGACACTTGGATCAGCATTGGATCTTATTGCTGCTAAATATAAGATTGAAGTAGATGAAAATCGCGAAGATCCTTGGTGTTGGTCAAAACCGTTGGCAAATCTGCAAAATCTTATTGAGCAACTTAAGCGTGAGAAGTTGGAACTGTTGAGCAATAATCAAACTGAAGAATATATCTGCGTGGACAGAGAACACGGTCTGTGGAAACGAAAGGACAAAACTTTATGAAAGCATACTTTGTATTCTTTTTACCAAAAGGCATTCCTGCTCACCCGATTGCAATTTATTTTGACAAGAAGAAAGCATACGAGCATATGAAGACTGCCAACAGAGAATATGTTCAGTTGCGTCTTTGTGATTGGAAAGATGGAATATTACCTTGTTGGTCAGAAACAAGTTTTGTTGACGTTCCTGTGCCAAAGCCTAAGAAAAAGAAGTTGACAACTGAACCTGTTTTGAGTAAGGTTTCAGAAAATGAAAGCAACAATAGAATTCCAGTTACCTGAAGATAGGCACGAACATCTACGAGCCATTTACGCCACCGAGGCTTGGTCTGTATTGTATGATATTGACAATACACTTCGTAATGTATTGAAACACGGCGATTACAGATACAAGACTGTAGAGGATCTTGCTACCGCCATTCGAGAACAAGCAAGAATCGCGTTGGACAAGATTGATGAATAAATGAAAAGAAAAAAGAAACCACAAATTTCTGAACAAGATGCCAATCTATTGTCTTGCTTCATTGACACTCCAAGTGAGCTTGTGTTTTGGAGTTTCAGATACTTTATTGGTCGCATGACCATTGCCACTTGCTGCTTTGCTGATGGTTTGGCGAAAGGTTGGGTACATCTTAATCCTCGTATTCAAGAACTTATCAAACGTGAACTTGAAAGAGAGTTTGAGCGTGATGACGAAGCAAGAAAAGACAGAGTTGAAAATCCAGAAAGCATATTCAAATATTCTCTTCCACTTGGTCACGACTGTGATCGTGAAGCTTGGCAGAAAGTAAGAGATGCCTACACACATGAAGAAAAAAATAAAGAGTTTCAGAGTTAGCAGGAAATATCTAACTAGCGTTGATGATACACGGACGATAACATTATTTTATCCATCTGGCCAAAAGGTGGAAGGAACGGCGGTTGGCACAAAAGATCATCCCAAATTTACAGAGTTCAGAAACAAACTAGAGAAACTTGGTTATATTCAAACAGAAAGAAATTGGATAAATGGAGACAGAGTGTTGAAGTCATTCATATTAAATGGAATGAAACTAAAAAAGGGTGACAAGTTTGTATGTGCTTGTGCTCTTGAAATTCAAATCAGGGTTTATAAAAATTATGAAAAAAAGTAAAATATTAGCAATACTTGGAACGGTGATTGGATTAATTATTATAATCATAGGGTTTTTTATGAAAAATACTTGGCAAGTTTGTGCTGGAACATATATGATTCTATGGGTGTATGAAGTATATCAAAACCATAAACTCATGCAGCATCTAACAAGTATGCTTGCTAGCAAATCTTAGTAAATATAAAAAGTTTTATATTATATCTCCATATATTTATATAATATATGGAAAATACTAAATATCCTATCACATTTTTAGATTATACAATAATAGTTCCGATGCCCGGTATAATAATGTTTGACGAGGAAATAAATCCCGATGCACTCTGTGTAAGAGATGGCGATACATTTAAAGTTGTTATAGATGAAGGTAGGATAAGATTTGTAGGTGTCAGCAGAAAGCCGCAATAAATCAAAAATAAAAGGTTCTAAAATTGAAGTTGATAGTTTGTGGTAACAAAATATTTAACAAGAACTGCTTGACACAAACACACTTCCAAAGTAATATACTTGGAATATGATTCAAATAATGGCGATTTATTTTGCTACACTGATCGTGGCGTGTGCGGTAAATTTTCAATATCGCAATGCTATCAAAGGTGACTATTTTGCCATAGCACTTACATCATGCTTGATTGGGTCGCTCAATTTGTTTATGCTCAAAACAATTCCACATGTAACTCAATTTGGAGAGGGGCTTGCTTATATTCTTGGTGGAGCATGTGGTGCAATCGGAGCAAATTATTTACACAAAAGATTTTTCAAATGACAAAACTAGTAGCAATTTCAGATACACATGGAAGCCATTGGAATGTGAAAGTTCCAGACGGTGATATTCTTGTACATGCTGGTGACTTTTGTTCTCATGGAAGTATGCCAGATGCATTGGACTTTTTGAAATGGTTCAACGTACATCCTCATAAGCACAAGATTATGATCGCGGGAAATCATGATTGGATTTGTGAGAGAGATCCAAATCTGTTTACACTCTTGTTGAACAATTTTCCAGACATAAAATACTTGGAAGATAACGCCTGTAAAATTGGGAATTTAAAGTTTTATGGCTCACCACAAACTCCTCGCTTTTTCAATTGGGCGTTCAATCGTGATCGTGGTGAAGACATCAAACAATATTGGGACGTTATACCAGATGATACTGATGTATTAATCACTCACGGTCCTCCACATGGCATTTGCGATGAAGCATACCGTGTTGGATTTAATACCACAGAGCATACTGGATGCAAGGATTTGCTTGACGCTACACTACGTATTGCTCCCAAGCTACATCTTTTTGGTCACATTCACTATTCTGGTCAAACATCTTATGTTGCTCCAAAAACAACATATGCCAATGTATCTATGCTCAACGAAGCATATTTGGTTTGGGGTAAACCAATGATATTTGATATTGACAACAACAAAAATGTGAGCATAATCTAAAAAAGTATATGAAAAAATCTTCACTATCTGTGTTTGGTCTAACGTGTGGTATTATTGCAACTGTGATGAGTGGAATATTATTTCCACTTGCGTTGATAACAAATTCATCAGCGGGTATTATATTTTTGGGATTCGTTGCTATATTCATCACTTTCATAGGTATGGTTGGAATTATTACTTCTACGATAAAACTTCTTATCACTGGAAATGAAATCGTGGTGGATCAGGAAAATAGAATTATAGCAAAACGAGGACTTTGGTTTTCTCTAGTTCCTACTATCTTTTGGATTTTTACCTTTATCATGATCATTGGATCTATCAAATAATAAAATAATATGAGTACACTAAGAGAACTTACATCAGAGAATCACAAAAGAGCAGAAAACACATTGTTTATGCGCTTGTTTATGTCTAGAGGTCTTACAGAAGAAGAGTATATGGAATATATCACTCAACTATCTGTAATCTATACAGCACTTGAGTTTGCAGCTGAAAAGGTTGGCATTCTACAAGAACTTCAAGGTATTGAACGAGCAGCAAAAGTTCGTGCTGATGTGGCTGAACTTAACAAGAAGCTTGGCAAACAGTCCCAACTCAATTGGGAAACGATGGCGTATTACAACCAAATCATACGAATGACTGACAAGAAAGAAATTCTCGCTCATTTTTATGTTCGTTATGCTGGAGATATGTTTGGCGGTCAAATGCTCAAGTCTATTTCTCATGGTAGCGGAACAATGTATGAATTTGGAGATAATCTTCCTGTTCTTCGCCAGAAAATGCGTGAACTTGCTACACCAGACTTGGCAGAGTATGCGAATGATGCATACAGTAAGAATATTCAAATATTAAACGATATTATGAAGGTAAATAGTTTCTGATATGAGCGTCATATTCGACAAGATGAAAGTACTAGCAAGTGAACTCTATATAGAGATTGCTTCTGGTAATAGAGAAATTGAAAACTCCGATTTGGCAAAATATGCGTGGACAAACCGCATATTTCGCGGAGATAGATTTCGCCGTGGTCATCTTGAAGTACTAGATACCACAGAATCAAAGAAGATGTGGATAATGCATATCTGCATCTTTCCTCATCTTGATGATAGTTCTCCTATATTTGGATTTGATGTAATCTGCGGTGCCAACAAGATCACAGGAGTATTCCTTGATTTTAGTATGGCTGATGAAAATCATCCTATGAATATTTGGTTCAAGGAAAGAACCAAAAATCTTGTATGGAAAAAAGATAGAGAATTGCCTGATTGGGGTAAGCGCATTTTTAGTCCAAACATGATTGCCGCTGGACAAGTTAATACTGATGAAGAACTAAATCAAATCATCGATGTGGCAAAAGATTGCTTGCATTTTTACGTAAACAATGTAGGATTAACCATCAGCAATGTTAGCAGTGTACTTGCGCACAATCATTATTGCGTTAATCAAAAACAGAATGTTCATACACAAAGATTCCTTGTGAATTGTGGTTATGATCTGAAAGATGTAAACACATTCATTGACAAACATTTGTTCCCAGAAATTGAACCAAACTATCCATGAGTCCATCACTCGACAAACAACTCTGCGAAAAATATCCAAATATATTCTTGACTCAAGAATTGGGTACCTCATTTGGATTTGAGTGTGGAGACGGATGGTACAAAGTAATTGATATGCTTTGTATGGCTGCATCAAATACATACAGTACAGGTCTAAGAATAGACAAAGAGGATGCTGCCAAGTATGGCATTGAAAGTCCAGACGACGAGGCGGGCGAAAGATATTATTTCACTGTAGAATCTCCGCAAATTGTAGCTTCACAAGTGAAAGAAAAGTTTGGTTCACTCCGTTTCTATTACCGATTGGACTTTGACCCAAGAGTGACTGAACTTATCAAGACAGAAAAGTACCCAGAACTACAAAAGATCGTGGATAATTTTCATTTTTACTTCGACGGTATTGTTTATATGGCAGAAATATTGTCTATCAATACCTGTGAAATTACCGGCAGAGAAGGTGAAATGCATGTAAGCAATGGTGGAAAAAACGGATGGTATAAAACTCTAAATCGTGAATATGCCAAATCTGAAGAGTTTTATGTAAGCCGAAATTATGTTCCATTTAAAGATATACCAAAATAAGAAATATGAGCCAAAACGGAAAAGGAAGCAAACCACGACCATACAGCGTGAAATATTCTCAGTATTGTGAGAATTGGGAAGTAATATTCAACAAAAATAAAACCAAGGATCAAAATGATAACGATAGACACAAAATTCAAAAAAGACATACAAAGAATTCGTGATGCTCATAAAGCTCACAATGACATGATTGATTATTTCATCAAAAAAGTTGGAGAGCGTGCTGGACTAAAGACAGTAGAAGAACATGAAACGTTGTGGGATCATGTACTAAATGAAAGTAGTTGGACCGTTGAATATAAGAAAGGAAACAAATGAAAATTCAAATTCAAATTAATGATGAAATCACCGACAGGATTATTCGCGCTGAACTGAAATGGCATAGAGACAATACCAAAGACATTGGTGATATGTGCAAAGAGGACAAGAAGTATTTCAAAAAGCTTGCTCCTGCTTTGGATATTGTGAATGAGCGAAGAAGATGCATATGAATATTTTGATTTCAACATTGAATGCGCTTATGTCGGAGAAAAAACACCAGTTTATCTGAATACAATATCATGAAAATTGCAATCAATGCAGCACACGGATCATTTGGATTATCTCCAGATGCAATTAGATTATACTGCAAGAAAACTGGAACACCATGTTACTTCTTTGATCTTACATTTAAAAACAAGGAAAACAATTACGAGGTTATATTCATGCCGACTGATACTCCTGTAGGAATGCTACGTTGGTCTGCTTATACAATTCCAAATCCTTCCGAAGTAAAAGACCCGCACAAATACCGCTTCAATGATAATTTCAGAGATGATCGTGCTAACAAATATCTAATCGAAACAATTGAGGAACTTGGATCCAAAGTTGCAAGTGGACCATTTTCTAAATTGAAGATCGTGGAAGTACCAGATGATGTCAAATGGCATATCGCTGAATTTGATGGATGGGAATGGGTGGCGGAAGATCATAGAACTTGGGAATAAAAACTTATGAAACTAGAAGTAGATGAAAATATGTTGGATGGTATTATTGTTGCCTCATTGACTGACAGCATCAATTGTATTGAATATGAGATCAAACGGTTGAAGAAAATAAAGAAAAGAAAAGAATATCAAGAACGTGATTTAGGAGATTGTTTCATTCATCTTGACGCATTGAAACTTACTCGCTATTATTATGGTGGCGCAAAATATTTGCCTAAATAATATTTAGGTACCCTCCCCCTATGGAATTACATGAAAAAATAGACACCATAGTAAAGGAATATGCGGATGCTATACTCAATCGTGTAAAAAGTATATCACCCAATATCCCCTTGGTATCTGATTTTGAACGAGGTCCAAGTGAAGATGGAAAATATTACGCCTCCGTTTGTGACATTCAAACGGAGTATGGATTTGTAACAATCTTTCCAGATTTCAACAAAGAAGGTGCCAAAGCTGCTATATTAAATAGAGGATTGGTAAGAGCAATGGATTTGGAAGGATTTAATGAAGATGAAATCAATCAAGCAAAAGTGTATGGTGACCTTATGCCTTTCACGGAAGAATCGGTGGATATAATTGTGTTGGTGCTCACAGAAGATCTTGGACTCCAACATCAAAAAAATTTAGACGATGAATAACAATAATACTGTAGAATTAATTGGATATTATGGAAGCGATGAAATCCACGCTTGTTCGGCTTGGACTTCTACTAGCAGAGAGATCACTGAAGAAAAACGTAATCGCATTCCATCTTTATTGAAGATGCTTGCAGATCATGGGCATCATACTCCGTTTGAAAAGTCAAGCCTTCATTTCCTTGTTGATACAGATATTGCGTCACATATTCATATCATCAAGCACCGAATTGGTGTAAGTGTTAATGGTGAAAGCGCACGATATAAAGAAATCAAGCAAGACAAGTTTCTAATTCCAAATGATTGGCCAACGGAGTGGAAGGAATTGCTACAAGCATATACTGAAAAAGGAAATGAATTGTATCACAAGTGCGTTGCCGATCTTGTTAACAAGGGATACGACAAGAAACGTGTAAAGGAAAGCGCCCGATTCTTCAAGACATACAACAGCCAAATTTGCGCCGACGTAATGTTTAATTGGAGGTCATTCTATCATTTCTTGGCACTGAGAAACAAGCCAGACGCTCAAAAAGAAATCAGAGAAGTTGCCGCCGAAATGCTTAATCTTGTTAAGAACATTGAAGGTAATCCATTCAAGCACACAATCGACGCATTCAATCTATGAAATCATTAGACTGCAATACACCAAGGGGTCAAATTTATATAGGCACACAGCTTTCTTGTCATACAAGAATAGAAGAAGCGTTGAACTGCGAGGTAATTTCCACAAATACAAAAAGTTCGTCTGACATAGATGCACTACTAGTGAGAAATAAGATATTAATTGGTCTTGGTGAAGTAAAATCCAGAGAGATGTCATTTGATTTAATTTCCAAAAAATTAATGTATAACGGAAGAGGATACGATTCATATTTAATCACACACGAGAAGCTTGAAAAGCTAAGAAACCTATGTAAGATATTTAATGTATCTGGATTTCTTTTTGTATCTCTTCTATTGGATGGAAAAATAGCGGTGTGGAAAATATGCGACGCTAATGGAAATTTTTGCGTTGAAATGAAAAAAGAAAAAACAAAAACTCAAGCTACTTGTAATGGAGGAACTGCTTTTAGAGAAAACGCATACTTATCATTAAACTCAATGCAAATATTGAAAGAGAAAGTTTTGACTTGATATATATAAGATAAAAAGGATTACTTATGGGAATGTTCGATTATATCTCTGTAGCTGATAAGCTTCCTACAAACGCGGAAATTGACGCCGCTGGATTGGATCTTTATAAAGAACCATTTCAAACAAAAGACTTGGATAATGTTCTAGCCACGTACTATATCCAAGGTGGTAGATTGTTTGTTGAAAAATATAGATCTTCAACTTGGGTTGCAGATGCAGATGCATTTGCCGGTGGATATCTCGACCGAGAAGAACCTTATCAAGAAGAACTAGTAGATTTTCACGGCAAGATCAACTTCTATCATCTTATTGATAAAGATGACAAAGATCATTGGGTTGAGTATAATGCCTTCTTTACTCACGGTAAGCTAGACAAGATTGAACTGTTTAAATACAGTGTGGAGTCAAATGTTGAACGCAAACAAAGCCTCAAGGAAATATTTGCCAAGAGTGAAGAGCGTAATAGGATTTGGTATAACAAATATATCTTTCACACAAAAGTATGGAGAAAAGTCCGTAGGGTTATGTTCAGATCTCTTTCTTTGGTGGAAAGCAGCATCAGTTACATCAAGTACAGATTGCCTTGATGACTTATTCAAGTTTTACATCAAAAGCTTTTTCAAATGCCTTTGGTGCTTCTTTATAGCTTTCTTGAGTTTCATCTTTTGGATCATTCAAGTATTGCCAATTAAAACTTAATTCATTTGGAACTTTGAACCCAAAGAACTTCAAAACGTTCTTTTGTGTTTCCAAAACTTGCTCACCGTTCCAATTTTGACCAATAAACACAATACCTGCATCTTTATCTTTAATAATGTTATCTTCGTTCAAAGTGCTGTGTCTGTTTTCAAGCCAAGTCAAACGTTCGATCAATCTTTGATATACTCCGTTTGTTTGTCCCCATCTTACACTGCCAAAAAATACAACTGCGTCTGACTCAAACAATACTTTGCTGATCTTCCATAACTCATCGTCTTTGTTGTTGTAGCTGCACCAACAACGATGATCTCCTGTAGGATTCTTGGTTTTGTCTTTTAGTGCTGCTTCTTTTACTCCACAATTATTTCCTTCGTTCTTACTGACGTTACCTTCACAATCATATATCTTCAATTTTGATACATCGATAACTTCAGCGTTTCCAATTTCGTTTGCAACATATTCAGCTAGTACACTGCTCTTTGGTTTTTGTTTGTCACCAACCCAACGATTGCTCGTAGTAAGAATCAGCACTTTTTTCTTTTGTTTCAGGCTATTGATCAATTTGTCCAACTTGCCTTCATACTCTGCATTCTCATTCAACTGAAAATGCTCGTTCAGAAGCTTACGATGCTTTAAAAATGTTTGTTCGAAATTGGACATATATATAAATATTATCATTTATTATTTTAACATAGATTATTTGATATTTATCTACTGTATGAAAAACTCAAATGTATTGAGTATAAGCGTTGAAAATGCATGGAAGCCGTTGCCAGTTTCAGAGTGGAATGAAGAAAATGCACGGCATCTATTAAACAGAGCAGGATGGACAGCGACACCAGAAATGTTGAAGCTTGCTGTTTCAGAAGGATTGGGAAAAACACTTAATAGACTTTTTTCTTTGGGAGCAATGTCAAAGGGAATTATAAAACCGCCTTCTGTAGTAAGATTTGAAAATGAGGAGAAAGAGCTTCAAGCATCATTAAGAGGAGCAACTTCACCAGAAGAGCGTGCAAAAATTCGCAGAGAAATACAAAACAAGGAAAGAAACGGAATAAATGATTTGGCGATGCAATGGATTAAAGATGCCGCCGAAATTGAAAATTCTGCATTTTACAAGTGGGTGTTGTTTTTAAGCGATGTGTATGTAGTTGGCGCGGACAAAGTGAGAAACCCAACATTCATACATCAACACTTCCAAATCATAGCAAAGAACGCATATATAACTGCACCATCTCTAACCAAAGAAATATCTCGTTCACCTGCTATGATTCAATACTTGGATCTAAATAGAAGCGACAAAAAAGCTCCAAATGAAAATTTTGCCAGAGAACTTTTTGAACTGTTTGTGCTTGGAGAGGGAAATTACAACGAGAATGATATCAAAGAATCGGCCAAAGCGTTCACTGGATATAGAACAAAAGGTGGAGACTTTTTCATCAACAATCAACAGCGCGACATGGGAATAAAAAGCATTTTTGAAAACACAGGAAGATTCAGCGGTGATGATGTAATAGATATTGCATATAAACAACCATCCGCAGGAAGATTCTTGCCGCAAGAAATGATAAAGTTCTACCTTACGGACACAGAAATTCCAATACAATATTTGGACGAGATAGCTAAGATATGGAGAAGCAAAAATTACAGTCTGAGGACTTTGCTTGGATTGTTTTTTGGAAGCAATATCTTTTACTCCAAGGAATACAAAAGAAACTATATCAAGAGTCCTATTCATTTTTACTGTGGTCTTGTACAGGATATGGGAATAAAAGTTTCGCCGCTTCAAAGATTGGTTACACAACCATTAAGATCAATGGGTCAAATGCCATTTTATCCACCAAACGTTCGTGGTTGGGTTGGTGGAACCAATTGGATAAATTCATCAACCATACAAGCAAGAAGACAAACCGTTGAAAATCTTTTCGCCACAATAGATGAAAAGACATTAAATGCCGATGAACAAAAACAATTATCATTGGCAAAGGAAAATGGAACATATGAATTTGTGTTCAACGAAAAATCGTTAGCCGAACTATCAAAGCTATCAAACAAGGAAGCATCTTTTGTTTTATGCCATAGATTCATAAACAATCCTTCAAGAGAAATTCTTTATGGGATTGAGAGATTTTTAGGTACCCCCACCCTCAAAGGAAAAAAAGACAGCGGCACTCCCACCACAAGATTGAAAAGAGCAATTGTTACGATACTACAATCGCCAGAATATCAACTATGTTAATACCATGAAAAATCTACCACACACACGCAGAGAATTTCTAAAAGTATCATCCACGGGAATTGGACTAATATCACTTGGTCAATTTGCACCGGAATTTCTGGTGCAATCGGCAATGGCGTCAACTCCGTTGCCAGAAAAAGATAAAAGTATACTTGTAATTGTTCAATTGGCAGGTGGAAATGACGGTCTTAATACTCTTATACCATACGAGGACAGCAATTATTACAAACTACGTCCGAAAATAGGTATCAAGAAAAAAGATGCAATTGTTATCAATAACACACACGCTCTACATCCTTCAATGGCAAAATTCAATCAATTGTTCATTGAAGGAAAAGCTGGCATCATTCAAAATGTTGGTTATCCAAATCCAAACCGCAGCCATTTCAGATCGACTGAAATATGGGAAACCGCCGTTGACAGCGACAGAACATCAACAACTGGTTGGGTTGGAAGATTCATGGACAATCAATGTTCTGGTGTGCCAATAAATTCAACTGATCCATTGGCTGTGCATATGACAAACAACACGCCACAATCTTTTGGAGGAAAAAAACCACATTCAACATTTGGATTTGTCAATAGAATAAACCGAAGAGACAACGAAGACACCAGAAAAGTATTAGAAACAACATATTTAAATACCAATGGTGAAAATGACAATAGTACATTTCTGAAACAAACACTCATGAACACTTTGCTTACTGAAAGAAAAGTGCAGCAAAAATTGGATGAATATAAACCATCGCACAATTATCCAAACAGTAATCTTGCTACATCATTGAAGAATGTTGCCGCCATGATAAGAGCAGGATTTCCAACCAGAGTATATTTCGTATCAATTGGTGGGTTCGACACACACAGCAATCAATTGATAAATCATTCAAACCTTTTGACACAGTTGTCTGATGCACTCCACGCATTTCAAAAAGACCTTGAAGGTCATAAACTAGACAAACAGGTCACCACAATGACATTCAGCGAGTTTGGTCGCCGCCCAAATGAAAATGAAAGTGCTGGTACAGATCATGGAACAGCCGCTCCCCTCTTCGTAATTGGATCAAATGTAAAAGGTGGAGTTTATGGCACTGCGCCAAATCTTAATCTGAAGAAAAATCAAGATGTTGAATTCAGCACAGACTTCAGACAAGTATACAGTACTATGCTTGAGAAATGGATGAATTGTTCGTCTGAAAGTGTTCTTGGAAGAAAATACAATGGTTTGGATATTATCGTTTGACAATTAAGGTGAGTAGGAATAAATTCATGATATGATCATAATCAAAACGATATACAGTGCCGGTGGCGCTTGCCCATATCAATTGGAAGCAAAAACAAATGATGGCCAATGGTTTTATCTTAGATATAGGAATGGAATGCTAAGATATGCGATTGCTCCTAGTTCAGAATCTTGGATGAAGCGAAAAGGTGATAGCGTATATGATTATAGCAAGAAAATCGGAGATGATCTTGACGGATTTGCCAACCACAATACAATATATCCACACCTCAAAGAACTTGTTAAGTTTCCAGAGGACTTTAAAATAGACTCCAACGAGATTATTGACCCACTTGAATTAAAGTGATCAAGGAAAATCTTTGCTTCCGCTACTAGGATTTGTATATCCTTGATACTCATCAACATCATCTGTAGTGGATGGTGTACTTGGAGTAGGTTGAGGTGTAGGAACAGAATTACTGTTCTTTTTCTTTTTCAAGAAAAATACTGCTGCGCCGCCAACCAAAATTAATAGTATTATTATCAACATCATATTCAATAAGTATGTAGATTTTTCTATAAAAGTATTGACTTTTGGTATAAAATAAGTCATAGTTTATGACAATGAATACATTGTCCGTAACTGTAAATGTTGACCAAACTCTACTTAATGCTCTTGAGCCATTTGATTACAAATTTGATGGCACAAGTACATTTAGTCTACCATCGTTTGATGCTCCTAAACGCGATGGTAGTTGGGCGATTGGATTGATTGTTGGTCCATCTGGCACAGGTAAGAGTCAACTTCTAAAAAAGCATTATGGTATTACCTCAGAGCCTATATGGGATGCCAGCAAAGCTATTGCTAGTCAGGTTCAATATCAAAAATTAAGTGCCGTGGGATTGAATAGTGTACCGTCTTGGTGTCGCCCATATCATGTGTTAAGCAATGGTGAACAATTTAGAGCAAGAATGGCTGCAATGCTTGACAGCAATACATCATTCGACGAGTTTACTAGTGTGGTTGATCGTACCATAGCAAAAAGCTGTTCTCACGCTCTTCAACGTCAAATTAGAAATGATAAATTGAATGGTGTTGTATTTGCCACATGTCATTATGATGTCACCGAGTGGCTGCAACCTGATTGGGTTTTTGATACACTTACACAGTCATTGACTGTGGGGAGGTCTCTTTGGCGACGCCCCGATGTTCATCTTTCCATCGAACGATGCGACAGTAGTTGGTGGCAAGTTTTTAAAGACCATCACTATTTGAGTGAAAACATAAACAAAGCATCGCGCTGCTATATTGCAAAGTGGAACGACAACCCAGTTGGATTTGTATCCGTTCTTCCCATGCCAAGTGGAACTCTCAAGAATGCTTGGCGCGAACATCGTGTTGTAATTCTTCCAGACTATCAAGGAATTGGCTTGGGAGTAAGACTGAGTGATGCAATTGGACAGATGTATGTTGACGACGGCAAACGCTATTATAGCAAAACCGCACACCCTCGCATGGGAGAATACAGAAATAAATCCAAAAATTGGAAACCTACCAGCAAAAATATGAAAAACAGACAAGATTATAAAGCTGGTCATGATAGGAAATACAGCAGTCAAAAACATGCGGACAGAACTTGCTACAGTCACGAATATATCAACAAAAGTTGTTGACAACCGTGAAAAAATCTGCATTATGCGGCGAATAATTAAGTAATTTAAAATCTTCGCCATGTCTGAACCAATTGATTTCATCAAAACAAACTTCGAATACAACAATCAATCATTGTATAATCGACTTTCAACATGCAGTTTCAGAACATTACTCCTTAATGGAATATGGAGAACGATGAAATCAAACGGCGAACCAGAATATGTCTTGATTGAAGATATGGCACCAGATCATATAGCTCGTTCTATCAAAAAAGCAAAAGCAGACAACAACTCTCTTATCATTGATATTCTTGCAAGTGAAGTTGAAAGAAGAAGCAAAAGAGGAGAAATGGCACTTTCCAAGTTAAACAATAGCAATAACAAAAACACAGAAAAAAACACAATGAGTACAAGCACAAGTAACAACATAGAAACAAACCAACACGTTTTCAGATATGCCCTGAATGATGTTTTGCGAGTGGCGGGTAAAGACAACAAAGTACGCGATGTAATCGTTACATTTAGACAGGAAGCCTTGGCTGAAAATGGATATCGCGCTGCATATAGATACAAGGTAAAGGGAAGCAATGGAGATAACAGTGCATTGTACTCTCAGCGAGATATGATTGAAATGGAAAATCGTGCTGTTAAATTGGAAAAACGCCGTAGCAAAAAGGCGAGCAAAACAAAGACACAGCGTGATGTATCACAGAAGTTTGAAGTAAATAAGACGTATGGTAGATATACCATTGTAAATCACGATGCTGTTATGCGATTTGGAAAGAGAAAAGACGGAACCCTCACGGTTTCAAACTCTGTCACCGGTCACAGATATGATGTTACTGTTGATGGAGGAAAGACGGTTGTTACATTCACTCAAACAGAACTATCCAAGGCAATTGAAAGAGAAGCAAAAGCAATTGATACAACAAATGCTATTGTGCAAAGCGAACTTGATTTCAATTCATCCGAAAATTCGCAACTTCGTGCAGAGAATAATGAATTAAAGAGAATGATTGCTGAAATTCACGAAAAGCTTAATATGCGAGCGGCCACAACAACTATTCAATAATCCTCATGAGTATACTCGGCATTATTCTATGGACATTGGCAATAGTTTGGATAATTGGAATCGCAGTCTTTGTTTATGGAATAATGACCGCAGAGGACAATGATGACCCAGATGAATGGGAAGGAAAGTAAGAACATATGAAAAATATATTGACAAAGCTTTTTGGGAAAGAAGAGCCAAACAACAAGGAAATAATGCCGCCATCTTATATTCCAGAGGCATTATACAACCTTGGTTGGGAGATAAACATCAGTGGCTCCAAAAGAGTATCATCTGAATGGCAAAGAGTGAATGAAAAAGATATCAACGAAGCCAAGGAATCGCTGAAGAATCAAGTAGAAGAAATGCACAAGATTCTTGAAAAGGCACATACCCAAAAGAAAGAATTCGTTAATCTTGAAAGTAATGTGTTTAGACTAAATGATGTATCATCAGTTACATCATATTGCTACAAAATTTAGGTACCCTACCCCATTATATTCATATATGCTGCGCTTATCATTCAAAATTCAAAACATATTCTCCAAAGACATATGGTATGATATGTACACATATACCAAACAGCTATCACGTAACAAATACTTTGAAAGCCAAGTAATATATTCAGACCACAATATATTTGAATTCGTATTAGATCTATCTTGGAATGGTAGAGATCATGTTGGTCCAAATATTGAATTATCATTATTTGGTTACCATATTATTGTAGGAATATATGACAGCAGACATTGGGATTATAAAGAAGGAAAGTGGGCGAGTTAAATACAAAAAATAACACAAAAAATATATATAAAAAATGATATATAGATATATGTAACCGTATATATAATATATATCATAGAACAATCAACGAAAGAATAATATATGGCAACAAAGAAACCCAGTTCAAAGAAGGCTGCAAAGAAAAGCAGCAACACAACTAAAAGATCAACAAAGAAAAACAAAAATAACGCGGCAGAAATTATTAACGCTACAGAAAATAAAGAGCTTCAAACGCTCGCCGCTCAAGTTGATATAACACCAGTTGTAGAAAATAATAATACAGCAGAAACAGTAGTAGCAGAAACAGCACAAGTTGATACAACAGCATCAACAGAACAAACACCGGATACATCGTCATTAGCATCAAGTGCCGCCGCTATACATAAAGACGAAGTTGTTGTTGAAAACGCATCATATAACAATATGGTAGTTCCACAAACAAAAGATAATACATATGCGTTTATTATTGGTGGATTTGTTCTACTTATTACTTTGATGTTGTTTTTCATATAAGAAATAACAAACATAAAAAGGTTATAATGAGCAGAAAGAAAAAAGAAAACAAGGCATTATCCAAAGAAGATGATGCCTTTTTTACATATGAAGAAGAGAAAAAAGATTTAGGTACCCTATTGCCTAATAAAAATGATACTTCTAATACCAAAAATACCATATATGTGTTTAAAGATAAAAGTACAACAACTGTGTGCTATGATGGTAAAAATGTAAATTATATCACCGTACATATGAATTCTTGAAATATATGAGTAACAATACTAATAACAATATATCAAATATCAAGTATGATAGTCTAGAAGCTATGAAGGTAGAATATAGCTATCTAAGCAAAGAAGAAAAAAAGAAGTATATGAATATGCTTACTGAGTGGTATATGCGAGAAAAAGATATTCTTAGAAATGTTACAAACTGAAATATAAAGTTGGGGAAATATACCCATATATACCATCAAATCGTGTATATACAAAAAGGTGGGATAGTGTGGGGTGAAATGGGGCAATGTGGTAACGTAATGATATAAAAAGGTATACTAGAGTATATACAAGAATAAAAAATATATTATACTATACGGAGTAGATAATAGTAGGTATATTAGGAGTAGATAGATACTAATGCACGCCGCCCGCTGTCAAGCATTTTATTTTATGAGAAATTTCATATATATCTTGACAAAAAATTTAGGTACCCCCTATAGCTAATTTATTCATATGTTGTCAAGATCAAAATTGTTCCACGTGGAACATCTTTTTTGTTGACCTATACAATATAGTATGCCAAGATATTCAACGTTAAATAAACAACACACAAAAAATGGCTAAGATTGATAACAATACCAACACTAAGAAGAACAGCAATAATATGCCCAAGGGTACAATGCCCAAGGACAAGCTAACACGCTTTAAGCTCAAGGGTAATATTGATGAGCCGGGCGAATATAAGCATCGCACAATTGCTGATGTTAAGACAGTTGCTAAGAGTGCGCGTGCTGTTCATACGTATAGAATGTATGTTCATGGTTGCACTGAAAAGCGTCTGCCATCTAGTCTTCGTCGTACTGTTCATTATTTCCTTACTCCTATGAGTAGAATGGATAGTGATAATAGTAAAGATCGTAAGCCAGTTATTGAAGTTGATAACACACCTGAAACAAATAACACATAAATTTTATGATTAGCATTTTGGTTGTAATTTCTGTACTATTCTTCTTGATTGTTGCTGTTTCAATTATTGAAAGCCGCAAGCAAAAAATTGAAGTAGATAAAAATGAATTTGACAAAGCTAATTTAAATAAATGTGGCTGCGGCAAAACAAATGATATTGATGGTAACTGCGATGGCAGTCATATGAGCAATAATTGATAATAGTGTAAATTTAAACTATTATAGATTTTTACCCATTATGGTTTTTCATAATTACCATAGTGGGTTTTTCATTTATATACAATATTTAAATTTTAGGTACCCACCACATCTAAATGATATTGATATTAATGTTTAGCGCCTTGATAATTTTGATCATTGCTATTATGATGTATGAGGATCATAAAAAATTTTAGGTACCCCACCTATGATAATATTTACACTATTGTTGATTTTATTTTTGTGCTATATAGCATTATTGCATTATACAGAAGATTAAAAATTTAGGTACCCCCCCCCCCTTCTTATATACAACAAAATATTGACAGCTGGCTAAAAATGTATATAGTACCAAATATCTTAAGCACATAATGTGTTTAGGTATAACATAACGAAAACAAAAAGTAATACGATAAATATATGAATAATATATCATTGGTAGGTAATGTAGTTAAGGATCCAACAACACGTTCTACACCCTCGGGTAAGAATGTATCAACACTGCGTCTTGCGGTCAACAATCCTCTTAATGACAAAGAAGTTCTTTTCATTGATGTTGATAGTTGGGACAAGCAGGCAGAATTTGTTGGTAAACATGTTAAGAAGGGCAGCTTGGTCAGTGTAGCTGGCCGACTCAAGATGGATGAATGGGTAAAAGATGGTGCAAAGCAAAGCAAGTATTTTGTTGTTGCTGATCGCATCAACTTTGTTGGTGGAAAAAAGAAGGAAGATGGTGGTGTTTCAAGTGATTCACAAAGTGATGAATTTGATGATGCTGCTTTTGCTGCTGCCGCAGGAATCAAGCAGTAAAATAAAATAAAAAATTGGGGAAATTTCCCCAATTCATAAGTTCTTGAGTATCAATGAGTTACAAAGCACATAACTTGTTGATACTCAATTACTTACAATAAATTTATTTTTCCTAGCACCATTTTTTGTCTCGACTTTTTTTATTTTTTGTGCTATACTATTTGAGTCAGGGGGAGTCATTTTTTTTGACACAACCTTGGAATTTGGGTAGCCTTCGGTCCCCTACCCTTGGGTCACCCTCTCGGGATTCGCCCTGTCTCGGCTTTTCGGAATCTATCTCCTACTTCCACCGTGATACCATTATCGCAGAAATTAAAAAAAATGGAAGCCCAACGAATTTTGTAACTCGTTGAGCTGTAACAACCGAACAAAAACCCCCTTAGTAGGGATTGTTGCTCTTGATCCATTCCTCAAGGTCAGCCTCGCTTGGAGGCGTTACGCCGAGCTTCATCACGTTATCCATTGAGGTATAGACCCTTGTGCCGTCCAATAGGCGCAACCCGATGCGATATGAGTTTGGGCGAAAGCTGTCCCTACCTTTCCAAACCACTTCACCCTTCGTTCCCTTGGCTACCTTGCGGCCCTTGACTACCTCAACCTCGCAGCCAACGTCGATAAACGCACGGCGACCCATCAGCACGCTGTACGCCATCTTGGGGCCAACCTCACGGTTCCACCAAGCACGCGCCTTGGCTACCACTTCCTCCGTAGCGTCAGCGCGGTGATACTTGCTTGGGGCGTATGCGCGAGTGGTGCCGTCATCAATGGTGCGCACGCAACCCTGCTCTTCGTCCCAAACCGTCGCGTAGAAATCCGAGTCGTGATAGCCGTTGCGCTCGCTGGTTCCAAGCACGCAACCCGTGAAATCACGGTCATAGTCACAAACCTTGGCTTCAATGATGGTACTCATAGTGCAGCCAGTTTGATCAAATATTTTTAAAAGGTAAAGAAAAAAATGATGTACATTGAATTTTTCGCATCAACAAAATTTGTGTAGGAGTTGGTGCCCTACTCTTGGAGTTTCATCTCCTCATCTAGTCTCTTCGGGATCTTGCCCTACTCTCGACTACCAAAACAGTCTAGCAGAGTTTTTAAAAAATACCATCAAATAAACTTTTGTAAGTCGTTGATGAATTTTCTCAACTTTGTTCTTTACTTTTTTATTTTTTCCATCAAGATGTATGCACAATGAAGACCACATACGGTTCAGCGGTTCCGATCTACTGCTCCACCAGTTTTGATTGGAAGGGCAATGTTGGATGGGCGGACGAAAGCAAACTCATCAAACTTGACACATATCATTCTTCTCTTAATTACAATGGAGTTGGTATCAAAAGCATCAAAACTGGTGAAGTTAAATATTTCGAGCCCATCTATGATGAAGATGGTTATGATGGCGAGTATATGATGTTTGGCTGCGACAATATAAGTGTGCAGATTTGGAACTATTAAAAAATGAAACATTCTTTGGAACTTAATAAGAACCAACTAGTAGCTACATTGTGTGCGCTAGAATTGTTCTTGGAGGATTGTGAACGTGAAGAGCATCATGGCAGCAATCCTATTGACCCATCATTCAAGAAGGGTGTAGAACAGACCATCAAGAAGTTGAACAAAGAATACAAGAAACTTTCTTGACTTTTCATAAATCCTAGATCAACATCTGGACAATGCAAATCGATACCACAGGTTTGCTTGAACCTCAATTCAAGCACGTGCAGAAGCTCGTAGACTCACTGTATCTTAATGGTCATGCCGTGGATATGAGTGAGACGGGCACCGGAAAGACTTATGCGGCAGCGGCGGTCATTCGCGAAATGAATCGTCCATTCGCCGTGATTTGTCCCAAGAGTGTTATTCACCAATGGGAAAAGATTCTGGCCAGCTTCAAACTTAAAGCCACTACACTGATCAACTATGAAAAGCTTGGTCGTGGAAACACCAAGTATATGAAGTGGAAGAAGTTGCCGGATCCCGTGCGTCCTTATCAGGAGAATGCCACTGCCGAACTTCCTCAGTTCAATTTCGATCCCAACACATTAATTGTGGTTGATGAGGGTCACAAGTGCAAAGGTAATAACACCAGCAACAGTTGGATGATGATTGCACTAAAGCTTCAAGGATATCGTGTACTGGTATCTTCCGCCACTGTTGCAACGTCTCCTCTTGAGATGCGTGCGTTTGGGTTTTTGACCAATCTCCATGCTCTCTACAACTTCAGAGATTTTTGCCGAGTGCATGGTGCGGAATTGCTTCCACAGTATGGCGCGATGAGTTTCAATCTTGCGAGCCAAGCTGCACGCGAGTCTATGCTGAGACTTAATGAGTATCTTTTCGATACCAGCAAGTGCGCAAGTCGCATGAAGGTAGAGGATTTTGGCAAGCAGTTTCCAGAGTCCCATATTGTGGCGGAAGCATATGACCTTGGGTCCAATGAAGCCAAGATTCAATCCGTTTACGATGATATGGACGCCGAGTTGGCCAAGCTTGAAGAGAAGGCTCAGAACTACAGCGAACACGTGTTTGCCGTGATGATGGAGGCTCGTCGCAAGGCAGAACTTTGCAAGGTGCCGCTATTCGTTGAAATGGCGGAAGATCTCTACGACGAAGGTAAGAGCGTTGCGTTGTTTCTCAACTTCACTGATACTGTGGATGCCGTCGTCAAGCGTCTTGAGAAGATGCCGAAATTCAAGGACCAAATTGGCTACATTGTCGGCGGACAAACTGACAAGCAGCGCATTTCTGACATTGAGGCATTTCAATCCGACAAGAAGCGAGTGATGGTGATCAATATCGCTGCTGGCGGAACGGGTGTTTCATTGCACGACCTCAATGGCAAATTTCCACGCGCCAGCATCATCAGCCCCAATTGGAGCGCATACAATATGCGCCAAGCATTGGGTCGAATCTGGCGCTTGGAAGGCAAGACCAAGAGTTATCAGCGCATTGTTTACGCTGCCAAGTGCATCGAGGAAAATATCTGCCATCGCGTTCAAGCCAAGTTGCAGTGCCTCGACACGCTCAACGACGGTGACCTCGCTGAGAGTTTGACTTTGGTGTAAACCATTGGAGTGGCGGGGGATGTGAGTGGTATCCATCCCTCGCCACTTTATTCTCGACTTTTTATAAAACATCAACCATACTGCTTGCACGATGAACAACACCCTCACGTTTCACTCTGACGCTGGTCACGGTTGGCTGGAAGTCTCTGATCGCGATCTGGCTGATCTTCACGCCACTCCGAAGTACTTCTCTGGTTACAGCTATCGCAAGGGCAACCGCTACTTTCTTGAGGAAGACTGCGATGCGCCGAAGTTCATTGCCTTGTTCAAAGCTAAGTATGGTGAAAAGCCCACCATTGAAGAGCAGTATCACGATGGTGACTTTGTTGAGGACAACAATCTGAACAGCATCCGATTCTAAAATGAAAACATCCACACTTCCTGTAAATTATGTGAACTGCCGATGCGTTACTATGAGCGCATTGGCAGGAATAAGTCGGGATGCTTCTGAAGCAATCAGCAGCCTGTATATTTCAGACATTGATCTGCATCTTGGACATAATGGAACTGGCACACTTATTTCCAATCGTGCTTTCATTGATCTGTTGGCAAAGGTTGTGCCAAACAAGCATCTTGGCTACGAGCAAATCATTCAAGCCATCAATGATCTTGACGACGACATTCACATCGACCTTGAGAATTAATCCTTGACTTTTTATAAATTATCCCTAGACTGATTGGACGATGAAAACCTACCGCATCTACACTCCTTGGGACAACATCACCATTGAAGCGAAGAACGCCAAGCAGGCTCGCATTGAAGCTGTGAAGCAACTGCTTTACGAGATTGAGACAGATTGCGGAGCTTCCCTCGACATTGAGGAAGTTGAAGAAGAGACGAATGGATTTGATGGCGTCGGTGCTGTTGACCAAACTGGCATTTAATCCTTGACTTTTTATAATTCTCTGTTAGAGTATTACCACGATGAAAAACGAACTCGCAATCAAGCTCGTCGCTGCTGCCGACAAGTATCGTGCAGTTGAGCGTAACTATGAGGGTGCTGCTGAAGTGGTCCAATCAGATTACGAAGACCTCATCAGCATTGCTGGTATGATTGAAAACAACGAGAGTAAGAAATCCATATCCAATGCTATGTGGAATCTTGACACTCTTGTGCGCGATGTTATTCCTGATAAAGTTTATAACGCTTACAACCGATGAAAACATACACGGCTGAAGTTACTGTTCGTCTCAAGATCAACGCGAACAGTGAAGACGATGCGCGTTATGCGCTTCAAGAAATGGATTATTCGTTTGACTTTATTCAAGACCGCGCCGAAATTACTAGCTCCGAAATCACCGATCAACTCATCAAGGACTAACAATGGCTAACTATTACGAACAGGCTCGCACCAATTATTTCAACGTCAAGGACGCTGCTGCATTCCAAAAGTTTATTGAGACATTCAGAGGTATTGATCTTGTTGTTCAAGAGCAGACTGGACAGTATGCTCTGCTTTTTGACGAGACTGGCATTCCTTGTTCTATCTACGACGAGGAGACTGATGACCACATTGATGTTGATTTTCCTTACGAAGTTTCACAACATCTGACCGATGACAGCATTGCTGTTTTCGAAGCGATTGGTAGTGAAAAGATGCGCTATCTTTGCGGCTATGCCATTGCGGTCAATAGCAAGGGAGAGCGTGAGGACATTAACATCTCTGAAATCTATGCACGCGCCAAGGAAAAGTTTGGCGTGAAAGAAATTGGCGAGGCGAGTTATTGATCTTGACTTTTTATAAAATCTAACCAAACTAACTAATACTATGGGATACACAACTGACTTCAATGGTGACTTTGGTCTTGATAAGGTGCTCGCCCCCGAGCACAAAGCCTACTTGCAAAAGTTTGCTCAAACGCGCAGAATGAAGCGCAAGGAAGAGCTTACGCTTGAACGCGAAGACCCTATCCGCGATGCTGCGGAACTTCCCGTCGGCTATGACGGTGCATATTTTGTCGGTGAATTGGGAGACTTTGGTCAAGGAATCGGACACAATCAAAAAGGCATTCCCGACCTTGTTGACTATAACAATCCTCCGTCTGGTCAGCCAAGTCTGTGGTGTCAATGGACTCCGAGCGATGATGGTTATTCAATCAAATGGGACGGTGGTGAGAAGTTCTATCATTATGTGGAGTGGATTGAGTATCTCATCGAACACTTCCTTAAGCCGTGGGGTTACACTCTTAACGGCGAGGTGGAGTGGTATGGCGAGGACGCCAATGATCGCGGCATGATTGTTATTGACAACAACGTTGTTAAGACCAAGATTGCTCGTATTGTTTACGAAGACGCCGAATAAAATGAGCAACAAGCAATACTATACAGACAACAAAGGTAGATGGATTGGTTCTGTCACCACCGAAAGCAATGGTCGCAAGACCATTTTGGATAACAAAGGTGCTCTACTCGGTCGAGTGCACGATGGTAAGACACTTGACAACAAAGGAGCATTTTTTGGACGCGGAGATCAATCACAAAGACTGTTCAAGTAAAATTTGATGACAAACAACGACACCGTAAAAATTCTTATCATTGATAGCGCCAAGACGCCGATTCATACAGAGAAGTATGAATTCAATGCCACTGACGCTGATAAAATCAAAGAGACAATTCTTTCATCTCTTAATCGACTTGGCAAAGCAACACATGCATTAATCAAGTACAAGAACGAGTATTTTATTGCAGATCATACTGCACAAGGTAAGAATATGTCTGAAACATATTATCGCCACAAGATCAAGTATCATCCGTTTATGAAGTATTTAGCATGAACATCTATCATCTAGACATCAAAGATAAAGAAGATCATCAGTTTGACATTGATTATCATTTTTCTCATCCTACAAAAGGTGCATCAAATCTGTATGATGATTTCTACACAGCATATGACAAGGTAAGTGAAAGTGAGAATGATTGGAACATTGTTGACATTTTAAATGAACTTGGTAATATGGGATGGACAAAAGTAGATGTTCTAACGGTAGATGTCTTTTATTAAAAAATTAAAAAACCATCACTTTTTTCTCGACAAATAGAATATATATGCTAAAGTAGAATTGTTCTTTAAATAACATAGATAGGTAAGCATCCCTTTGATGAACCTACGGTGCGCATATCGCGCCGCCAGAATAATACAAGCTACAGACAGAGATGAAAGAAGCAAGTAGAGATAATGGTGGAGAGAAAGCGACAAACAAACATAGACAAAGATCATTGCTTGGTTAAATCGTAGGCTGTGGATGGATGGAGAATCAGTCGGTTTGAAAAATAATTTTGTGGCAGGGTAGAGTATGCGGTAACTCGTCACGCTCATAATGTGAAGCAACGGATTCAAACGCCGTCCCTGCTCCCAATTTTGTATGTGTCCTGCGACGGGGCATACAAGAAAAAAAGAAAAGACCACGCTCCCGAAGGCGTGGTCTTTTTTCTTGACTTTTTTAAAAAAAGTCTCCAAGATGTTCGCACGATGAAACCCTGCGTCAAGGTTGGAAACAAACTCATTCCACGCAAAAACGTGGAGTTTATTGATATTGAAGAGTGTCCTCTTACTGGCAGAGATATCATCACGTTTGAATACAAAGGCAATATTCACAAGTCTTATCTCTTTATCTAAAATGAACATCGACTCTATTAGCATCAATGAGTATGATCTGCCCATGATCATTCGCAACAATGTGCGAATTGATTGGGTCAATCTTGGTGAAGGAAATGATGGGGATTATGACCCAACTGACAAGTATGATGAAAACCTTCTTCGTTTTGATGTTTATCGCTTCGACGGCAAGGAGTGGGAAGCTATTGAAGATGGTAGCTATTGCACTCAAGTAGCTGCTGGTACAGACCAAAAGATTTTGATTGAACATCTTCGTCACTTTATGGACACCATCTATGACGATGTTTCCACACACGGCAAAGCAAAGCGACTCTGCGAACAGCTTTCTTGGATTGAATAATTCTTGACTTTTTATAAAATTAATGTAGGATGGTCGCACGATGAACGAACTACTCCTCGCCAAACTCAAGAAGCTCCTCAATCTCAGCAAGTCCGCCAACATTCACGAGGCGGAGCTTGCTCTCCAAAAGGCTACGGCAATGGCGGCAGAAGCTGGTATCGACCTTGCGATGGTAACTGCCAAGGCTGACAGCGAGGCTGAGAAGCTGGAAATGGTGCAGGAGACTGCCTTCAATGGCAAGCGTCTGCCTAGCCTTCAGAAGTATGCCTCTTGGCTCCTAAACAAGCATTTCAATGTCCACGTGATTTATTCTGGCGGGCGCTACTTTGGTCGCAGCGTCAACATTCTCGGAGACAAGCGTGATGTCGAGTTTGCCAAGTTCGTCAACGAGTTTGTGCAGGATGATATGCAGCGCCGTTGGGAGTATTACAAGAAGAGCAACGGTTTGAGCGTGCGCATGAAAGACACTTTCATGTACAACCTTTGGCGTGGGTTGGACAGCAAGCTGACCGAAGCCAAGGCGGCGGCGGAAACTGCCAAGTTCAACGCTATGCCGCAGGAGCAGGTGGCGGACACCAAAGCTCGTTATGGCATCGTGATTTCGGACAAGAAGGCGGCGGTGCAGCAGTTCGTCAGCAAGACTTATCCCCGCTTGTCAAGCACAAGAATTTCGGTTCGCAACTTTTCTAACTCGACAGTTGCGACGGATGGGTATTCAGTTGGGCGTTCAATGAACATCAGCCGCCCAATCGCATGCTAACCTATCGCCAAAATATCACCCACTACCCACAGTTGGGAGCATACAACTGTGGGCCTGTGGCCCTTTCCTGCCTCTTTGACACCTCGTTGGAGCAACTGGAGAAAATGGTGGAATGCGACAAAGACAAGGGCACGTACACCACCAAGGTGGTTGACGCAATGAAGCGTGAGAAAATTGAGTGCAGCCATATCTCCCTTAATGGTGACGGTGAAAACCATCTGTGGTGGTTGGAGCTTAACTCCTACCGTTGGCCCATCTACCTTGGTTGTCACTTCATCGTGCAGGGCAAGCGTGGTCGCCCCAGCAACCACCATCACGCTGTGCTGCTCGCGAATGGTATGATCTATGATGGCAACAGCCATCGTGAGGAGCCAATCGGTGCTGTCGCAGAGAAGTTCAACAAGAAGTTTGTTGTGAAAGATGCAATCATCTTCCATCATGAATTGAAGGGTTGGAAACAAAATTTGGAAGCCGCATAACTTTTTTCACGAAAAATTAAATTTTTTGTTGACTTTGTTTGGAAATAAAATATTTATCGGTGATCCCTTTTTCTCCGATGAAGCTCATAATTTCCAGTGGTAAAATTTTAAAGGTCAATCACCCAAATCTTCCTATACCAGCCCCCACGCAATTACCCGCGCCAAGATTGGTCACAGAAAAAAAAGTGAAAAAGCCTTGACATTTTTTATTTTTTAATCATCCTAATTAGCAATGAACACTTACAAAGTACCTGTTACTTGGAGAGAGTATGGTCATGTCTTTGTCAAGGCAGACAGTATTGAAGAAGCTATTCAAAAAGCCCACGATGAAGATTTGCCCCACGACAACAGCGAATATCTTGAAGGTAGTTTTGAAATTGATTACGAGGGCGTTCGCGCAATCTAACCATACGCGACCGTAGCTCAGTTGGATAGAGCAACAGATTTCTAATCTGTGGGTCGTGGGTTCGAATCCCACCGGTCGCGCCATTCTAAAAATAATTCTTGACTTTTTATAAAAATCTGTCAACCTAATCAGCACTATGGGACTAGATATGTATCTCAGCGCCGAGAAGTATATCTCGGGTTATGACCACGACAAGAATGAGAACTTCGGCAAAGTTCTTGATCTTTTTAATCTAAACGAGGATGATGTTCACAATTCTATCACGGTCAACATCACCGTTGGTTATTGGCGCAAGGCCAATGCCATTCATAATTGGTTCGTTCAAAATATACAGGATGGTAGGGATGATTGCCAACGCAGCTATGTTCGCCGCGAAAAACTACTTGAGTTGAAGAGTGAGTGTGAAGCTGCTCTTGCTGCCTACAACAATGGTGACAAGGATACGGCGGAAAACCTAATTCCTCCTACTAGTGGATTTTTCTTTGGAAGCACCGAAGTTGATGATTGGTACAAGGCCGATTTGGTTGAAACCATCAAAATCATTAACACGTGTTTGAGTGATAAGTTAAATGGATTTGGATTTTACTACCAATCCAGTTGGTAATACTTGACTTTTCTTAAAAAGTATCCACACTTCTACTCAATGAACGCTACGAACATCGAACCTCAAACCTGCCACTACATCACTGCCAACACGTTGGCAAAGATGAGCAAGAATGCTGCCGAGGCTATTGATGCCTTGTTCAACTCTGATTTGGATGTTAGCTTTGGCGATGCTAATCGCACTCTGATCGACATCCCTCATTTCCTACGCCTATTGGAGGATGGTATGGAGCAGCAGGGTATTTTTTGGGTTCCTCTTGGCCCCGATGATGACGAGACGCACCACGCTGGTTACGAGGAAATCAAGAACGCGCTTGACGAATACACTAACGAAGTTTACATTGATCTCGAAAACTGAAATAACACCACGATGAAACTGACGCAATACATCCGCCAACTCCAAGAAATCGCCAAGAAGCAGCCTGACGCAGAAGTGATTTATGCGGCAGACGAAGAAGGTAATAGTTATTCTCCTGTTTTTTACGAGCCGTCTCTTGGTTATTTTGATGGAGACAGTTTTGACACCACGGCGAAGCCTGTCAACGCCATCTGTATCAACTAATTTTAGCTCGGGCTGGTAGCTCAACGGTCAGAGCAGAGGACTCATAATCCTTTGGTTAGGGGTTCGAATCCCTTCCGGCCCACCACTTTTATCATATGAAAACAATAATCAACAAAATAAAGGAGAACTCCACACAACTTATTCAAGGACTGTTTCTTGGTCTTTTTCTAACAATGGGTATTTTCAACATCGTTGATGGCATTTTCTTTTCAAAGATTATGTGGCAGACGAACTGCGGAGTTAATCAGATCATCATCGGTGCAATCATGTCCAAGATTTAGTTCTTGACTTTTTATAAAGAACAAGTACTCTGTGTCTTGTTCTTTTCAATGGTCTTGTAGCTCAATGGTAGAGCCGTTGACTTTTAATCAATTGGTTGTGGGTTCGAATCCCACCGGGACCACCAATTTCGCGATGAACCCAAAGACAAGGAGGGGGTGGGCTCGGTTCCCACAATAGTGCGTGAAAGCTCGCACCATCGCACAATTTTTATTGACAATTTAGGTAGGTAAGTCATAGTTATCTTTGTTCTTTTTAATGCCGAGTTAGCACAATGGCGGTGCAACTGTTTTGTAAACAGTAGGTTGTCGGTTCGAATCCGACACTCGGCTCCATTTTTCAGACAGAGGTGCAAGTAAGTCGTCTACATCCTCTGGAGTACTGCATAAGGTGCTTGACAGCAGTAAATAACAGGGCTCATGATCCTGCCTCTTTATCTGAACATTTTTTACGCCGCTATCGTCTAACGGTTAGGACGCCGGATTTTCATTCCGATAATCGGGGTTCGATTCCCCGTAGCGGTACCAATTTTATGAACGATTCTCATTTACTTCCTCCTCAAGCAGACATTGACGCTGCACTTCAGATTGAAAAGAGTGTGAAGCCAAGTGAGCGTGAGCGTTATTTGGAGTACATGAACAATGTTCCTATGTCTGACCGCAAGACCGCAAGAGAATTGCGTGATGGATGTATCTTGAGCCAACTTTTCAATCGTTTTCGCAGTTAAAGTTCTTGACTTTTTTTAAAATCTGTTCATTCTATCTCTTGTCAATGAGGTTTGGAAGCCGTCAACTGCCTCATCATTAAATTCAGGTATTGCTGAATGGCGCGGCCCAATTTTTGTTCTTTGTGGCCACAAAAACCGGTGTCAGGGAGCCCACAGGGTTATCCCTTATTGTGGGGAACGCTAGTCCCACGGCTCCACGGGGAGTCTCCGGAAATCTAGCGCGCCAATTTTCTCTTGACTTTTTTTAAAATCTGTTCATTCTCTTCTTTGTTCTTTGGTAGTATCAAGACAGATAAAAGTCGCCTTGCGCGATGGAATCAAAGTTGAACAGTGATGTGTTCAATGAAAGGGTTTGGATTTATCACCAAATACCTGAGATTTAACCGACCAGCGCCACCATTAAAAGCAAAGCCACACGGCATTGATTCGTCGGAAAGAGCAGCTTGAAAGTGTGAAACTCTTGCGGAACAGCAGAATTCCGCTATCTGTCTTGATATTATCATTGACTTTCTTTAATTTTTGTTCATTCTCTTCTTTGTTCTAGGGTGCATTGCCAATAGGAAGTACTCACGGAACTACAGTAAGCAACAGTTAGTGCGGAACTCGTGACGAAGATTCTGATCAAATCCTAGTTAGCGTGATTATGGATCGGCTCCATCGCTGTTGCTGAAATCTTTTTTGTTCTTTTGATTTTCTCTCATTATTCCGCAACATTGTAAAAGGTGAAGCGCGTGTATCGAAAAATGTAATGGGAGAATATTTTTTGGCAGGTCGCTCTGCCGGAACTCTAAAATCTATGCCAAGCGCTAGTGACCCTTGCCGGTATCACACAGGTTGACCTCTGGATTTTAGAGAATATTTTTACGCAGTGTTGGTGTAGCTGTGCAATAAACATAGTTGGCAATCCTGCCAAAAGTCGGGCAGCGCGTCCTGCTCACACTGCTCCAATTTATCTTGACTTTTTTTAATTCTTCAACGACACTATCAGCAAGATGAAACTTGAATGCTGCGATGTTGAGTTAGATTATGAGAGTGCTGGACGGCGTGACACCGAGACGATTGGTGGATACAGCGTCGAGTATTTTATCTGTTCTGAATGCAAGCAGCGTTATGAACTTATCGGAAATAGTTTGTGTATGACTGAAGAAGAGCCTTGACTTTCTTTAAATTTAGTTCAAACTGACTTCACGATGAAGCCCGAATATCGCATTCAGATTTACGACAAGCAGTACCTTGAATGGAATACTTTTCCTGATGGATGTTTTGATAGTAAAGAAAAGGCTATTGCTGAAGCGGTTAAGGTTCTTAAGGGGTGGGGTAAACGCAATCACAAGATTCGTTTGATTGAAGTGTGTGAGAAAGTTATTCGGCTTCCAAGCATCAAGAAATAAATCATATGGAACACCCTCTATATTATGCCATTGATTATGATCTTAATGTGATCAAGTTGGGTTATTTTGACAACGATCATCTTGCTTGGCTTTATACTGAAAAAAAGGAGATTGAGTTTATGAAAATTCTTAATCACGCTGAACTGATTACTCTTTACAACAACATTGATGCTGCCACATCAGATTCATTGGCTGGACAACCTTTTGCTTGACTTTTTTTATTTAGGTCTCCATACTACTCCCATAATGAAAATCAAACTGCAAGAAGCTCTTGACCTTATTCAAGCTGCTGATGTTGTTCGTGTAACTGATATGGATGGATTTATTGAGCCTATCATCTCATTCAGTGATATTGAAGGCAAGCCAGACAATGAGTTTATGTATATGAGTTGGGATGATGAACATGATGAGTTTGGTGCCAGATTTCTTGAAGAAGGCAATGAAGAAGTAGAGCGTGATGGCAACAAGATTGCTATCACCGACAGCGAAGGCAGCGAGTTTGAGTTTAATCTGTTTCGCCTAGTGCCGATTCTAGCTTGACTTTTAATACATAGGCGCGTAACCTGACTGCCTATCAACGTGGAGCCAACCAAGCACAACTCCACCAATCATTTTAAAAATCAAATGCCTCGTCCAAAGAAGATCAAAGTTGAAGTTCCCAAAGGACCGCCCAAGAAACGTGGGCGCAAACCCAAGCCAAAGGTTTTGAGCATCAAAACTGAAGAAGGTTACACAGAAATTCCTTTGGATGGTTTGAAATTTCCTTGGACTGGTAATCCAGATTATTTCAAGAGCGAATCAACTCCATTAAGCATCAGCGAGATGACCAAGGAATCTTGTGCTTATCCCAATCGCTACCTTGATGATCAATGCTTTGGATGTTCCATCTATGATTCTTGTAGATGTTCTTTGAAGTACAACAAAGAAGATATGAAAAAGCCAGTTGAAAAGGTGAAGATTAAGAAGTTAAGTTCATTCGATTCATAACTTATTTGAAATTAAAGTGTTAGAGGACGGGAGAAAAGGGTAAAAAGTTACAATTTTTCTTGATTTTTTTTAAAAATATGTCAGAGTATGGCCAAGATGAACGCCACCAAGAAAGACACCGTCCAGTACGTCAAGAATCAACTCGCCACCAACAAGGTGTGGGCGCTGAAGGCTCTGATCCGCATCTATCAGGAGAACCAAACTGCCGATGAGCAGGCGGCGAAGGTCACCAGTCACGACAACGGCATTGGTTTCAGCGGCTGTGATGCCGAGTTCCTTTCTAGTCTCGCGGAGCAGTATCTGCGCCGTGGTAACCTGAGCGACAAGCAAATGAGTTTCGTCCACCGCAAGATGCCGAAGTATGCTCGGCAGGTCATCGCGATGAGCGATGCATCCAAGTTGGACGCTATGGTCGTAGCGGGGTAACCCCTGCTGTGGGGTGCGCACACAAATCACGCACAATAATTCTTGACTTTCTTTAATTTAAAATCCAAGATACTTGCACGATGAAATACGGAAACATCAGCAACGTGATGGTATTCAAGACCGAGGAAACTTTCAACAAGGCGTTGGCCCTTCTCACGAAGAACGGTCACGGTTTCGAGATGAGTGGCTATCCTCTTGCTCTCAATTTCTATCCTGAACACCGCCACAGCTATGTTTATGCTCAGATCGATCTGGCGTTGGCTGGCATCAATGACGGAGAAGATTATGGAATCAAGTATCGTTAATTACTTGACTTGTTTTAAATTTAACACCAACATATCAGCACTATGAACTACGCTTACTTGTCTGGATACCTTCAAAGCGCATTGGAAAATCTCGCTTATGATGACAAATTTCTTAAGATGAAAAGTGATGATCGTCGTAGGGATTATCTTCGAGAAATGGTTCGTGAGGCTCAACTCAAGGCAATTGAATTCGAGTCCGAAGTTAATTCCAAGATGATCAAGATCTGAAAATTTATGTCGAACAAAACCAAACGCATCAAGTACAACACGCCGCTGACATTTCCTCAGACATTTACTCTGAGGGAACTGCGAAAGGCAAACGCGAACAAGATGAAGCTGATTACCATCTACTCACGTGTGCAGAATGGAATTGAAAATGGTACCATTGAAGAGGTTGGTATTCAACAGCCGTCTGTGTCTCGTCGTGGACGCAAGGAGATTGTCTACAAGATTGTGGAGGTGGTAGGTGCCCCTGCATGCAACATTGCACCCATCACTGATGGCAACAGTTCAGACAATCCTTTTTGAAAATGAAGTTAACTAATTTCCAAAAGTGGTATTACACTACACTTCCCAAGATCTTTGAATCTGGTGACAATGTCGATGGATGGATCCGATTCGAAAGCAAATATCGAAAAATGGATGCATTTTACAATAAAAGATATGGCACAGTTGTGAAGCGTCCAAAGTTTATTATGGATAAGCGCACTCCGCTTTATTTGCGCGTACCCACAATCAATTTAGGTGATGGATGGGTTCTTCAGCCAATTGTGAAGAAAACCAATTTAAAGAAAGCTGTCAATGAAATCAAATCTGCACTCAAGAAGCACTCCGCTATTAATCCAGACATTCACGTTGGAAATGTTGGATGGTATGAAGGTAAACCATTGATGTTTGATTGGTGAAATTTTCTTGACTTTAAATAAAAATGAGGTCTTAATAACCCACGATGAAATACGAATACGTTGCTGAAAAAATTGCAGTGTTCATTACTGCATTGTGCGTTATTTTTTTGGGATCTTTGGTTCTTGCGCTTCCTTTGCTTTGGCTTTGGAACGCAACAATGCCTGAGTTATTTGGTCTAAAAGAAATTAGTTGGTGGATGGCTTGGAAGCTTATGCTACTCTCATCCATTCTGTTCAAGAATTTCTTCAGCACATCAAAAAGTTCTTGATTTTTATAAAAATTCTGCGATACTATTCAACATCATGAGCAACACCACCATCGTTGAGAAGCTGAATCTGGATATGCCGCTCACGGATTTCATTCGTGGCGTGAACAAGATCATCAATGATCATTGGACCAGTTCTGGGTTTGTCCACAACGATGCTCCGCTTGTGATGGTGGACAGTGTTGGACCCAAATATGCCAAGTTGGCGGTCTATGAGAAGCGTCCAGCTAAAACTGGTCCGCTTGTGGCGGAGCGGGTGTATTGCTTCTACAATCACACCAACGGCGACCTTCTCAAGGGAAGTTGGAAGGCTCCTGTGGCCAAGGGTGTGCGTGGCAATGTGAAGGAAACCAATGTGCTGGACAAGTTTGATTGGCACGGCCCCAAGTATCTGCGGGGTCTGTGATTTTCTTCTTTACTTTTTATAAATCTGTGCTAGAGTATACGCACGATGAACAACGAAACTTGGACCGAGTGCTTCAGTCAGTATCGCCTTCTTGGTGGTCTCACCCAAGCTATGCTGCGCAAGTGGGCGGCGGATTTCTTGGTAGAGCGTGGGTTTGACGAGATTGGATCCTCTGACATCAACCACAGCCTCTTTGATATGTGGGAGGCGGCGGGCGGCGATTGGCAGAAGGCGATCCTTAACGAGGTAGATGCTCGCAGTTAAAATAATTCTTGACTTTACTTAAAACATAAACCAACATAAACACCGTTATGATTAATCCTCCCAACACTGTTATCTTCCAATATGTCCGCAATCGGCGGCGGCAGAAGGTCGGCGTCGTTGCCGCTTTGAAGCGAAGCGACAACACGGTCGGTCTCGGTTATAGTCTTTGCGCTACCAATCGGGGCGACACTTTCAATCCTACCACCGCGCTAAACATCGCGCTTGGTCGGGCTGATACCTTCCCCCATTTTGAGTGCAAGGAGATTCCGCAGAGCGTGGAGAAGGACTGGAGCGAGATCTATGATCGCGCCGTCCGCTACTTCAAGGGCTGCGAGATCGGTTAAAGTTTCCACGGTGGGGAGCGCATACCAGTTCACGCTCACTTTTTTCTTTACTTTTAATAAAAATCTGTCAGTGTTTGCACCATGAACTCTGCCACCATCTCCAACAACGAAGTTGCTGCTGTCTACTCTGCTCGCGATGGACGCGAGTATCTGACCATCGACATTCCCAATGGTTGGGATGATGTCAAGAAGCTGACCAAGAAGGTGCTGACCTACAACGGCAGCAAGTTCGTGTTCACGGGTTGGAACAGCGACACGCTCAAGTGCTACTTTGTTGGCACAAAGAATGTGGCGACGATTTCTTAACTTTTTTCTTTACTTTTAATAAAAACCTGTCACTGTATTCACCATGAACTCCACCATTACCTTCGCTGACGCTGGGCTGTTTGCTATCGCCGTGACCGCCCTTGAGATGGATGCAACTCCTCCCTACACCGTGGACGAGGACACTCTCACCATCAACGCCGAGGACATTGATGGTGTGGTGGACATTCTCCACGACAACGGTATCTTCAACTTCATCTGCTATCGCGCCGATGGCGACACGGAGCACGATCAGTTCCGCAGTGATGCGGAGGCTGATGCCGATGCCCTCGCCTCTGCTGGATTCGGCACTGATGAGGACTATGGCTACTACGGTGGCGACGATGAGTAAGATGGTTGGCCCCGCCAGCTTGGACGACATCCTTAATGGGCCTCGTCCAAGACTGGTGGGTCGGTTGGTGTTTGACCACAAGACCGCGCCGAGCTTGATGCTCCTCACAGAAGATCAAGCAAAAGCACATGACAAGGCAACACGCCGAGCAGGTTATGGCACTTGTTTAAAAAGAGTTTCGCCACACCGTTCTTGACTTTAATTAAAAAATAATCATCATTTCATCACAATGAGCTACAACATCTCTAGTTGCTTGATCAAGTCGTCTGCGATTACCAGCCATCCTAATGGTGAACTGACCACACGAGCTTTTGTTAATTATTTTGACAATCAGTTTGTTGGAAAGTTCAGTCCTGTCAAAGTGGAAAAGCTTGATATTACCAATTCAAATGGTGTAAGTTTTTTTAAGCGTGATGCTGATATCAGCGTTTCTGCTCTTCGCGCCATTGCTGCTGGTTTAATTGAAATTGCCGATAGTGCTGAACAGGCGCATGCTCGTATGGCTGAATTGAACAAGAAGGCTTGACATTGGTTAAAACAACATTCAATCTATCTACCTATGCCTAATTGGTGCTCAAACACAATCGTTGTTAGTGGTGAAGCTGCTGATGTTGTCGAATTCAATGAGTGGCTTGGCGATGGCAAGGCTCTGCTGTCCAAGATCAATCCTACGCCAACACAGTTGACTGAAACTACCGCTGGGTTTCACGGTGATCCTGAAAAGCAAAAAGAGCTTGAAAAGCAAGAGCAATCTAATCTTGAACAGTTTGGTCACAAGAACTGGTATGATTGGAACATTGCCAATTGGGGAACCAAGTGGGATGTTGATGCTGAAGTGGATGATGTCAGCAGCATTAATGAACAGATTATTTTTAGTTTTGAAAGTGCTTGGGCTCCACCGCAGCGTGCCATCTCTGCTATTGCTGAAAAGTTCAACAAGTTGACCATTCGTCATTCTTATCTTGAAGAGGGTGTTGGTTTCGTTGGATATGATTTGTATGAGAAGGGCGAGTTAGCCAACGAAGAATACAATGAGGACTCTGATAGTGATGCTTGGAAGCAGCTTGCGCAGGATGAATTTGGTTGGGAGCCTTGGCCCGACGATGATACTGAACTGGAGCAGGTTGAAGTCACGGAAGTTCCAAAGCCTGCTGAAAAGCCTGCCAAGAAAAAGGTGAAGAAGACTGCTGTCAAAAAGACTTCCAAGAAAACGACAAAGAAAGTCGCAAAGAAGAAAAAGAAGAAGTAAAATTTGGTGAGGTAGGTGTTCATAGTGGCGGGGGAGCGTAGTGGCTCCCCCGCCTTTTTTCTTGACTAACTTTAATTTTTAATCTTTAATAAGAGCAACATGGACACCAAAGAATTTAATCGCGATCAATTGAAAAAATGCTTTCTTGATCTTTCAATACGAGCAAAAGAACTGAATGAACCCTACATCCAAAGTGTAGCAATGGTTCTTGCCGCATCAATTGCAGAAGAAAGTGATGCTGCTCTTGCTATTTGGGTAGGTGAGTTTGCCAAGATGAGAATTGATGACATTGAAGATCAGATATTTGGTGAAGAAGATGAAAATGCGCCTTGACTTTTGATAAAAAAGAATCATAGTTATCAGCACTATGAAGATGAACACCACTATCAAGATTCGCAGCCAATTCACCTCTGGTCTTAATTTGGGTGGCTGCACCCACAAGACCAAGAAGGGCAAAGGCAGTTATTCTCGCAAAGCCAAGTATGGCAATCGTTGGGAGTAAAATAAATTATTTCAAAGATTATGAAACTGTACATCGCCAAATGGCCCAATGGAACCATCAGCATTCTTAATGCTTCAAGCAAAAAGGATCTGTTCTTCAAATTGGACGAAGAAGGTGATCCTAATGAAGCTGAAATCACTTGTTTGAATTTTGAAGATAGCATTCATATCATCACAGAATTCAAAAAGAATGAAAATGGTATTGTTGAAATCGTGGATGATGTTCACCCAGAATTGAATTGGGATCTTGGTGAAACTAGTATTGATGCCGACGCAAAAATGATTTCATTTGCTTGACTTTCATAAAAATTAGTTCAACCTTACCCAAGTTATGAAAAACACCATCAAGTTCACCACGCCTGTTATATTTGGTTTGTCTACTGTTTTGGCCGACATCAACTCACTTGAATGTGCCATTGATGTTCAGAACAAGATCATCTACACTAATGATGTGGATGGATTCAAAACTGCATTTGATAATGGCGGTATTGACCCCGAGGAATTTATTGTTGAGTCTGCCAACAAAGCAGATTACAACAAATTGATCAAGAAGCTTGAAGCTGAAAAGATCAAGGAAGAACAAGCTAATGTAGCGTCTGATCTTGACATTTCAGAATAAAATATCATAGTTCAACAATATGAACATACTAGCACCCTCATTAATCAACAAGAATGCCGTGGTCAATGGACCCAAGGTGGGTGATATTCTTTGCAGCACATATGGCTACGATGCTTGCATCGCCCATTTTGCCAAGGTAGTTGAAGTAACCAAGGCTAGTGTGAAGTTGGAACTGCTTGGTACCATTGATAATTACACAAGCCCAATGACTTGGGACAGCAAGCCAGACATTAATTCGTCTGGCGGCACTGTGGTAACGAAGCGATTCAAGGCCAATGGTGACAGCTATAAGGTCAAGGATACCAGCTGTGCCACGTTTTATCCTTGGTGCGGCAAGCCCATCAACTGCTACAACTATCATTAAAACAATTGGTTAGGGTGTTCATGGATGGCGGGGGAGCGTGGTGGCTCCCCCGCCTTTTTTTCAACTTTGTGCTTGAATTATTAAATTAATTTGGTCATAGTATTCTCATGATGAACACCACCCTCACCGCCGATCAAGTCGCCCTCAATGCCTATCTCGCCGCCAAGAACGCGGAGTTTGAGGCTAAGTGCATTGCCGAGGGTGCAACGTTTTGGTGCGTCAGCGCCGTCACCGCCGCTGACCTTGCGGAGTATGGGGTATACACCGTTGAGCAATACAAGGTGTGGCGTGAGGAGCAGGATGCTCTGATTGACGCCAAGGAAGCTCGCAAAGCGAGCTATGGGTGGGGCGAGTAAGGTAACCCCCATACGGTAGGGGTGGGGGAGTGGGGGTCAAACGCGGCTTTACCCCCCACCCACCCCCCCGTTAGGTGGGGGTTTAGGTGTCTTCTAGGTGGGGTAAACCCCCCACCCCCCTACCGGGGCATATACGTTTTATTGTCGTGGTCAATTTTTCATATCCATTTTTCATATATACGTTTTATAGTTTTTTCGTATATTACTTTTTCGCCATATATCCTCTTTTTTCAAATTTTAAAATTTTTGAATTTTTTGTTGATGGATTTTTGTATATACCATAATTTGTATTATGTGCATATAATTGAACAATTGTTGTATATGTGTTTAATTGTTTGTTCAATTGTTGTTCTTTGATTTGGTTTTTATTGAATATGTCAAATAAGGTTTTACCTTTTTAAACTTTTTCAATCAGTATGTAAAAATTCAGAATTTGCACAGGCTAAAAATTTAGTTAATGAATTTTTGTATATACTATAGAGGATTTATATTTATTATGATATATGCCTAGTATAGTAACCAGTAGTCTGCAATTATATCTTATAGCTTCAAATACTGGAAGCTATCCTACTTCTGGTTCTGTATGGACTGATTTAAGTCCTAATGGGTATAGTACAGATATTATTGGTGGCCCATCTTTTAATACTACACATTTTAGTTTTGATGGTAGCGTTGAATATGTTGATACCAATCAAAGTTTAAGTTCTGAAACATTCTCTGTTGGCGCGTGGTTTAGATCATCTGCGGGTGGTGTAAAGATGATATTGTCCAAAGAGACCACAGGTGGTTGGCCTTGGAATTATCGCATATGGTTGAATGGTGGAACGATTATTGGTGATATTGCTCTTTCTGGTGGTCAAAGTCAAACTATAAGCAGTACACTTACCAATTACAACAATGGGTCTTGGTATTATGTGATGTTTACCCGAGATGATTCCAATTTATATTTGTATGTAAATGGCGTCCAAATAAAGACACAAGCGGATACAATGGTGGGTAGCATAACAAATGCTCAAGAATTATGGATTGGTCGCAGCGCATTTACAGCCGGTGGTGTTAATCCAAATGGAAGTTATCAATATGTTGGTGATATTGCTGAAGTATTCATATATGATTCTATTTTGACATCGGGTGAAGTGTTGCAGAATTTTGACGCGACTAAACACACATATTATCCGCCAACTCCAACGCCCACACCAACTCCCACGGAAACGCCCACGCCATCACCCACAGCAACCGCCACGCCGCTTCCAACCGACACACCAACTCCAACACCAACGCCCACGCCATCACCCACAGCAACCGCCACGCCGCTTCCAACCGACACACCAACTCCAACACCAACGTTGACAGAAACACCAACGCCCACGCCATCGGCAACTCCGACACCATTACCAACCGACACACCCACTCCCACTCCCACAAATACGGCAACTCCTACTCCTACACCAACTCTTACCGCAACACCAACACCTACTCCTACGCCATACATACAACCAACTCCGGGGTGTCCACAAGTAACAAACAGTGGTAGCATATATTTCAATGGAACTTCATATGCTGAATTTCAATCCAGTAGTATATGGGCAGTAGGAAGAGGAGATTTTACCTTTGAGTGGTATATGAAAATCACAGGATCAGTTGCATCACATCCTACTCAAAGTATATTTTACATGGGAGGACCGGGAGATACACTAGGACATCTTAGTGCAAGAATATATGATGGTGACACAATAAGATTTTCAATGAATAATAGATATGTGGCAGAGGGGCATCCATTAAACATATATGATAAATGGACACATATGGCAATTTCTCATCGAAATGACAAATTGTATATTTTTCAAGATGGTGTTCTGATTAGTGATTATACTTTGAATATAAATGCAAATGTTACCTCATCATTTCATCCGTTTAGTATTGGCGGCGCTTCAAATTTTGCATCAGTATTGTATTATCAGGGATTGTTGACAAATTTTCATTACGTAAAAGGAGTTGGATTGTATGAAGGCGCTGGATACAGTATGGGTGACAAGGTTTTTCAAAAACCAATGACGCCAATTCAGCCAGTAGAAGGAACAAAATTATTGTTGCTTGCTGATTATAGTTGCGTTCATCTATATAATTCTGCACCAGATACGCATATCAGTTCATCAAATCATGGCACGGCATATAACACAGCGCATCCTAATTTGAAAAAGTTCAACGTTCCAATCGGAGAATATTTCTTGGAGGGCGTGCCTAAAATGAATGATCAGAATTATTATTTGTTTGGGCTTGGAAAAGAAAAAGTGTATCCGCTTGAAGGTGGATTTGAATATGGTGAAAATATCGTGATGAACGCCACGGAAAAGAAATATAGTTTTGATTATTTTGAAATTCACTCTCCTATTACTGTTGTGAGTAGTGATATGTTCTATATTACAGCTTATGGATTTACCGCTTCGTATGATCCAAGAACAGAAGTAAAAATGACTATAGATACTGATGTAAGTGGTAGCAACTCACCAATAATTGCCAGATATAGATAATTATGTATATATGAATCCAAATATCAAAGAAATCGGACATGTTATCAAACAGATGCAAGTTTTGGGAGGGTCATCAAAAGCTCCCACTTTTAATCAAGCGGCAGCAAATATTGTGAAGCAGGGAATTGATCAAAAACGAGAAGAGCAAAAGCAAAATGTTCCACAGAATCATAAACCCCTAAACTGATTATATTGATGGGGCGTCGTATATTTATATATGCGACATTTTTATGGTAAGAACAATTCCACTCAACGGCAATCCAAATGGCCAAGTTTTTGGCACAATTGGTTCATTGATTGAAATGTCGGATGGATTGAAGTATGTAAAAGTGTCTGACGACTCATTGAATATTGGTTGGGAATCATATAACGCAACTCCGACGCCAACACCAACACCAACTGTTACACCAACACCAACTGTTACACCAACACCAACTCCAACTGTTACTCCGGTTTCAACCGCAACACCAACACCAACTCCAACAGGTGCTCCAACATCAACACCAACACCAACTCCAACAGTGGGTGGCGGATCAAGAGTTTTGTCATCACTGACTCCTATACAATACGGAAAAAGTTCATGGGATCTTGACGTAGATGGTCCTCTTTATGTTTACAACCCAACTCTTATTTTTAGCTCAAGTTTTTGCTATGCAAATTTTGAAATAAATGCGGCATATGGAGGAAATGGTGGAGATGATGATTTCCAAGGAGGACAAGGAAGCTTTGGAAACAGAATGATATTTGGTGTGATAATGAGTAATTCGGTAGTTTATTCAATATCAAATGGACAAGCTGGTGAAAGTGGCACAACGGGTACGGCTAACACCGGCGGAGGGGGTGGAACTACTGGAGCGACTGGTAAAAACGGAGGAGATGGTGGAGATGCTGGACCAGATGGATTTTCGGGTGGAGGTGGAGGAGGTGGTGGAGCGACTATACTTTTTGGGAATGGGTCTCCGATTGCAATTGTAGGTGGAGGTGGAGGTGGAGGTGGAGGTGGGCAGTATTCACAGGGACAAGATGCAAATTGGGGCGTACCATCTTGGAATCCATCTGGGATGGGAGGAACATATTATACTGGAAGTGATGGTGCAGATGCTACCGGAGACGGGGGTGGTGGTGGAGGCGGTGGCGGATTTGCTGGATCGGGAGGAGCCGGTGGGGGCGACAATGATTTCGGGGGAGAAGCTGGAACAAATGGATATATGTGGACAGGATCAATAGCGGCACTTGTATCATGGCAAACACCAAGTAGTTCAAGTGGAAATGGGTTTGTTAAAATTTACTAATATATGTCTAATACAATTGCATCACATGGTTATCCAACAGGAAGTGTTTTTGGAAACATTGGAGAAATAATTGGAACAGACGTAGGTCAAGCGTATTATAAACAATTGTTTGATACACAAAATGTGGGATGGGTCAATCCAAGAACTCCAACGCCAACACCAAGTCCTACACCAACACCAACACCAGTTCCTGCTACTATAAGTAATTTTTTGTGTGAGACACTACACGCGACAGCATCTACAAAATGTAACAACGAATTTAAATTACAATGGTCAACAACAGACGTTTCTGATTTGGTATATTCAGTTGAATGGGGAAGAGCGGCAACAGCGGCAGACCCAGTTTATATTCTTGGATCATCAGCGACCACAATAACAAGTAGTACATTATTTTCTCCTACACCATTCTTATCGATTCCAAAAGGAAATTTTGAACTCGGATTCACCAGACCATCTGGTGTTCAGGATACCGCAAAAATATTTGTTTCAACAATTGGTTCAAGAAAAATAGATTCTGCCAGATTATATTCATACAACTCTGGGTCAAACACAGTATATATGGCTGTTGAGAATATATCTGGAAAATATATCTATCATATCAGAAACTCTGACGGAAAGGTTAGCGGAAGTACTGGAGGATTTATCAGCAGTATTATAAGTGGATCTTCAAGACAAGTAATGTCAGTTACAAATTCTGGTAGAGATACCACTGAATTATTTGAAATAATTGAACCGATTGATACATTGTCTTTTGATCCAAGAGAAGTGAAGCCATGTTTTTCAATAGCACCCACGGCAACACCAACACCTACACCAACACCCGCTCCGACTACCACGCCAACGCCAACCACGACACCAACACCGACGCCGTCACTTACACCGACGCCTACGCCAACGGAAACTGGTGCGCCTACATTTACACCAACCCCAACAGGTGCTCCAACTGCAACACCAACGCCAACACCGTCGTTGACCGCAACACCAACGCCAACAACAACGCCAACTCCTACACCAACGGCAGCACCTTCTCAATTTTTCACTCACTCATTTTGGTTAGACTTTGATAATCTAGGTAGAGCTTCAGCGTCATGGTTGGATGGAAATAATGTGGTGCAAACAAATGCAATAACATCAGGTACTCCATTTACAACATGTATAAATGGATCATGCGCAAGACAAGACTCTATTTCAGTAATACATGGAACAAATTACAGAATAGCAAGTACTTGTGGTGGGTTAGATCCTCGTTCTGCTTCATTTCAAATTGACGTTCTTACAAATTTGAACGGAGAATATAATTTTACATATAAAGATCCTTATGGAGTAACCAGAATTGCATCTGGAGTGGCTTCACCGAGTACAAACACATATTCAGTTGCATGTGGATTCCAAATAGTTTCACAAACACTTGGTGTCGCATCATTGTCATCTCGTCGCTGCTAATATTTAAAACAGAAAAATGTTCTGAAAAATCCCTTGATGTAAAACCACGGATTTTTTCTTTGTTGAAGACACCTTCCTATACAGCGCAGATGTATATAAGCATGCCTAGCTCTATCTGACACTGTAAATCTCATATCGTAATAAATAAATAGTTATTTTTTTATTAAAAAGACATTGACTTTACATAAAATGGTGTCATTGTATTTCGCGTATGAGTAATACAACAAACAACAATATTAAACGTGGTCGCGGTCGTCCTCGCAAGGAGTCCACAATTAAAGCCGCCAATAAAAATGAAAATATTGATACTGGTATTCCTGCGCTCTTGGAACCAAACAGTCACGACATTCACGACGAACTGGCTCGTATGGATAGTTACATTTATTCTCAGTACAACGAATAAAAACAAGCATGAATAATAACACTGCTGAAAAAACAGAAACCGCAATGTATGCCGTTTTCCGAAATGGCTTCCGCGTTAGCGACTCGGAGTATGACTCCAAGCTAGACGCCCAACGAGAGTTGGATTATTGGGGAGGAATTATCAAGCGCCATCCTGATGGTAGTAAGCTTGAGATTCGTCAACTTAACTATCGTCGATAAAATATTATGACAGGACTAAGACAAAAAATTCTACTAGCTACTTCCGAGGAAGAAGTAAAGAAGCTTGTAGCCGAAGGTAAAACATACGAATTTGCAAGTGTAAAGACTCGCAATTCGTGGGGAAATGCCGCTCGCAGAAAGTCTGCTGGTGAGAAGTATATTCCCACCAAGGCAGAAAAGCCCAAGAAGAAAGCTCGACGCAGTCGATAAAAATATGGGGAGCGAAAGCTCCCCTTTTTATTCATGAAAAAAATTTCCAAGAAAGAAAATGCGGCGATACATTGTGATTTACTTGAAGTGAATCCATTGTTTGGTGCAATGTGGCAAAGCTTTGAGCCGATGATATTTGAAGAAGAAGCGGAGAGTGTTGAATTGGAAATATGCAACAATAATTTCAGAATCGTTGCCAATGAAAACTTTTGGAAAAAGTGTAAGAATAAAAGAAAAATTTTTGTTATTTGTCACGAAATGTGTCATGTGATTTTTGGACATTGGCTCATCAATTCAAATTTTGATAGAGAATGGGCAAATATAGCACAAGACATTGTGGTAAATGAATATCTTTCAAAATATTTTGATGAAAAGATAATTGGAAAAGATGTAGCCAACATTAAAACAGTATTTAAACATAAATCCGATATAGTAGAACGTAGGCTTGATTATGTATATTATTATGATCTTTTGATGCAATGTAGATCATAGTTATTTGATATGATGGTAGAGATCAAAGAGGACGAGCTTAAAACCAGAAAATTAAATGCTGGTGTGTTTATTTGCAAGTCGTGCAAAGACAACAAAGGAAAAATCGTTATGGTACAATATAAAACCAACGCGGAACCCGGAGTTTATTATCAATTTTGCGACGATTGTATGAAACTTATGGGTACATGTGTACCATGTAAATCCAAATTGCCACCTAAGCCCCAACGCTGATTGGACCCCATCTTGGTGGCTTATCTGGACACTGTGAATGTGGCATATATAGTTTCATAGTACTGCATCCACACAACATGCATTTACCTATGTTGTTGTATCCTGTTTTATCCCAATTAGGACAAGCCAAGCATATATCTTTTCTTTGTTGAAATTGTTCGTCTGAAACTTTCTGGAATCCATCTTTTGTTGCCCAATTAACTGCGGCAGTTCCTAGACTTTTTGCTTTGTCTATCAAATTTGGTTCTTTGCTTATATCCATAATACTTATATGTAGTGTTTGACCAAAATAAAAAATTAAACATACCTAAAAATTTTATCCTATTCGGACATAAGTATACTGTTGTTATAAAAAAAGATCTGTTTGAAACAGAAGGATGTTATGGAAATGCGGACGAAGATTTGAAATTAATCCAGCTACAGGGCGAAGGTGTGGTAAAAAGAAAATACGAGGAAAATGGAAACACCTTTGAATCTGACATGACTATAACAAATGAAATGGTTATAGAAACATTCTTCCACGAGGTTATGCATATTGTGTTTGATGCAATGGGTGAAGAAGAACTGTCCGAGAATGAAAAGTTGGTGAATATATTAGGGAAAGCGTGGTTGGAGATATATTTATCTTCAGTATATGATCAAAAAGACTCCGAAAAAAAAGAAGTCTAATTCAAAGGTCACAGTAAAACACGAAGTTGTTGAACTTCCTTCCAACAACAAGGAGATGGAAGATTATGTTCTCTCCAATCGGTTAGAAATAAATGAAAAAATATTAGATAACATAGAGTTTGCATTAAAAAATAAACTCGGTGGCGTTGAAATGTTTTGTTTCAAAAATTCAAATTTTGTTGTGGTATTGAATCGTAGAGACTTCAAGGAAAGTCTGCAAAACATATACGAATTTAGTATGAGTAACGAAAAATTTGAGGTCTGTATAAGAGTTAAAAATCTTATCGACCTTGCTGATAAGTTCGGGTTCATCTATAACTACAAAACCAAAAAATAAATATGTCAAAAAAGAAAAGACTACAAAATAGGAAGATAAAACAAGAAGAACAAATCAAATCTCAAATACCACCAAAAGACAAAAGTCCAGTAGTCCATCAACGAAACAAAATAGAACATTATTTGACAATATTACACAGAGAACTTACAGAGAAACAAAAAAAATTTATTGAATTAGCGTTAGACAAAAAAGTAAAATTGCTATTAGTATCGGGACCAGCGGGATCAACAAAAACATATCTTTCAGTTCTTGCAGCGTTGCTGTTAATGAATGAAAAGAAGATCAGCGACATTGTTTATGTTCGTAGTATCGTTGAAAGTGCCGACGTTAAAATGGGAACATTACCCGGAGAAGCTGACGACAAATTATCTCCATATAAACGTCCACTTATCGATAAACTTGACGAACTTCTTCCAAAAGAAGACATTCAATATTTGATCAAAGATAACCGCATAGAAGGATTGCCAATTGGATATTTGCGCGGTCTTAACTGGAATGCAAAGGCAATCGTGGCAGATGAAATGCAAAATTGTACAAAGAAAGAGTTGGTTACGCTTATGACAAGAACGGGCGAATTTAGTAAAGTATTTGTGTGCGGCGACCCACAACAATCAGACATCAACGGAAGAAGTGGATTTCAAAGCATTTTCAATTTGTTCAATGACGATGAAAGTAAAGAGCATGGCATATATACATTTGAATTTACAGAGGACGACATATTAAGAAGTGCGCTAGTGAAATTCATAGTGCAAAAAATCAAAAATCTAGGATAATACATATAATAACTGCTTTTTTATAAAAGCCATCCAAATGGTATATATTTTTCTATTTGGGTGATATTTATAATGAAAAGATACTATGTCCAATCAGAAAACAACCCAACTTCGTAGAGTCAGTGGCAGTCAACTTGTTTTTGGCGACTTGATTCCGTTGGTTGATATTTCTGAAAATACATCTCCTACCGGAGAAACAAAAGCAATTTATGCTGGCGAGTTGGCCCAGTATATCATTTCTGGTGGACTTTTGAATGTTGCACTACCAAGACAGCCATACCAAACAACAAATGGTTTGGCTTTTAGTCAATCATCCAGCTACACTCCGGGATCAGGAACATCAAGTTATAATCTTCGTTGTTATGGAAATTTTCCACAAGTGGGATCAAATTTCAGTTTGATGGTTCGCGGATTTATACCATCAACAATTTTGACAGAAGCAAATCCAAGAGTTTTGTTTGGTGTTGGAAATTCTCCTGACAATATAACATCGGGTGGACAGTCTGCATATATTGGCATTGAAGATTATGACTTGATTGGATATACAGACGATGGTGTTGCAACTAAGAAAATCATATTCAGCGATTTCATTGACAATTATTCTGACAGAGTATTTGAAGCTGTATTGACCAGAGATTCTTCAAGCTTGTTGAATTTGTATGTAAACAATTCAAAGATTGGAGTTGGACTCAGTGGATCTGCCAGCACTATTACAAGTTCATATATCACATTAGGAAATGGTGACCAAACATTGCCAAACATTGAATGTACAATTTATGAGGCACATGTTTTTAATAAAGCACTTACTCAAGCTGAAGTAAATACATTGTTTTATGGTGGAGTAAGAAATTCTGATCCATATTTAGTATCTTCATATACTCCAGTGAATTTGAATCCGGGTCCAACACAATGGTTGGATTCAAAAAGTTCAAATCACCTTCTACTTCCTACCAGCGGAGCAAAAGCAACAAATCCAGATAAAGAATTCAGTTTAAGATTTGCAAATGATGGTACATCCAGTTTTCTTGGAAATGGAACCGAGCGAGCAATTCTTCCAGAAGGTTATGTTTTAACGGATGCGTTTGTATATTCTTCTGGCTCTCCACTTTTATCCATTGGGTCTACATCATCAGCCGCGCCGGTTGGAGCAAGTGGAATATATTCTTGGAACAACAACAGAGTTGCTTTGACAGAAGCAAAATACAGCAGAAATAATTTGCAACTTCTAGAATTGGGCGTCGCGCATAAAGACAGAAGTATATTCGTATATTACAGCGCAAGTGCGGCACCATGCACATTTAGTTTTGAAGGATATGTCGCAGAATATGGAGAGATTGTTTATTATCCACCAACACCTACACCAACGCCTACTCCAACTTTAACCGCAACACCAACGCCTACTCCAACTTTAACCGCAACACCAACGCCTACTCTAACTCTTACACCAACACCAACACCAACGGTTGGACCTACACCAACACCAACACCAACGGGTGCGCCTACTTCAACGCCAACACCAACACCAACAACTGCTCCTACGGCAACTCCAACTCCGACACCAACATCAACACCGCCCGGAGCACCAACTGCGACACCAACTCCAACTCCTACTCTGGGAATTCCATCAGTAGATGTTGCTCCTCAAGGAAGTGTTCCTGCTTACATAAATATTCCATTTAATATAACAAGTACCGGAGCTTCAAATAATCTTAACAACATAACTTCTCACACAATATATGAGAGAAGTGGACCAACAGATCCTCCGACCGGAGGATGGGTGTCTTCTACGCTTACTAATCAGAGCCAAACTTCTTTACCATCAACAACATCAACCCGAGTTGATAGATACGACAACCCAGCACCAAGCATAGCGGGTTATTATCAATTCAAAGCCGAGATTGTTGTCAACTCGGTTACATACACATCTATTTTATCGTCTGTATATTACATAGCAGCTGCACCAACGGCGACACCAACACCAACGGCAACTGTAGCAACGGCGACACCAACACCAACGCCGACCGCAACTGGAAACCCAACAAACACACCAACACCAACACCAACTGCTACAATAGCACAAACAAACACACCAACACCAACACCAACTGCTACAATAGCACAAACAGACACGCCAACACCAACACCGACTGCTACAATAGCACAAACAGACACGCCAACACCAACACCGACTGCTACAATAGCGCCGGACTGTGCATGCTATGATCTTGTCTGTAATTCAAACGGTGACTTTTCTGGAACCCACTACGATTGCAGTACAGGAAATGCAGTAAGTGTAACTGATACAGGAAACGCGCCGGGACAAGTTATCCAATCGGTGTGTGCAAGATCTTCAAATCCAGCTGCACCTAATGCGTCGGTAGGATCTTATACACAAGTTTGGCCGGCATGCCCATGCCCGGGTGCAACAAGTACACCAACGCCAACGCCAACAATTGGAGCAACCAATACCCCAACACCTACACCAACAGAAGCGCCGACGCCAACGCCGACCCCGACAACATACGGTGGGTTTGCACCTCCACCCGAAGGGGAGGACATAGGAGCAAACTCACAAAACGTACCTTTCCCATAATATTTAAATGAAAGAATATATAAACAGAAGTTTTAGTATAGTTACTGAAAATTTACTCAAGTGTAAAGCTGAGAATTTCAAGGTGTTTTATGAGAACGAATTAAATCAATCATTCGAAATTGGTGGATATATGATAAATGGAGATTATACTTTTGTAAAAATGAAAGAAGCTGGAAACTTTTTCAGAATAAAAGACAACGAAAAGATATACATTCTTCGCAATTAATTTTTCGTTGTTTATAATGGTTTTAAAAATAATAGTATAGACAAGCATTACTAAAAATGTAGATATAATATCTACTATGCAAAATAATACGATTTAATTTATTATTGCTTGCATATATATGATAAAAGTCTATAATACAAAGTTATATGAAAAAAAATAATGATCTAATATTCGTGCAGATAGCATCATATCGTGATCCAGAATTGGTTCCTACCATCAAGGACATGATTGCCAAAGCGAAACATCCAGAAAAATTAACATTTGGTATTTGTTGGCAAAAAGATGAAACGGAAAATCTTGATGAATTCATCGACAATCCAAATTTCAGAATTGAAACATATCATTATTCAGAAAGCCAAGGACTGGGTTGGGCTAGAAACATAACAAACAAGTTGTATCGTGGGGAAAAATACACCTTGCAGATTGATAGTCACCATCGTTTTGTTCAAGATTGGGATGCAATGATTCTTGAAGATTATGATCAGGCTTTGTCGGTTGCAAAAAAACCAATCATAAGCACATATTGTACACCATTTGACACTGCGTTGCCGATTGAAAAAGCAAGCCCAGTACCATGCTTGATGTCACAATATGAATTTAGCAATGACAAACTTTTGATGAGCATGCCTCATTACATTGGAGATTATGAGAAGCGAACCAAAATTATTCGCGCTCGCACGTTGAGTGGACATTTCTTTTTTGTTGCTGGAAAATTTATTGAAGAAGTACCATATGATCCAGACATTTATTTTGGTGGATACACTGAAGAAACAACTATGAGTGTTCGTGCATATACACATGGATATGATTTCTTCAGCCCATACAGAATGATTATGTGGCATGAATATACTCGCAAATATCGTCCAAAGCATTGGGATGATCACGGCAAGGAAAGTGCCACAAAGAAGACAAGTGGTGAGAGAGATATTTATGCAAGAAAGAAAACTCGCCAATTGTTCGGACAAGAAGAACATGGAATTGATATGGGAATTTATGGATTAGGAAAGGTTCGCTCTTTGCATGATTATGAAGTATACGGAGGTTTTAATTTCAAAGCATGTAAAATACAAGATTATACTCTATTGGTAAAAGAACCACCGAATCCACCTGATTGGGAGGCGCAATTCAAAAAAGAAAGACTCAAAATGAATGTTGCATGGGATGTAGGACATTTCATGGAAGAAGACACTGGAGATTTTGAATTCATCACATTTGGCGTCGTTGACAAATATGACACAAATTTGTTCAGAGTTGATTTCAAACCATCAACTCATCCTGAAATATTCACATACAAGAAAAGTTCAATTGATGTAGAGATAATTTCAGATAACAAGCCAGACAGAGTAATAATGTATTCTTTTAGCAAATCAAAACAGTGGGGTAAGCGTTACGAGAAAAAACTATGAGAATATTGTTCACTGTTTTAGGAAACAGTCGTCGTAGTAATTATCTTGACGGAGAAACATTAAGATATGGAAACGGCGGTGGATCTGGGACTGATACCAGTTCAATAATAGTTGCTGAACAACTCGCCGCACAAGGCCACGATGTGGTGTTTTGTTCAGACAAACTAGAACCACTGTTGGAAGAGTCTTATGCCAAAAAAGGAATTGTATTTAATGCAGGAAAGAAAGTTCGTGGTGTAATATACACGAACTTTCAGTTGGATAATGTTGAAAACAAAACATTTGATGTGTTGGTAAACAGTCTATGGTTCAGTAAGTACAAAGAGTTACCAGTCAAAATCACAAAGGCTGTAATCTATTGGTGTCATATGCAATGGATTTATGGAATTGGCGAGATGATTGAGTATGTCAAGGAAAACAACCTAACCCTCGGATTTGTTCATATTTCAGAATGGGAAAAGAGCATGACAAATCCAGTTGTACAGGATGCTTGTAACAAATTGCCAAATACAAAGGTTGTTACGATACCAAATCCTATAATGGATGACATGATTGAAGAAGTGTTGAGTGAGAAGATAGAAAAGAAAAGCGGGTCATTTATTTTTCATCCACTTTGGGCAAGAGGAGGAAATGTGGCAGTACAAGCGGTACGTGAACTTGATTTTCCAGAAAAAGAATTCAACGCATTTGATTATCTCATGTGCATTCATGGTCACACTGATCCATTCTTTAGAAATCATAATGGTGTGGACAAGAAAACCTTGTTCAGATGTTTGGCAAAGAGTGACTATTTCATTTATCCACTGTATACTCCATACAAGGATGTTCACAAAGATACATTTTCGTGTGTTGTTGCAGAGGCAATTGCTATGGGCGTAACTGTAGTAACATACCCATTAGGTGCATTACATGATAACTTTGATGGATATTGCGCATGGTTAGATTTTCCACCAGATACTGATCCTATAAAGATGCAAAAGGAACAATTGTCAAAGGACGAAGAAGGCAAGTTCAATTACACAAAGAACATAGTTGAAAAGGTCAAATATTTGGAAGCCAATACTGAATTTAAAAACAAAGTAAGAACCCAAGGCAAAGATTTCATATTTGAGAAATTTAATTCCAACAAAGTAGGACTGATGTGGCGCGATTTTATTTCACAGTTAACATCATAATATCATGAGAATAGCAATCATAGTAATAGGAAACAGCAGACGAAACAATTATCTGAACGGTCATAATCTCAGATATGATGGTGGAGGGGCATCTGGCACAGACACTAGTTCAATGCTTGTTGCTGAATATTTGGCAAGCAAAGGACATGAGGTTGTAATGACTGTGGATGAATTGGAGCCATTACTTGAAGAGAAACTACAAAAGCAGGGAAAGAAGTTTGTGCCCGGAGCAAAAAGTTATGGTGTTTCATACACAAATAAAAACTTCGACGGTATTGAGAATAAAACTTTTGATGTATTGATAAACATGCTTTGGTTTCAAGACTATGACAAGCTTCCTATTACAGTAACCAAGAGTTTGATTTATTGGTGTCATATGCAATGGGTATATGGGATAGATGCACATATGGCATATGCAAGAAAACACAATCTTACTCTCGGAATGGTTAATGTTTCGACTTGGCAAGCTAGTGTGTCACAGAATGTTATAAATCATGTCAAAGCCAATTACGAAAAAACAAAGCAATTCCTAATTTCAAATCCAATTTTTGATGAAATGATCAGAGAGGTTGAGCAGGAACCAATTCAAAAGAAGAAAGGTAAGTTTATATTTCACGCCACATGGCCAACGGGTGGAGATGTTGCAATGCAGGCAGTCAGAGAGTTGGATATGCCAGAAAAACAGTTTCATGCATTTGATTATTTCATAACGGTGCATGGTCATACTGAGTCATATTTCCACAACCATCAAGCGGTGGATAGAAAAACACTTTACAAACACTTGGCTGAAAGTGAATATTTCATATATCCATTGTATACCATACACAAGGTTTTGAGAAAAGATACATTTGCATGCACTGTTGCAGAGGCTCTTGCTTTTAACACAATTGTATTAACATATCCACTTGGTGCATTGCCAACTGTGTTTGGTGACAAGTGTGTTTGGTTGGATGCCCCTCCGGGCACTAACCTCGATGAGCTTCAACGTGCTGATTTGGCAAGAGACGAAGAAGGAAAGTTCAAATATACAAAAAATATCGTGGATAAGATAAACTATCTTGAAGCTAACCCAGAGATAAAGGAAAAATATAGAACTGGTGGAAGACAATATGTGCTTGAAAATTTTAATATTAACAAGATTGGAAAAATGTGGGAGGATTGCTTGGAGGAATTGACAAAATGAAAATAGAAAATTTCTTTGAAAAAGGATACTATATAAATCTGGACAGAAGAACAGACAGAAACGAGCTTTTTCGTAAAGAAATGGATAGAGTTGGGTTGCTATCTTTTTTTGAAAGAGTTTCCGCTGAAGATGGTATAAATGAACCAGATCCAATGAAGAGGCATGCGTACTGTGCATATACTTATCACAAATTATTCAAGAAAATATACGATCTCGGATATGAAAGAGTGCTGATTTTTGAAGATGATGCATTTTTCTATGACAGACCAGAAATATCAGGAAGAGATTTGGCGGAAAAAGCATTGGACGATCTAAAATATTTTCCAAATTGGGACATGGTTTTGTTTGGAGGAAGACCCGTGGATACAGTTGGACCTCTGCAAATAATGACAGACAATCTTTTCAGATCACAAATGGTTCTAGGAACTCACGCCGTTGGATACAGAAGAAAAGTTATCAAGAAGGTACTTGATGAATATGTTCCATTTCAAGATGGTACGATTGATGGTTGGTATGGTAATGTTCCTGTCATAGAAAAATATCTGGTAAACCCCCTCGCATGTGGAGCTATGCCCGTTAAAAGTGATTTGGACGGCAATGGCTATATATCAAACGTTAAAGATGATATCATTTGCTATGATAGAGTGCCAAAAATAGACAAACGCCATGAAACACAAAGTAATAAGCCTGTATAAATCGGATATTGACTATACGATAGTTGAATTGCAAAAGAAAGTTTTTGATTATTTTTCAATTCCTCTTGAGCAAATTTCATTCGATGGCATGCATTCTACTGCCATTGAAAAATATGTGAAAAATAACAATGATTGGGACAGTATAACCATATTTGATGTTGATTGCATTCCCATCACACATGATTGTGTATCAAGAGCAATCAAGGAAATATCAGACAATAATACCATCTATGGGAATGGACAGGCTTCCAACTCAATATTTCCAACAACACCAAGAACTCCTCCTTTTATAGCACCAAGTTTTCTAAGCTTCAGCAGAGATTTATGGGAAAGATCTCCATTCAAGAATTTTGATTTTCAAAGATATCCAAATCCAGAAGGAATTTCTATGGAAGCTGATGTGGCGGAGGTATTCACCAGAGAAAATGAAAAAGCTGGAAGAAGAATAGCTATGAATTATCCAACCAGATGTTTAACTGGTATAGCATGGAATTATTTCGGCGGATATGGCTATAAGGAATTTGGTTTTGGAATTGCAACGGAGTTTGAAAGCGGAACATATCATAATTTTCAAATCAGATTGCCAGAGAAACAAAAATACTTCTTTGATTATTGCGACAAATTGATGCGCGGAGAAAAAATTGAAAGTTTTGTATCATGAAGGAAATGACCAGCAATTATATCACTTGCAGACTGCAAGGCAGAACAGGAAACATAATGTTTCAGATAGCAAACGGCTACGCTCAGTCGTTAAAACATAATAGACAGTTTGTTGTTCCGTCAAAAGAATCAACAACCAGTCATTTGGAAAAAGGATTGTTCAGAAAATTTGACTTTAGAATAAACACTATCCCGTCAAACAATATTGCACATCATATTTGGGCACCTTTTACATACAAAGAATTTGCTCCAGCAGAAGACAGACCCACGGCTTTCTGTGGATGGTATCAATCTGAAAAATACTTTGGAAACTATAAAGAAGTAATAAGAGATGCATTTAGTCCAACTACGGAATTTGTAATAAAAGCAACAAAAGAATTTCCGTTTTTAAATTCAGCCAGAGTTGCCGCCATAAATGTAAGAAGAGGAGATTATCTCACCCAACCAAGACATCATCCAGTTGTGACATTGGATTATATAGAAGAAGCAAGAAAACTTCTGCCACAACATGATTATCTAATGGTTCTTAGTGATGATTTTGAATGGTGTAAGAACAACATCAAAGGAAATAACATCATATTTCCAAGCAACTATGTTGATCAGGATGCTATGTGGCTATTATCAATGTGTGATGATTTTATTATTTCAAACTCTACATTCAGTTGGTGGGGTGCATTCTTATCAAGAACAAAAAACAAGGTGGTTATATCTCCATCCACGTGGTTTGGACCAGACATACATGAAGATCCTTCTGATGTTTGGTGTGAAGGTTGGATAAAAGTTCCAACAAAATGGAAAGACGGTTTTATTGTAATGGAATAATATGTACGACTATCTAATAGTAGGAGCAGGATTTTTTGGAAGCATATGCGCTTATGAACTAAACAAGATTGGAAAGAAAGTCTTGGTGATTGATGTGCGCAATCATATTGGTGGAAATTGCTATAGCGAAAATAGGGATAATATCAACCTACATGTTTATGGTCCACATATATTTCATACTTCAGACGAAGAGGTTTGGAAGTGGATCAATCAGTTTACATCGTTTAATAACTTCATATACACCCCCGTGGCTAATTATGATGGAGAGTTGTATTCTTTACCATTTAACATGTGGACGTTTTATCAGCTATGGGGAGTGCAAAGTGAAGAAGAAGTAAAAGCAATAATAGCCAAACAATCGGCCCATATTGGTGAGCCAAAAAATCTTGAAGAACAAGCAATCAAGTTGGTTGGTAGAGATGTGTATGAAACATTGATCAAAGGGTACACGGAAAAACAGTGGCGCAAAAAGGCGACAGAGTTGCCAAAAGAGATTATCAAGAGACTGCCAGTAAGATACACTTTTAACAACAACTATTTCAATGATAAGTATCAAGGTATTCCAATTGGTGGATACACTCAGATATTTGAAAAGCTTTTAAAAGGAATAGATGTCAAAACTGGTGTTGATTATTTCAAGGACGAATTGCCGCCTCATGACAGAGTGATATACACAGGTCCGATTGATAAATTCTATGGATACAAATATGGACATCTCGAATACAAGACTGTTTCGTTAGATCATATGAGAATGGAAACTCCAAATTATCAGGGAGTCGCCGCTATAAATTACACAAGTGAAAAAGTTCCATTCACTCGCACCATAGAACATAAACATTTCGAAAATTCACAGAGTGATGTGACTTGGGTAAGTTGGGAAACGCCAATCCAATATGTTCCAGAAAAAACAGAGCCATATTATCCTGTAAATGATGCTGCCAATATGGAAATATTGAAAAAGTACAAGGAAGAATCATCAAAGCAAGACAAAGTGATATTCGGTGGTAGACTTGGTGAATACAAATATTATGACATGCACCAAGTTATACGCAGTGCGTTGGATTGTGCAAATCATCTCAAATATTTGGAAGTTTGGCATCCAAAAGTGTGACATATGGCACATATACTGTGTCACAATATCACAAATTGATTTTTGATTCTTAACACTGTCAGAGGTAAACTCTGGAAAATCTGATTGGCACAATTATTGATATAGTGTATCTGTCGGTGTCCATAATGGAGCCGATATAAACAAAGGATACAAAACATGAGTACACTAAGTAGATATACACGGGATGAGTTTCTCACCCCATTTGATCGTCTATTTGACGATGTCTTCAATAACTTCGGCGTAACACCTTACGCTGGGTCTTATACCAAGAACAGCTATCCAAAAGTAGATGTTGTTGAGTATGATGACAGGTATGTGCTTGAAGCGGATGTTGCTGGATTGAACAAGGAAGAAGTTTCCGTGGATCTTGAAGGCGATACACTAGTAATCAAAGGAGGCAAAAGAACAAACCATGAAAATACAAATAAAGGAAAATATCTGTATAAAGAAATTAAGCGTTCTAGTTTCACACGCTCGTTTAGTGTGGGAGAAGGTATTGACAAAAATAAAATCAAAGCCGACTTCGCAAACGGAACAATAAAAGTTGATCTTCCTAAACTGAAGATTGAAGAACAAAAGCCAAAAACATTGAGGCTCCTATAAAATAGTTGACAATGTTTGGGGCTAGGTTTATTCTTAGCCCCAAACATATTATAAATTTATGACTAAATCAAATGACATTGTTATTGGTATTGACCTTGGCACGACGAATTCGTGCGTGGCTGTATGGCAAGCGGGTGAAGCTACAGTAATTACCAACTCGGAAGGTGCTCGTACTACCCCTTCGGTTGTTGCTTTTACAAAAAGCGGGGAAAGACTTGTTGGTCAAGCTGCTAAGAGACAGGCGGTGACCAATCCAAAGAATACAATTTTTTCGGCCAAGAGACTTATTGGTCGCAAGTTCAACGAAGTGCAGGAAGAAATCAAGAATCTTCCATACAAGGTCGTTGAAGGTCCAAATGGAGATGCTTGGATCGAAGTAACAGAGAACGGAGAAGCTAAGAAATATTCTCCTCAACAGATTGGCGCATTTGTTCTTGGAAAGATCAAAACCGATGCCGAATCATATTTGGGACAATCTGTGAAGAAGGCGGTTATCACAGTACCTGCGTATTTTAATGATTCTCAACGTCAAGCTACCAAGGATGCTGGCACTATTGCCGGTTTGGAAGTTCTGCGTATTATCAACGAACCTACCGCAGCATCCTTAGCCTATGGTCTAGACAAGAAGAAAGACGAGAAAATTGCCGTCTTTGACCTTGGCGGTGGTACGTTTGACGTTACCGTTCTCGAAATTGGGGACGGTGTATTTGAAGTTAAAGCCACCAATGGTGATACGCATCTTGGTGGTGATGATTGGGACAGAGCAATCATGGACCACATGGTTGCGGAATTCAAAAAAGAAAATGGTATTGACTTGTCCAAAGATAATATGGCTTTACAGCGTCTACGCGAAGAAGCCGAAAAAACCAAGATTGCTTTGTCTTCTGCAACATCATATGATGTAAATCTCCCGTTTATCACGGCGGATGCATCTGGCCCAAAGCATTTGAATATGACAATTTCTCGTTCAAAAATGGAACAAATCTGCGAGAAGTTGTTTGAAAGAATGGATGCTCCATATAAGAACTGTTTGAAGGATGCTGGTGTATCAAATAGTGAACTCAATGAGCTTGTGCTTGTTGGTGGCATGACAAGAATGCCAAAGGTTGTTGATTATGCCAAGAAGTTCGGTGGTAAAGTTCCAAATCAAGGTGTAAATCCAGATGAAGTTGTGGCAGTCGGTGCCGCTGTACAAGGTGGTGTATTGAAGGGTGAGGTCAACGACGTATTGTTGCTTGACGTTACTCCGCTGACCCTTGCGATTGAAACCGCAGGAAATGTTGCGACGGCAATGATTCCTCGTAACACAACAATTCCTGCTAAGAAGTCACAAGTGTTCTCCACATACAGCGACAATCAGCCTTCCGTTGATATTGTTGTATTACAGGGTGAGCGCCCAATGAGCAAAGACAATAAGCGTCTTGGAAACTTCAAACTGGACGGCATTCCGCCAGCACCAAGAGGCACTCCTCAAATTGAAGTGACGTTTGACATTGACGTAAACGGCATTCTTCATGTCTCTGCAAAAGATCTTGGAACGGGCAAAGCTCAAGATATCACCATTCAAGGTTCATCTGGTCTTTCAAAGGAAGAAGTTGAAAGAATGAAGCAAGAAGCTGAAGCAAATGCTGATAAAGACAAAGAACTCAAGGAAAATCTTGAGACCAAGAATTCTCTTGACAATATTATCTATGGTTGGGAAAAACAACTAAAGGATGGTAACTTTGAAGATTCTGTCAAAACCGAAATTCAAAAAGGTATTGACAAAGGCAAAGAAGTGTTACAGAGTGGTGATGTTGGAAAAATGAAAGATACTATCTCTGAACTTAGCAAACTCGGAGAACTTGTTTATAAGAACAAGTCTAATGGTGGGAAAGGAACTCCAGAAGATCCAATCGAACCAGAAGTAGTAAGCTAAAAAGGTTATGGTTGTCAGTTGTCCCATAAACTGACTGGTGGAGGATGGTGAATTCATCATCCCTAACAACCCCCAAGAAATTGGGGGTTGTTTTTTGTATATACGATATTTATAATACATGACATTTTTCGCATTTCTAGTGCTTTTAAGCGCAATAGCCATTTCTGCTTGTGGTGCATATTTTAGCATTATTGGTCTTAAAATGTTGTTTATTGGGGGAGGAGTATCAATCATAGTGATGGGAACCGCGCTTGAAATTGGAAAACTTATCACCGCCACCTTCTTGAAACAAAAATGGAACGAGATTGGATTTCTTCTGAAAACATATCTTGTTATCGCCACAATATTTTTGATGGGTATAACTTCTATAGGAATATATGGGTATTTGAGTGCAGGATACACTTCAACAAATATTGCAGTAAAAGGATATGAGCAACAAATAGAATCAAACAATATAAAGATAGTTGATCTTGAGAAAGAAATAGAAACACTCAAGAAGACAGAATACAATGTGGTGGAAATAGGAGCGGCTGAAGATAATAGGAAAAAAACAATAGAGCAAAAATTACAACTGATTGCTCAAAGAAATCAACGTATAGAAGCTATAAGAAAATCATCAAACACAAATCAAGACGCATCTGGTGATATTTTAGCAGCCAAGCAAGCATTGGAATTATCAAAGTCTTCAACAGATAACGATATCTCAAGAGAACTTGAGCAAATAAAGCTGTATAATTCAAGATTAGAAATTTTAGATAAGGAAGTACAGAAATGGATAGATCAAGGAACAGGAAATTTATTCAGAAAAAGCGGGTTGGACCAAGCAAGAATTGTAAAGGAAGGACAGGAAAAGGAACGCTCCGATATAGATGCACAAATTAAATCTTCACAGGACAGAATATCAAAATTAAGAGATCAATATTCATCCCAAGTAAAAGAATACAACAGTCGTGTAGCTGAAATAGAAGGTAGAAGTAAATCACAAAGAGGAGAAATAGAATCCAATGTAAAAAATCTTGAAAAAGAAATAACGGAAATAGAAGCATCTATAGTATCATACAATAAGGAAGTGGATGAAAAGATTTCATTGCTTAACAAGAACAAAGAAGAATCCGCCGAAAAAGGAAAAAATAAAATTTCAGAATATCAAGAAAACATAAAAGTTCTTAGAGTTCAAAACACCGAGATACAGGAAAAAATTATTGGGACTGACGTTGGTACATTTAAATTCATCGCAAATAGTCTTGGAATACCATTGGAAAAGGCTGTAAATTATTTCATATGGTCTATTATGGCCGTGTTTGATCCATTGGCTATATGTTTAATCCTAGCATTTAATTCGTTGATGATAGATAGTAAAAACAAAAAATCAAAAAATAATGATAAAGAACTTAACGTAGTTGAAATTTTACCTACGTTGGAACACACGCCCACACCAACTCCTACACCAACTCCTACACCAACTCCAACGCCAACTCCAACGCCAACTTATATACCTTCTCCAACGCCGACATATGTTCCATCTAACACTCCAACACCAACGCCAACCGAAATACCAATTCAAGTCGAGTCTACAAATGAAGATATAAATGTTGCCGCGCCACTTCCCCCACCAATTGCTATACCTCACGCAATATCAAATGGAAAATTGCATCCAAGACAATAAATTATTTATTATACATTGACAAAAATAAATTTATGCATATATATGTAAGCCTCAATCATATATATGAGTTACAAAATTGTCAAAAACAAGGATTATCTACACAAGAAGACTGAACCAGTAGCGTCGATTGAAGAAGGCGAAGCAATTGCGAAGCAACTAATAGAAGCACTGGACCAGCTATCAAACGGACTTGGTTTATCCGCCAATCAAATTGGAATATCAAAGTCGGTTTCTGTCATAAGAGTTAAGAAGGACAAAGATCCATTGATTCTTATGAATCCAACAATAACGGAATATAGTAAAGAAAAGCTTGTATTCACCGAAGGCTGTTTGAGTTTGCCCGGAAAACTTACAAACACGGTTCGTTCAACAAAAGTTACAGTATCAACATTAAATCATGCCAATCCAATTCCATTCGGACCAGAGGTCGAGCCAATCACACAAGAATCTGTGAGAAGTGACTATGGGATATTAGAAGCGGTGTGTGTACAGCACGAGATAGATCATCTAAATGGTGTTCTTATGACCGACGACGGTGTAAGATACAGCCCTCCACCAGAAAAAAAAGTAAAATATGGAAGAAATGACAAGGTGATGGTAGAAAAAAATGGAGAAACTCAATATATAAAATACAAGAAAGCCGAAGAGCTTTTAGCCGATGGATGGAAAATACTATAAAACAAAACATGAATATCAATACTGATAATCTTGAGGAAATAAAGCAATTACTAGAATATGCTCTTGAATACCGTAGTTGGCCCAGTGTTGAAGATGCACTGGCCATTCTCAATGAAGAATTGGGATACGAAAACGAAGAGGATACAGATGAGGAAGAAATAGACGAGGAATAAAATTATGTGGATACTATGGACGTTGTTGGTTATATTTTTCATCGCCGCTTGTGCGTTCGGCTATGCGTGTTACAACATGGTTAAGAAAATAGAAACCTATGAAGAATGGTTAGAATTCTTCAGAGGCGAAGTAGACGATGTGTACAACAGAATGAAGGCTGTGGACGATAGAAATTTATTTGAAAAAGACGACGACGTTGGGTTTGTATTCACAGAACTAGTAAGAATATCAAAAGAGTTCAACGAACGCATCAAATAACATATGAAGAAACGCAAAAAAATTGTTAGATCGACTAAAAAGTCGATCAAAAAGATAAAATTGATCAAAAAGATAAAAAAGATACAGAAGAAAAAAGTTGTTAAAATACATACACTTCCTACTGAATTTTCTCAAGTACAAGATCCGCTCACAAGACGACGCGGTAGACCAAAAGGAAGAAAAAACAAGAATACACTCGACGGTGCTCCCAAAAAAACTTCAAATGTATACTTCACAAAAGACACCGAGGATGCTATTGTGGCGTACAACGAAACTGAAGACCCTAGGGAAAAAGATCGCATCTACAATGACAAGATACAAGCTGCTTTTTCAAAGATTGCAGAAAACGTTTATAACACGTTCAAATTCAGTTACGCTGATGTAAGCCCACTTGAAATTCAAAAGCAGGCTATATCGCATATGGTGGCTAATATAGCCAAGTATGAGAAAGGAAAAGGAAAAGCATTCAGCTATTTTAGTATCGTGGCAAAGCATTGGTTTATTTTGGATAATAACACCACATATCGTCGTTTTAAAAAGCATGTTGAAATATGTGAGCAAGTGGGCGAGTCTGGTGAGTTTGTTATTGAACCAGAACATGAGAAGCAAGAAAGTGAGACTCGTGAATTTATAAAGCTCATGGTTGAATATTGGGATAAAAATGTAGGTAAGCATTTTACCAAAGAACGTGATCTAAAAATAGCTAATGCTGTGATTGAGATTTTTAGAAACTCAGATCGAATTGATGTATTCAATAAAAAAGCACTATATTTGTATATACGTGAAATAGCAGATTGCCAAACTCAACATATTACGAAAGTAATTAATCGCATGGCAAAGCCACAGTCAGATATAAAAAGTGAATATTTGAACCGTGGTACCATTGTTATCTAAAACATATATATTCAGACTATTTATAGTGTATGGAAACTTCCGAGTATGAATTGTATAAGGGAAAAAGCTTTGCTTCACTGTGCAAAGATATTGTCAGCAATTCTGAAGAAAAGAAGCAGCAATTAGATGTTTTGATTACAGATCTTCGTGAAATGATTAAAACAGTAAACGATGCTGTTACAATTGTACCACTATTAAAGGAATATTTTGACGCTGGTATAAGAAACGACGAACAATTAATTAAACTGGCTGCAATTGTTCAAAGACTCATGGCAGATAGAGCAGGTGCAGAATCAGATTCCAACAGTGGTATATTGACGGACGACGAAAAGAAACAGTTGATGAGTGTTATAGAAGAGGCGGCAAAGCCTGTTCAAAAAATTAAACAACCAACCGACGAAAGATCATAATGGCATATGTAAATGCAGAACGTCGCAGTGATCTTAATGTAAAACAAGACGATTTGCTTGCGTCGAAACGTTTTGTGTTGGAAAGAAAACCGGATAGTTCATTTTTTTACGAGTTGGAAGAAGCTGTAGTATTGGATGTGGTGATGGACGAAAACCATCCATTGGTAAAAAATAATGCAGTTTTGGTTGGGGCCATGCCACCTAACATAGATGGTAGTGAAGTACAAGAAGGAACAGAAGATTACGGTAGAATTGGATGCATCAAGTTCAGATTCTTGAATTCGGAAAGAAACAAGAAAAAAGAACAACTTAATTGGGCATATCCAATAGAATGTACAGGAATAACAGAATGGCCGCTCATGAATGAAACGGTTATTGTTGGTGTATATTTGGGCAAGTTCTATTACAGTAGGAAATTGAATTTCAATTCCATCATAAATTCAAATGCTTCTTTCATAACAGAGAGAGTTGTTGGAAAAGTTGACGAAAACATAAATGAATATACGGAAAAACCATATGAGGGTCCAAGATCACAGTTGAATTATTACGGAGGACCAAATTATACGGGAGTTCTTGGTCAATATTTCAAGTTTAATCCTAAAATCAGAGGATTGAAACGATATGAAGGAGACACTATTTTAGAATCAAGATTTGGTTCATCGGTGCGATTTGGCGCATATGATGATAATCGTACAAATGACAGCGGGCTGAATGATTATTCTGATGGTGGTGGAAATCCGATGATATTGATCAGAAATAGACAAGCGCCGATAAAAAATCCAGAAGGACAAACCGCAAGAGGGTACACGCGAGAAGACATAAACAAAGATGGATCTTCAATTCATATTACATCTGGGAAAACAATTTCAAAATTTGCCCCAGAGACAAAAAATGCAATAATAAGTGGAAATAAGCCTGTACAGCTTCCTAAATTTGACGGAGATCAAATTGTAATCAACAGTGATAGATTGGTATTTTCTTCTAAGTCAAATGAAATGTTTTTCTTTTCCAAGAAAAAAATTGGAATGACAAGTGATGACACTATTTCCATTTCATGCCCAAACACGTTGACTTTGACTTCATTAAAGGTTGCTACAATAAATTCTCCACAAATATTTTTGGGAGATCATGCAAAAATATATGAGCCTGCATTACTGGGACGTTCTACAGTGGCTTGGATGTATGCGATGTGCGATTGGATGCTTTTGAATGTAAACACGCAAATACAAATATTGACCACATTGATTTCATTTGCCACACCGGGAACGGGCCATAGTCACATCGGAAACATGGGAAAACCTACTCCAATATTTCCACCATCTGTTGTGGCTCCTCTTGCTCTTTGGGCAGAGCAATTACAATCTTTACAAGCATCTCAAATTAGTTTGTTGGCACTTCGTTCGCAGTTAAGTGAGCTTATGAGTAGTAGAGTGTTTGTATCAGGAGGATCGGATTAATAGCCTATGGAATTTCCAAAATTTACAGCACCAACAATATCAATCAGTTCACAAACATCACTGAGTAGTATTGCAAAATCGTCTATACCTTCCATTAGTTCTCCAACAGGGCCGATCAACATAAGTGGTGTATCTAGTCAATTGTCTTTGTCTTCTATAGCTTCAAATGCCAAGGTACCGACTTCATTATCAGGGGCGGCAAGTTCTTTGGGAGTACCAACGACCGTCGGTGGTATATCCTCCGCATTGGGAGGACCAACTTCGCTATCGGCGGGATTGAGTTCCGCTGGCATTCCTACTACTTTACCAAATATATCGGCAGCAATACCTAATTTTTCAGCCACTTTACCGACACTCCCTACATTAAAATTGACACCAATTTCAAATTTTCCGGGACTAGATCAAGCTGGGATTTTACTTGGGGCTGGACCAAAATTTGCTGCTGAAAAAATTGCTAAACTAAAATCGATTGTTCCTCCATTTGCGCCGGGACTAAAGTTGAATATGGGAATGGTTGCCGGTGCATTATCGGTTATCAAAGCAATATCTTCGGCAAATCCATCAGAATTATTGAAGCAAATAACTTCAAGTATTGCCGAAGACATAAAAGGTCAAGTTGGAGATGTTGCAAAGAGTGCATTAGATAGTACAGGAATTTCTAATATTCAAGGCCAAATACAAGGATTACAGAGTAGCGTAGAATCCACAGTATCTGGTGTTACGGGTGCAGTACAGGAAAACATATCCACTGTTACAGGGGCTGCACAGGATGCGGCTGCTTCTGTAACAAACCCTATACAAGAAACCGTATCTAATACAACATCGACGGTTAATGACAAAATAAGTGCTCTCAGCTTCCCACCATCGGGATAATTATCAAAAATACATTATATTTATATAAGGAACCATATATATGAAAAAGCAGGAACTTGTAGAAATTATAAGAACTCTAGTAAAAGAAGAAGTTAATAATGCACTTCCACATCTTCTTATGGAAGTTTTGGCAGAAAAAATGGTGCAAAATTCAAACTCTTTGTTGGAAACAAAAAAGCCAACAGAGCAGCTTCCAAAAAGAACACCAAATGTTTCTTTTGAAGCAACTCCAAAACAGTCACCAGTTCAAGCGCCAAAAACGTTCACAACAAACCCAATTTTGAATCAAGTGCTCAATGAAACTGTTGGAGGGATTCCACAAGAAGAATCTTCTGGTACACCATCCGCAATAGATGCACTTCAAAGTCTTCCAAAACAAGTATTGGCGGAAAACAAAGAAGTTGCAGCGGTCGCATCTGCAATGACAAGAGACTATTCTCAACTATTGAAAGCAATTGACACGAAAGCAAAAGCTAAAAGACCATAATGGCAACACAAAACGCACAACCTTATGGAATAACTCTACCCATAACACATGGGCCAAGTGGATATTTTAATCAAAGTTATAGCGTGGGAGAACAAATTAAAAGTAATCTAAACTTATTGCTGAGAACAAAAAAGGGAGAAAGAAGAATGAATCCTGATTTTGGTTCTGGATTATGGAGCGTGTTGTTCGAGAATAATGTGGAGGAAATTGGTCAAATTGTTGAATCCACTATCAGAAAAGATATATCAAGATGGATGAATTATGTGAATGTCGAATCTGTTGATGTTGATAGAACAAGTGATAGTTCGCAACACAGAATAAATGTTTCCGTAGTATACACTGTCCCAGTTGTTGGAATAACAAACGAGCAAGTATTACAAGTTGACATGAACACAACCAACGTATGATATTAGACACACCAAAATCATTTCTACCGGGCAAAAAAGATGTCAAATATCTTAACAAGGATTTTTCCCAACTAAAATCCAGCTTGATTGAATTTGCCAAAACATATTATCCAAATACATATAAGGATTTCAGTGATGCATCAACAGGAATGATGTACATAGAAATGGCGGCGTATGTTGGAGATGTGCTTTCATACTATATTGATTATCAGTTCAAGGAATCGATGTTAGTAAATGCAGAAGAGCGCCAAAACATTATTGATGCGGCAAGATCTGTTGGTTACAAAACAAAGCCAAGCACACCAAGTTTCACAAAATTGGATGTATATCAACTTATTCCTTCAAAAATAAATGAAGATGGCAGTATATCTCCAGACATGAAATATGCTCAGATTATAAAGCCGGGCATGGCGTGCAGCAGCGACTCTGGCATACCGTTTCTTACTAGTGTTCCCGTTGATTTTACTGTTGATACCAAGAATGATCCGTTGGAAATTTCCGTTTATCAAAGAAACGCTGCTGGTCAACCTGAATTTTATGTATTGAAAAAGACAGTAAGTGCATTTTCTGGTCAAATATCCACTGCCACAATTTCGGTTTCTTCTCCTGTTCCATTTTTCAAAGTTACTCTTTCAGATACAAATGTTATTGAAGTTATGGATGTATATGACTCCGATGGCAACAGATGGTATGAGACAGATTATCTTGCACAAGATCTTGTTCCTATTGAAAGTGAAAACATATTCAAGAATGATTCTGCATTATCAACATATCGTGATACTGTTCCTTTCCTATTAAGATATCTGAGAACACCGAAAAGATTTGTCACGGGGGTTGGTGCCGACAACACAACATTTTTGGAATTTGGATCTGGAACCAATGTTTCAGACGACGAAGTTATTATTCCAAATGTGTATACAGTGAACAGAGTTTCAACTTTTAGAAATGAAACTGCCACATATGATCCATCAAATTTCTTGTCATCAAGAGCATTTGGTCAAGCACCTTCAAATACTTCATTGACAGTTCGTTATGTTGTTGGTGGCGGAATAACCAGCAATGTTAACGCAAATTCAATAAAGAACGTAACAGCGGTTGATTTCTTCGGTGATATAACAGAACTTCCTGTTTTTGAACAGAATTTGACCACATTGGTAAGAAAGTCCATAAAAGTCAATAATCCATCTCCAGCGACAGGTGGTCGTAACGCCGAAACAAATGATGAAATACGAAATAATGCTCTTGCTAGTGTAGCAGCACAAGGTAGAGCAGTAACACAAAAAGATTATGTTATACGAGCATATGCGATGCCTTCAAAATTTGGATCGGTTGCAAAAGCATGGGCAGTGTCGGATGCACAATTGAATCCACAAAATATCCAAGCACAGCCGCAGTCAGATGTAACAAGTTCACTTTCTCCATCAGCAACAAATAACAAAACATTGCAGGCTGCAAACTCATTTGCGATAAATCTTTATTTGCTTGGTTATAACACAAATCAGAACTTGATTGCAACAAACGAGGCAATTCGTCAAAATCTCAAAAACTATTTGAATCAGTATCGTATGTTGACCGACAGTGTTAATCTTCTTGATGGATATATCATCAACATTGGTGTCGATTTTACGATCATTGCATACAAGAATTACAACAAGAGAGAAGTGTTGGCAAACTGCATATCACTTGTTCAGAAATTCTTTGATATCAATAATATTCAATTCTGCCAACCAATCAATTTAAGCAGACTTGAATTGGAAATTGCAAAGGTGGACGGAGTTCAGTCTGTATCATCATTGAAGATAAAGAATCTTACACTGCGTGATGGCGATTATTCTCCATATGAGTATGATATTGAAAAAGCGACTATGGACAAAGTGGTATATCCTTCCATAGATCCTAGCGTGTTTGAGGTTAAATTCCCATCAAAGGATATAGTAGGCCGCGTAAGTTGATTTATAACACCATGCACTATTTCTTATATCCAACCAAAGACGCATACATAAGCAACGACCCAGCATATATCACCAAGAATACTGGGCTGGATGAAATCTTGGAAGTTGAAAAGAGAATTTCATTCACAAGTTGTGCCAGTTTAGGTTCATATATCATAGAAGTTGGATATACCAGTTCAAGTATTGAACTTTTAAGTGGATCAATGTCATCTTCATATGACTCTGGATCAACAGATCCAAGAGTAGTATCAAGTTCATATGTGTACAAAAATTCTCCATCGGCTGGTGCAGTTTTGTCAAGAGCACTTCTTCATTTCGATCTATCAACCATTTCGGCATCACTGGCATCAAGTGATGCAAATAAGCCAGTAAATCCAAGATTTTATCTTAATCTCAAGATTTGTGAAAGTACGGAAGTACCTACCAAGTATTCATTGGCGGCATATCCAATATCTCAATCATGGTTGATGGGAACTGGTTACAAGTATGATGGAACAACAGCACCAGACGGTGTAACATGGAAATTTTCAGATGGATATATTGAAAAGTGGGTAAGTGGATCTTTGATTGATTGTACAGGCGGCGGAAATTGGTGGATATCATCAAGTCTAGTCAGCGGTTCTGCGGTTGGAATTGTTGGTAGTGGATCTGGCTATGTTCAACCATCATATGAAAATTGGTATTTTACATCAAGCACGGTTCCTACCACTGGATCATATGGATCGGGCCAAACCTTTGATTATGAAAGTGGAGATGTCAGAATGGATGTCTCCAATATGGTATATGCTTGGCTAAGTGGATCATTGGTTAATAACGGATTGATTCTTATGCATGGCGATGAATCAAGTTCTATTGACTATGGATCACTGAAATTCTTCAGTAAGGAAACCAATACTGTATATTCTCCATATTTGGATATGTGTTGGCATGATTCTGTATTCATTACGGGAAGTACGGACCCGATTCAGATCAGAGATTCTGTAGTGAATATGAAAAATATGGCATCTGAATATAAGTTTGGATCTATTGTACGAATGGATGTTACCGCAAGAAAGCGTTATCCAGTAAAAACATTCACCAACAAAGCATCGGATTATTTGTTCCCATATTACTTACCATCATCAAGCTATTATCAGATCAAGGACGCAGAAAGCGAAGAAACAATAATTCCATATGATGATTACACCAGACTAAGCTTTGACGGTAGTGGAAATTATTTTATGTTGGACACCAGCGGTCTTCCAATGGAAAGATATTTCAAAGTAGAAATTCGCACGGAACAAAGCGGTTCTGTTTTGACCTTTCCAGTTCCAACCGCATTCAAAGTTTCTAGATGAACGCCAATCCATATCTATCAGGATATAATCAAGATGACATACAAAAGCTATATCAGAGTGGTTCAATCATTCCGAATATAGACGAGTATGGTAATTTGATCATTCAAAACGTAAAAGGCCAGCTTTATTCTTCTTCCATAACAATTCCTTTGGAAAACGTAGTATATAATCCAGTAAAAGTGGAAACAAAGTATACAGTAACATTCAGCGAACTATGAACCTTGAAGACATGAAGTATATTTCGGCATCTTCCTCGTCACTCGGGGTTGGTTCCGACATGACTAAAGAAGATTTGATGTTTTTCACGGACGGACTAAAGTCTCAAAATTTTCCATTTGGCAAAACCGAGGATGACTTTATAAAGTTCAGCGTATATAACTTTGATAATACCTTGGTAACAGAGTCGATGATATATCCGAGCGGATCATATCGTAATTACACACAGTCATATTACGATCCTACAAACAGATATATTACATATTCGTATTCAAAATTTGATGGAACGGCTCCTATATTAGTTGGTGAAACAAGCTCTTTGTTTATTGATGTTTCATCGGAAATGAGAAATCTCAATGTACCGGATGGAAATTATAGAATAACGGTAGAATTAATGAGAAACATCGTTGGATCCAATTCTTCATCTGAAGATAAGTTGATGATATACCAGATATCAACCAACAGAGATGAAGTGGCATTGATTCCAAAAAATTTGGCAGGATCAACCGAAAAAATAAACACGCAAGTTGATGTGTTTGGAACAAACAAGGTTTTTGTAAGTGATATTGCAGATAGTATAATAGAATCAATAGCATCTCCTGAGATTTATAATGTATACTACACTGCAAAGAATGAAAATCCTTCTGGTGCGGAGTTGTTGAAATTCTATTATGGATTTACCAACAGAGAAAACGAAACCAATAATGATATAGATGTAATTTCATTCGTCACCGATTTGTATTATGGTGTAAGGAAAGGTGGAACCAGAAACAATGGTCAAATTGCAGTAAATGACATCTTGGGAATATATGATCAATTTAAGAATTGGTTGTATAGCAATTATGATTCAGGGTCAACTTTTAGGGATATTCAGGATTATTACTACAGCTTGTTCAGATTTGTGATTGATCAGGAGTTGAACAGAATCACAAACAAAAAGCCAGCGGAGTATGATCAAATAGTTGCATTCTTGCAAAAAATTTATTACGATCTTACCTTTTATCCGCAATTCTATTTTCTTCAACTGAAATACAACATCGATTTGTCTGGGTATTTCAAGAATATTTTGAATCATTCGGGTGGATACGTTTCAATTACAAATAAGAAATTGGTATTGTCCGAGGATCCTAGATACCAAAATAAGTTGGTCTTGAAACTTTCTGAGCCACTTCCACAGTCTGTTCAAAACGGAGATGATGTTTGGATAACAAACAATTTTGGATTTTTACCAATTGTTCAAAATGTATATTACTTTACTTCAAATGTAATACAGACCATACCTTTGCGTGGTCCTAATTTCTTGGTTAGAATTGAAAGTCAGGGAAATTCCACAGAAGCACTATCAATGGAGCAATTAATTGCTCAAACTGGAAGTGCATATAATGAAGTTCTTTCCAAGATTCTCACACCTTCTCAAACCGTAGTAGATAATACCAACTACAGAAGTTTTGAAAACTTCATAAACTTTTCTTCCGCTAAATTGAGAGTTGACGCATTCACTGTAAAGAAAACAAAAATAGATGACTTGTATCAGACCATTGCAGAGTTGCAGCAGAAAATTGATGCCAATCCAAATGATCAGTTCTATATCAAGGAAAAAACAGACGCCAATACTGAAATAGATAATTTGGAAAATTCAATGGATGGTTATGAAAAATTCCTATACAACAATCCTTCTTGGTATACTGATCATAACGCATCATCCTCATTATTTGACAGAGATAATGGTAACTCGCTGATCAACAATCTTCCACAGTTCATATTGGAGGATATGGAACAAAATCAGGACTATATCCTATTCGTTGGAATGATAGGACACTTCTTCGATAACATATCGTTGTTGATCAGGCAGATCACAGAAAAGAACAATTATTCAAGTAGTCCAAACTATGGAATATCTGTTGATATTGTGGAAGATATGTTGGCTTCACTTGGTTGGGATGCGGAAATATCAAAGGAAAATCTTCCATTGCTTCTTTCCAATTTTTCTCAAAATGATTTCGACACAAACAGCAACCTTTATGATCTTTCCAGAACAATTTCTGAAAAGCAAAGAAATCAGATAATATGGAAGAGAATACTAAACACTCTTCCTTACATATACAAGACCAAGGGTACAGAAGCATCACTGTCTTCACTATTAAGTTGTTTTGGCGTTCCAAAGAATATTATCAAGCTCAAGGAATATGGTGGAATACAAGACGTTCATAATCTTCAGGACACAACATTGTATGTTTTGGATGAAGTAAAATACGAACCATATTTCAGTGGAAGCGGAGAATATTTCAAGTTCAATTGGACAGGAAGCGCACAAACACTGGAACTCAATTTCTCATTCGATCCAAACAAGACAAGCACAGTTGGAAATGTGTTCAGACTTGTAAACTGCCCAAATAGTTGGGTGGTTGGAGTGTACAGAGACAAAGGCAAGGATTGGGGAAGATTATTCTTTAGCATTGATAACGGAAGTGGTAGTGTAAAAACGATAATGACGGACAAAGCTCCGTTCTTTGATGGTAATTCATACCACGCAATGCTTCGTAGAAATGATGCCACGGTAAATTATTCAATGTATGGATTCACCGAAAGTCAAATTGACGAGTATCCTATAAAGTATGATATAATTGCACAACGTGCAGAGGATGCTAGAATCACATTTGAAGCAACCTCCAGCCAGTATTTAAGTGGAAGCTACAATACTCAATTCAGATCTGGTTCGTATGTTTATGTAGGAAATTACAATCAAAATACCGCATCATTGAATATTGACCCAGAGGCATTTTTTGGAAACATTGACGAAATAAAGTTGTGGGAACTTCCGTTGGACGATGGTAGATTTGAAAGTCATACATTATATCAAAATGCATATGACGGAAATTCGCCAGAAAAAATGATAGCGGAAAATCTGGTTAGAATTTCATTTGAAAGACCAACCGATTTGCATGATTCAAGTACAAGTGCATCATTGAATAATCTTGCATTTAGAAAAGACTTCCCAACATTCACAGCAGTTAATTTCCCAGAGAGTCTTGTAGCTACAGTACAAAATTCAGAATGCGACCCTTCAATGGTGGCCGGATTCCCATATCAGTTTAGTAGAAAAGACACTCGGCAAACTGTAAAACTTCCTGATTATGGATCCAGCAAGTTCAGAAGCAACAAAATCAATTATGTTGATCAGGAACTTGCCGCGCCATTATCTTCAACTGAAAGATCTTCGCTTCAATCGAGTGAACTTGTTTCCGTCGATTCAAATAGATTGGGTTTATTCTTCTCGCCGTCCGATATTCAAAACACAGAAATCATAAAGTTCTTTGGAGAATATCCACTAAGTGAACTGATTGGGGATCCTTCAACAGTGTATGAATCATCATATGCAAGATTTGAAAAGTTCAGACAGATATTCTACGATCAAGGTTTTGGAAACATAGATTATCAGTTCTTCATGAACGTTGTTCGATTCTATTTTGACAAGGCGATGTTCAAATATATTCGTTCAATTGTACCAGCAAGAGCAACACTTGTTGATGGTATACTTGTTGAGCCTTCCATACTCGAACGTCCGAAGATTGCACTTAAACCATTGGTAAGAGAAAATATTCCACAGAAGGAAGCACCAATCGATGCCAACAGAAATATTGTGGCAACCCAATCTCCAAAATTGGAAGATTCATTGGATGTAAGAACATCGGGTAGATCAATATTGAACGATGTTAATCAAGTATTCTTCCCAACCGATGAAGACCAATATGGATTCGCCGTGTATTCAGATAATGGAATAACATACTACAACGGAGATTATTATCGCGCCGATGTATTGACCATCAAGAAGCAATATCAAATACACAACAAATATAATCTTCCCACAAATGCCCTGAACGATTATGAAAAAAATGTAAACTTGAATGGAACCGTGCAAACGGTAACAAGTTCATACCAAAAGATAAATTTGGCAAAGCTACCTGTGCTAACAGAGTATACAGCAGATTGCTCATTGATTCAACCTCCCACTTTCAGCGGAAGTTTCAGTGGAAGTATAAGTTTTGATCCGGGTGGAGGAAATGGATTTTATTTCACAAATATATCATCAAGTCACACCATAGATGGAGTGTACATCGGAAAAATAATTGGAGATGCCGGTGAGGGTATAATACAAAATCCCGGAATAAAGATCAGAGCCACATATATTGCGGCATATCCACTTCAATACGGCGGACAATTTAGTTATCAATCTGGCACATGGTATTTCAACGGATACATTTACGGCGGTATTCCAGCCACAATCAATCTGACCAAATTCTCAACAACATTTTACACAACAGACGGCAGTTCTGTGTTTGATTCATTCAGATACTTGACGCAAGGACCATTCTTTGGTCCATTATCATCGGCATTTAGCTACAGAAAAGCATACAGCATGCAAAATTATCCGTATAATGCAACACTGCTGAACGGATACTTCTCCAACCACTACAAATACAGCAATCAACAGTTTTCAGTAAAGGAGATAAATTCATACGATAACACCGATAGGCCGTTCAAATGGAAAAAAGGTAGCCAAAATAAAAAAACTACCGTAGATCCTCTTACTGGCCTATTGGATAACACTGAAGCGATTGAAACAAAAACGGTCTAAAAATAGTAAAAAAAGTATTTAGATATATATTTATTGAGAAAGTAACACTATATGGCGTATATCAACAATGAGATTATTACCGTGGATGCGGTGCTGACAAAAAAGGGTAGAGAACTACTCGCGGCAAATGGCGGTTTGAACATTACGTCATATGCTTTGGCTGATGACGAAATTGATTATCGCTTATATCAACCAAACCACCCACAGGGTTCTGCATATTACGACTTGGCAATTCGAAACACTCCTGTATTTGAAGCATTTACCGATGAAACTCAATTGCTGAAATACAAACTTGTTACATTACCTTCTGGTCAAACTTCTATTCCTATTATCTCTCTTGGTCAAAGTGCCATTTATGTGGACAAGGATTATAAGGGCGAAGTTGTTATTGTTCCATCAACAAATCCAGTATATAACACAACTCTTGGATATACAGCAATATTAGCAAACAAGTCAGCTGGAACAATAATTGGCGAACAGCTACAAAACGTAAGCACTGCAACTATTCCAACATTTATTGGAGACGTATCTTCAACAACTGCACAAGTAAGCTTGGGTCTTCGTTTCCGCTTTGTTCCAAATTCATCACTAACACAAACATTGTCAACAAATCTAACAGTGGTTGGAAATGAAAGCGGTGGATCTGTCACAATTCCTGTTACTGTCACCGTAAAGGGATCAACAACGACTTAATAATTTAAAGCCATGATTTTCAAGCAATTTGATACAACCGACATAGTGGCAGGAAGAACACAGCCAGTATCAACTGGGTTGTGGAGCGACGGTACCGCAAGCTGGGATTCCTTTTATACCAGCAGTCGTCAAGGTCAGCAGTCCTCCTCTTTATACGAGCCACTAAACGGTTTGTATTATACCAATGTATACGACGAGCCAACAGGTTCTGCAAATTCAGATATCTATTTTTCAATATCGTATGGACATTATGCAGGATCTGGCTCTTCGGCGTTTGACACAGGCTCGTCACAAGGAAGTTTGTTGTTCCCAACTAAGGCAATTTACAATCAATACAGAAACTTGTTGCTTGCTCCGGGTGATTCTAAATTCACCTTCGTAACATCTTCAGTATCTGGATCTGGTGTTGAGTCCGATGATATTTATGCAATTTCATTCAGAAACGCAAAATACAAGGATCGTTTAGATCCGGGACAATTTGAAATGACCCTAAGTGGATCTGGTGTTGGAGGTGTTGCAACAAGAATTACGGTAATCGACGATTCTCGTGACAATCCAGACACCGGAGTACAAAGCGGTGGTAAGAGATATAATCTTATCGTTGGAACATTGAGCACAGGTGCGGCACAGACAAGAAATTATCAAGGAATCGGTCTAATGTACCCAGACCTTGGTATTATTATCTTGAATCCAAAGAAAGTGCACGAACTAATTGGAAAAGTTGATGGATATTCATTATATTGGAATACATCAACAAATGAATGGGGTGCACAATTTGCTAGAATGAATTCATTATTGTTTAAAGCAATAGAATCTGGTGCAGATTTTGCAGGAATGAAAGCCAGAGTTACAGAGTATGTGCCCGCTCGACATTTCTTTGTAAGGGTTAAGAATCAAGAGTACAATTATAGTAATAATCCTACATTTGTAATCTCTGAGAATGATAATCCATCAAATTCTCAAGATATTGGAAAATTGAGATTCACAGACTTTTACACCAATCCAAAGGTGTATATCACGACCGTTGGGCTATATAACGAAAGCAACGACCTTGTTGCTGTTGCGAAGTTAAGTCAGCCATTGCTGAAAGACTTCACCAACGAGTGCTTAATAAAGATAAAAATTGATGTTTGAGTTAGCGGGTAAATCCCGCCTCAATCAAATATTTATATCCATATGATTAAGCAGTTCTCTGCGGGAGATATCACAGTCAGACCTTTTAGCACGTTCAAGAATTGGACTGTGCAGAGCATTGACTCATCTTCTGTAGATAAATATGGTTTCCCCACTTATTATAATAACCGTTGTGAGGTTAACTATGGTATTAGAACAAGTGCCTCATTCTTTCCATCCGAAAGTGTATATTGGCAAGCTAGTATAGATCCAATAAACACATCTGGAAAATATGCCAGAAATATATGGAATTTGACAGATGCAATGTTCTACAAGAACTCAAGTGAGCCAACTAAGTTGTTTGGTGTTGAATATTACACACAAGATCCAGAAACAGGAAAAAAGGAAATAAGAAAGATTGGAGATAGAATCGTCACATTAAATTTGAAGCACAATGTTTGGGGAGAAAAGATTGTTCCAAACACAGTAAGAATTGTTGATGACTCAAATCCAAATAACACGCTATATGTGTTTGATGATGGATATACAAACCTTTATGCAACAGGTGGGCATTTTCCATCGGCTGAAGAAATTGGGGCAGTAAGAGAATATTTGGCTACGCCATATTGGGTGACATCAAGTGGAGAATTTTATGTTGTGTTTAACAATGGAACAACACAATCTGTTGATTTGACAAACGCCAAACAATATATGGCAATGGGACAACAAGTTATTTATGTTGAACCATCGAGTGGATCTTGGGCATGGGACACTTCCACTCATCAAGATATTTTCCAAGTAAGTAATGAACATTTTGGTGAAGCGGTAAGCACGTGGAGAAATTATGTGGCGGTTGGTTCAAGCATGGATGATTACAGCATGTCCGAAAAAAGAATAGGATATGCGTCCATATTCAAATATGATGAGAATACAGACTCACACAGATTGATTAAAAAGATAAACTTCCCATTTACACAAAGCGGCGCAACACTTTTCAAAGATAGCTTTGGATCATCTGTTGCAATAAGAGATAATTTCTTGGCGGTTGGTTCGCCAACTGGCTCTGGATGCAGTGTTGATAAATATCCGGGATATGTTTGTGTATATGACAAGAATAAGGGAGGTCCGGATCATTGGGGCATCGTAAATCTAATACGCGGACACAGTGACGGTGACAAGTTTGGAACTTCTGTTGCAGTTGATAATGATATTTTGGCGGTTGGTGCGCCGGGATACAGTGGAAGCATTGGCGCGGTGTATGTATTTAGAAAGAAAAGATACATGGATGCAGAATATCCATGTCAGAACATAAACACAGGCTCATATTGGAAACAGGTGACAAGTGTGGAAGAATTCTGCAAGGAAATGGCCACGAGTTCATACTATGCGACACAAAGTTATGTGCCAACATTTGTTTCTGGAAATTATACTTGGGAACATGAAACCACTTTAACTTCAAGTGTTGGTGCAGTGGGTGATAATTTTGGATACTGTGTGTCCGTTGACATGAACCAATTAATTGCCGGTACAAACAAGACTGGGGCTGGATATGCCACATTGTTTACATGCTCTTATTCATCTGCTTCCGTTGACGCTTGTCCAACGGCATCTTGGTACCAAATTCAAAGATTTTATGGAGATTCAACCACTGGAGATTTGGACATAACAAAACCAGAATATTCAGTTGATGTAACTTCCACCATATCATCAAACAGATTTGGAAAGAGTGTATCAATCAGCAACAAAAACTTGGTGATAGGTTGTCAATATGACAAAGCATATATTCCATATTATGGATACACAGGCAGTGCGGCTATTCTTGGTGCTGCTTATTTCTATCATTATGGATATGTGGCAGAATGCTTATCAAACCAATTCCATTTGGTCACAAAGACATTTGGAAACAGAGATTATTTGACAGATAATAATTTTGCCAAAGCCGTTTCTGTGGATGGTACAACCGCCGCCGTTTCATCTCTTCCAGATACACTCGCCAGAACAGTTGAATTCAGTGGATCATATATTTTGGAAAATTATTCATATGCGTCCACTGGATCAAATGATGAAGTTCTTGGCAGAGTATTGATATACAATTACGATTATACTGGAAACAAATGGAATAAAACTGGTGAACTTCGCCGCAACAAGGAAAAGAATCATCCATACAACATTTATGGGTATTCTGTTTCGGTGTCATCTGATTTCTTGGCGGTTGGTGGACCGTTGGTAAACATCATAACGGGTTCATCATATTCCAGCAGCATAAATGAATCATCACAGTCCTTGTATATGCCATCAACATATTCTGGTTCGGCGTATTTGTATGATCTTCGCAAGTATGAACAAAATCCTCATATCGGAAATGTGTTCTATAAGAATGGATATTTTGTGATCACAAACACAGGATCAAACTACACAAATATGCTCATGGGAACTGGTTCACGTGGGTTTGAACTTGATTATCGCGGCACGCATACAATATTTGAACATGAATATCTTGTGTCCGTTAGACCGGGAGAATTCAACTATAGTACCAATCCATCGGCGTTGGCACAATATCCAATGGTATTTGATGTGAATGGAGATGGTGTTGTTGATACCAAGGATGTTGATCTTGTAATGCGCTATCTTCGCATGAAGAAATTCTACGCGGAATTTGTGTATGATGTTGATGGATTGATATTGGAACAAGACACATTAACCGACTATAGTTGGTGGGCAAATGACTTATTGCAAACAGAAGCAGAGGATGTTCTTCAACAAGAAAGCAGTTATGCCGCTTCAATGACAACATCATCATTTGATGCATTTACTAAAACTGCATATGATTATATTGAAAAGAATTTGGACAAGACTGGAATATTGGATATTGATGGTAACGGAGAAATCAATCTGAATGACGGATACTTGTTCGCGCTATATGTATTGCAACAATTGAATCCAACCAGCATAGCACCATATCTTGATGCTAATTCAACACGCCAGTATGTAGTGGATATTCAAAAATATTTGGACAAATATTGCGGCGTTGACACAAAGAGCACAAATCCAGAATTTCTAAACTATCAATATAGCTCATCATATGATGCTACAGGATCTTTCCTTGCGCCTTATATAACCACAGTGGGATTGTATCAAGACAATCAGCTTGTTGCAGTGGGCAAACTTGGTCGTCCAATCAAGAATTTAATTGATTGGCCAGTAAATATTGTCGTCCGTTTTGATACATAACAGTATATTTATAATAAACAATAGGAGATATATATGCCAGAACTACCATCCACTCAAAGAACATCATTAACAACAGATCTAAAGGCCAGATATGAACAGTCTGGAAAAAATTTGGCCAATGTTGGCGGCGGCAGTGCCAAAGATGCTGGAAAATTGGCTACAAACTTGATCGATAATACCGCAGTTGGACAAGGAAGAGAATGGGCACAAAAGCAATTTGGTTTAAAAGCTTCTACTGGCGTGACCAGTTTCACACAAAATGGTCTGCAATATTCGACCAATGTCTTGAAGGTAAATACCTCAAAATACGCTCCAAGCGGTCGTCTGTAAGTTAATTTATAAATGGTTATATGAAAGTACTTGGACTTGACTTGTCCACAACTACTTGTGGTTGGGCCATAACAGAAAACAAAATTATATTGGCCGCTGGCTTTGTTGATATATCCGACGTTGAGAAATATGACACAAAAGCTGATCTTATTATTAAAGCCCTAATTGGTCATACATTTGATAAAATAATGATAGAAGAAAGTTTGTTTGGATTTGCTGGCGGCGGCACATCTCAACAAGTCATCATTAAATTGGTCAAGAACAAGGCAGTGATTGGTTATATACTTGAAAACTATTACAAAGTGGGTGTAGAGTCTATTCATGCTCAAACTGCTCGTAAAAAGGCTTTGGGAGCAGCCAGAATCAAGGGCGTAAAGCCCAAGGTATTTGTAAAAGAATCTATTGAGCGAATGTATGATATGACTCCTTGGATTATAAAAAATACCAAAGGAAATCCAGACAAGCGAATGGAAGATATGTATGATGCTATCGTGCTTTCTCTGGCTGGTTGATATTTATTATTATAACTTTTAACAAAAAATACTATTATGAAAAGAAGTGAACTAAAACAATTGATTAGAGAAACGATTGAAGAAATTTCAGCAGATACAGCCAGACGAGCGGCTGATAAGGCAAAGGAGTTGGGAAGATATCAACAAGCGGGCAGATTACAACTAACTGCTCAAAAAAAGGATGTGGCGGCGTTTGGTGGAGATGTAAAAATAGAAAAGATTAAAATCGGAGAAACCGGTATACTTTCCAGTGCAGAAATGCTAAAATTGGGTAAAACTAAAGATGGTAAACCCGGTATTTCTATCCGAGTAAAAGAACCCAACCCAGTAGCACACTATTATAAAGAAAGCGCCCCCTTCACCTACAAAATATATAATCTGGTAGACAACGATCCACATATAACCACCGAGGATAAAACTAAAGTGAAAGTTGGTCGCCAAGATAGAATGAAGTTGATAAAAGCATTCAAATCTATGGGCGTTGATATTAATCCCAATAAAATAAACATAATCGATTGATTTTTATCTGATAAAATTATTGCAAAACCCGCCAAATACGGCGGGTTTTTTGTTTGACTGATTTGCTATTTTCTGTATAGTGATGCGGTAAATGTCATCACTAAAAGTATCAGAACTTACAAGTCTATTGAACAAATCGTTCAAGGAAACGGGTAGACTGCGTAAGGGCAACAACTTACAATATCATTGTCCATTTTGCCATCATCACAAAATGAAGATGGAGGTATGTTTGGATGAACCAAATCAATGGCACTGTTGGGTATGTAATGCCAAGGGCAGAGGAATATATTGGCTGTTGAAAAAGATGAATGTTGGACAAGATGTTCTGACCAAAGTTGAAAACATCTTTGGTTCATCAGAACCAAAACACAGTCTTTCTGTTTTTGACGCAAAGATTCTTTCATTGACCAAAAAACAGGAAAGCGCCGAAAGCTCGGAAATGTTGAGTCTTATGCCAGAGTTCAAAAGTCTTGCTGAAAATGATGGTAGTAGAGAACACGCCATTGCTTTGAACTATGCTAAAAAGCGCAAGATTACGATGTGTGATATTATCAAATACAATATTGGATATTGCGCCAAGGGACCATTCTCAAACAGGCTTGTGTTTCCTTCATATGACAAGCATAACAATTTAAATTTTTACTCTTGTCGCAGCTATTATGATGATGGCTACAAATACAAGAACAGCGAATTCAGCAAAGATATTGTTGGGTTTGAAAACCTTGTAGACTTTGATTTTCCAATTTATCTCTGTGAAGGTGCATTGGATGCCATATCATTGAAGCGTAATGCCATTCCACTCTTTGGCAAGTCAATGAGTAAGAAGCTAAAACAGGCAATCATACAAAGCAATTGTCCAGAAGTGAACATTGTATTGGACGATGACGCTTTGGAAGATTCAATTAAAATTGCAGAATATGTCCGCAGCATAGGAAAAGAGGCTAAGATTGTAAAATTGGAAGGTAAAGATCCCAATGTTCTTGGATTTGCCAAGACGATGGAACAAATCAAAAAAACAGATCTGCTTGACTTTTCGTCAATGATCAGATTAAAGTTGGAATAATAATTTATGGTAGATACATACGAAACACTTGATATAGGCTTGGACAAAGTTGATTATGTTGTTCATGTCTCAGACATTCACATTCGCTTGACCAAACGCCATGAGGAATATCGTGAGGCATTTGCCAAACTATATAAGGAAATTGAAAATACACCAAAGAACACGGTTATCATAAACACGGGTGATACATTGCACAGCAAGGTTGATTTGTCACCTGAAGCTGTTCAACTTACCAGTGAATTGTTTCATAATTTGGCAAATCTTCGTCCTACCATTGTTATTGCGGGAAATCATGACTGTCTTCTTACCAATGTTACACGTTTGGACAGCATTTCTCCTATCATTGATAATCTAAAACATAAAAATCTGTTTTATATCAAAGGTACAAAATTGTTTGGCGCGGGAAATCTTCTCATCAACAACATGAGTGTGTTTGATGATCCTACCAAGTACATTCGAATGAAGAATGTGGTGAAGAAGATCAAGACAGCATTCGATACCAAGGTTGCGCTATATCATGGATCTGTGTTTAGCGCGATGACTGATGTTGGATATGAGGTTACTGACAAAACCGTATCAAACGAGTTGTTTGATGGTCATGACATAGCGATGCTTGGTGATATTCATATGGCGCAAAATTTACAGCAATATGATGCCTCTAATGAAAAACCTATCATACGATATGCGGGATCTTTCATTCAACAAAATCACGGTGAAGCATTAAGTGGCCACGGATTTTCATTATGGGATATTAAAAACAGAGCATATAAGCATATTGAAATACCAAATGATTATGGATATTTTACCATTGATATTGACGATGGTAAGTTGATCACAGACATAAGCGGTTTGCCAAGTAAGCCAAAGATGCGTGTAAGATGCAAAGAAACGATTGCATCGGAAGTGAAAAAGGTGATAAATGAGATCAAAAAGAACCACGAAATCACTGATATCATTTATATGCGAGTGGAAAGTGATGACGCCACCAAGGTTGCAAAAAAGCAAGCATCTGCCAATCTCACACAGATTACAAATCTTGATTATCAGAACAAACTGATGTCGGAATGTCTTAAGGTCAAATATCCTGAAATCATGGACGATGAAACTCTTGAGACTGTATACAAAATTAACAAGGATCTTAATTCATCATTGGACGATGACGATGTTTCAAAGAATATCAGATGGAAGCCAGTTAAGTTTGAATTCAGTAATATGTTCAGTTATGGCGAGGACAATGTAGTTGATTTCACCAAGCTTGATGATGTATACGGATTGTTCGCGTCGAATGCCAGTGGTAAATCTTCCTTGATGGATGCATTATGCTTTACAGTATTTGACAAGAGTGCCAGAGCATTCAAGGCAGTACATGTTCTTAATTCGCAAAAAATGAGTTTTAGCGGAAAATTCACTTTTGAAATCAATGATATGCAGTATGTCATTGAACGAAAAGGTTCACGTGACAAGAAAAATAATGTGAAAGTTGATGTAAACTTTTATAAGATTGAAAAGAATGAAAAGATAAGCTTGAACAGCGAAGCTCGCCGCAGTACCAATGAAATCATCAGAGATTATTTGGGAGATTATGATGATTTTGTTCTTACCACACTTGCTCTACAGGGAAATCAAGGATCTTTCATTGATATGGGTCAAACAGAGCGCAAAGAACTTCTATCACAGTTCATTGGATTGAATGTGTTTGATAAGCTTGCTGCCAGTGCCAATGACAAGATCAAGGAACTTACTGGTGCCATCAAAACTTTCAACAAGGAAAACAATCAGTCAAAAATTGAAGGAATGAAAACTGAGGTTGGATTATTGGAATCTAAACTAATTGATTTGAACGAGCAAAAGGAAAAGCACAGTGATGAATATGTGAAAATAAACGAGAAGATAAATACCGAGCAATCCAAACTTGTTAAGTTAGATAATGTTCCAACCAATGTTGCCACCTTGAAAAAAGAAAAGGAGACGTTGGAAATAAAAATCAAACAAGCAGTTGAAAGTGTTTCAAACATAGACAAAGAAATTCAGACAAAGAAAAAAGAATATGATGAAATTATCAGTAAACTAAACGAATTTCCATCGGACTTGAAAGAAAAAGCAGATAAACATGCCAGTTTGAATAGAAACAAGCAGCGGATTGAGCAAGAGATGGAAAAACTGAAACTGGTTGTCAAGGAGAAGCTCAATAAACTTGATCATCTATCAAAGCATGAGTATGATCCAAATTGCAAATACTGCTGTAATAATGCATTTGTCAAGGATGCTATGGCTGCAAAAAACAGTCTCAATGATGACAAAGAGGAAGCAAGAAAACTGTCAGTTTCATTGGCTGAAATAAAATCGCAGATAGAAGAACTTGAACAGTTTGTATCACAATATCAAAATAGTTCATCTCTGAAAGATCGTTCAAATATTCTGTCGTCATTTATTTCCAAAAAGGAACTCGAAAAAGCAACACTAAGCAATTTATTGGACAAGAGTAAAAACAGATCAACTGAAATTGAAAACCAAATTGAAATTTATGAACGCTCAAAAGAGATCATAGAAAACAATAAAGTTATTCTTTCTGTAATAACAGAATTAAAGTCAACTAGTAGCGATCTATCGTCCAAGCTCAAGAGCATTGAAAAGTCTCATGTTGATGCATACAGTCGAAAAGTATCAGTGTCTGATCAAATCAAAAACATCGAAGAGCAGATAAAGAAAATAGAAGATTATGAGAATGAAGTGGCCTCATATCAATATTACATTGCTGCGATTGGAAAGGACGGTGTACCATATCGCATCATATCAGACGCAATTCCAAAAATTGAACAAGAAGTAAACAATATATTGTCACACATTGTTGAATTCACTATGGAAATGGAAACAGATGGTAAGAATGTGAATGTGTATATCAAATATGATGATCGTAAATGGCCGCTTGAACTTTGTTCTGGTATGGAAAAGTTTGTGGCTGGTTTAGCACTTCGTGTTGCACTAATCAACATCAGTAATCTTCCAAGACCAAATTTCCTTGTGGTAGATGAAGGATTTAGTGCATTGGATGCATCAAATATGCCAATGGTTCATGCATTGTTTGATTATTTGAAGACCAATTTTGACTTCATTGTTGTAATAAGTCATCTTGATGCCATGAGAGATATGGTCAATAAACAGCTTGAGATCAGGAAGGAAAACGGGTTCAGTAAGATAGATAACACGGTTTAAGAGATATTTATAACCATAGGCGTATATATAAACCTATGGAACAGATCACAAGCACAGACACCAACTCAAATTCCTACTTTCTTTTATCAAATTTCAATGATATACTAAAAGCGGGAAAGAATGCGTTTGTAGTAAATCCTACGCAGTTTATTGTACCAAACACCGAGATAAAAGTGTTTGCGTATGATAGTAACAACAATCCACTACCTTGTGGTAAAGTAAAACCGACAGACGCGAGATTTGCCGAACAAACCAACACCGGCGATCTTTATTATGTACTCGTTTCATCAACAATACCATCTGGTGTTGGTAGAATAGAAATAGTTGGAACAGGAATCGATGCCATAGATTATGTTGGTAAAATTGCATATTTCAACAATCAGGCATATGCAGTATCAAACACTCAAAGATTGCCGTTGACTCAAGCGCCCAATTCTTCTCCATTCAAAAAAGTGACAGTAAATTGGACTAGAAACTTGTTGATAGATACAACAAAAGCCGCTGATTGTGAAGTTAGGTTTTTTGATTCACCTTATGTGGAAATAACTCCACAGATATATTCTGCTCCATTGTTTCCAACGGATTCATACAGACTTGCATCAGGTTCATTTTCGTCCATTGCAATTGTTCCAAAACACAATGCAAATGGTGATTATGATTACCAATTTGATACTCCAATTTACCAACTATATTTGAATACAGGCACCAAGTTCAGTTCTTCGATGGAACATGAAGAAATAAGAATAAAGAGTCCAAGTGTTAAGAATTTCATTTATACCAACCAAACAAATAACCAAGTTACATTTGAAGGTCAATTAAATACAGATTTCACGGCAACAATACGAAAAGTAATAAATGACACCACTCTATTATTGGATATACCATTCTCTACAGTTTCGGATATTATTGAAAAATCAAACACCGATTCTGTTTACAACAAGAACAATTTGGTAAACATAAAAGGATATAATGCATCAGATGATGCAAATAGACAAACTGTTTATCATAAGAAAAATTTCTACATTTTAAGCATGGATAGCGGTGAGTTTGAAATTTTTCATAAAAATGTTCCCACAGAATTGCCTCGCGCCGTAATTGTCGGATCTACAACTAATAAAAAATCATTACTTAGCATAGATTGTAGTAATCTAAGATTGTTGTGTGGAAATTTGTCATCATACAAGATATATGGAAAAAGTTTAAATTCTCCGCAAAGTAAAACACTACTTTGTGATGGTAAAATAGAGCCTAGTAATTTGATATATTCAACCAATTTCGACAATGGGTTGTATGGCAACCCGAACAAATTTTACAACGCAATCCATCTGTCAAAATATTGGATATCGTCCAGTCTTAATATCACGTTTGAACAATCTCATACTACTTTGATAGATGGAGCAACCATCAGCCACAGCGATAATCTATCACAAACAGACTATGTTATCTTCAAAGATAATACCACATCTGGGAGAACTTCTGCTTATATAAGTTATTCACTTGGATCTAATTCATATTGGTATGCAAAATCTCCAGCGTTTGTTAATTTTTCTGTTTATCCAACCGCCTCATACTTGGGAATAACAAATATATCAACACTATCTGCATACGAAACCTCTCAAGAAAATTTAATATCCGGCTCGATACACGACAGCAATCCAATAAAACTTCAAGCCAACACATTGTATGAATTTTCCACATATGTAAAATCGGCGGCATCAAATACTGAAAATTCAATTTTGTATGTGTATTTCATGAGTGGAACCGACAAAATTAAAATTGCAGAAATAGATAGTACTTTTAATTTTGGTGGTAATGAAAAATACAGATATACATTTTTCAGCGAAATTGAAAGGTATGGAACGATCATATTAGTTCCCGTTTCTGGAAATTGGACTGTTTCTGATTTGGGTATATATCCATATCAAAATTTAGATTACAGTCCAGATAGTTTTAATGTCAAAGTTCCTTTGGCTGTTTCGGTTGAAAATGAATTGTATGAAGTGGAAGTTGAGTTGTATGATGAATCATCAAGATTGGCTTATGGTAGAAATTCATATACATTCACATATAATAAAAAGTTTCTTCCACTAAAAAAACAAATATTTGTAGATCCAAGCGGCATAACTATAAATTGAAGAAGATATTATTTATTTGACAGATACACAAAATGTTATAACATAATCCGATATGAAAATAGTTTATATTTCTCCACACCTTTCAACGGGCGGATGTCCACAGTTTCTATTGAAGAAAATTCAAATGTTACATATGGACCACGAGGTGCATTGTATCGAATATAATGATCATGGGTGTTTTACTGTTCAAAAGAATCAGATCAAAGAAATTCTTGGTGATAGACTTTACAGAGTAAATGATCGCAAGGAGGAATTGCTGGAAATTATTGATAGAGTTCAGCCAGATGTGGTTCATTTGGAAGAAATGCCAGAATATTTCATGGACAAGAGTATTGCGATGAAATTGTATAGCAAGGATCGAAAATATAAACTCATTGAAACATCCCATGACAGCAGCTTTGATCCAAAAAACAAAGGATTTTTTCCAGATAGATTTATATTCGTCAGTAAGTTTCAGGAAGAAACCATGAAAGTTTTGGGTATTCCAAGTGAAGTTTGTGAATATCCTATTGTTATTATTCCAAGAAAGCCGCGTGAAGAAGCACTGAAAGTATTGGGGCAAGATCCAAAGAAAAAACATGTAGTTCACGTTGGGTTATTTACTCCAAGAAAAAATCAGGCCGAGATCATTGATTATGCCAAGTCTCTGATCAATTATCCAATACAATTTCACTTTGTAGGAAATCAAGCTGAAAATTTCAGATTCTATTGGGAACCGTTGATGAAAAATTTTCCAAAGAATTGCACTTGGTGGAATGAAAGAAAAGATGTTGGCAATTTTTACCAAATGGCAGATCTATTTCTATTTCCATCAAAGGATGGTATTGGAGACAAAGAGACAAGTCCATTGGTGATACGAGAAGCAATATCATATAACATTCCCACACTTATATACAATTCTCCTGTTTATATGGGAATGTATGATAAGTTTGATGCTGTGGAATATTTGGATCAAAATAGCAAAGATAACAACGCGAAGAAAATATTGGAAATGCTCAGTATTGATTTGAATGATATTGTTCCGATTGAAGCAGAAAAGGACGAAGATATCAAGATTGATTATGATCGCGCAGACAATAAGATAAATGTCTCCAGTCGTATCCAAATTGAAAATGCCCTACTATCAATTAAAGAGTTGGATAGCAAGCAAGTATTATATGCAGCGCCATACAACCCATTACACAAAGATATCAAGTATTGGATTATTCCTGTGCCCAAGGGGTTCATGGATTTTGAAACAGATAAATACTTTGGTGGTATATTGGTTGAATTGTACAGCAATGATAAGCTCATATACACCAAGGAATTCAGAATCAAGTATCCAGATGTACTAAAACCTTCTGTGGTGTTAAAGAACAACACATCGCCTTCATACAGCAATTATATGGAATTTTTTGTACACAAGATATATGATCGTTATCTTGCCAACAAGAAATTTGACACCGTGGTTGATGTTGGTGCCAATATCGGATTATGGTCCGAATATATCAGACGCTCGTCAACTTGCCAAAAGATATACGCGGTCGAGCCTAATATCCAAGCATTGGAGATATTGACCAACTCTTTTACAAACAATGAATTTATTATTGTGGACAAAGCTCTTACAGATAAAGATGGCGAGTTGGAATTCTTCGTAGACAACAACAATTCCACAATTGGCGCAACAACAAAACAGGGAAGTCTTCAAAACTCATACAAAGTAAAAGCGGTGTCGTTCAAGACATTCCTAAAAGAGAATGACATCAAACATATTGACTTGTTCAAAATGGATATTGAAGGTGGTGAATATTCATTCTTTGAAAGCATGCAGAGCGAAGATTTGAACAAGATTTCCAACCTTATGATTGAATTTCATCTTGGAAACGGAAGAACGATGGAAAAAGATGTCGCGATTCTTGAAGCACTTTTCAGAGGTGCTGGGTTCAAGAGCTTTATTTCAAAGGAACATGACTTGGGTGGATTTATCTTTGCAACCAAATGATGTATGGAATGGTCTGAAATTACAACAACATACCTTTCTGGGCTTGTAGGTGGAATAGATGGTGTATTTCACGCGGGTGCTCATGATGGTGAAGAAATAACCGAGTATGTCAAATGCGGCATAAATAACATTGTTTGGGTCGAAGCCAATTACAGAACACTCAATAAGCTGATAAACACCACATCAAAGTATGGAAGAAACCAATTTTGGTATTCACATTGCCTATCCGATGTTGATGATCAGATCAATGTGTTCAACATATCCAACAACGATGAAAGTTCTTCCATGCTTGATTTTGGAAAAGATCATAAAGAGCTTATGTCTCATATCGTATATGTTAGCAAACAATATATGCTTACCAAGCGAATTGACACATTAGTCAAAGAACAAAAAGATTTTGATTGGAACAGCATCAATTATTTGGTAACAGATTGCCAAGGATGTGATTTGAAGGTGTTGAAAGGATGTGGAAATTTGCTTGCTTCTCCAAATTTGAAAATAATCAAAAGTGAAGTTGATGTGAAAGAAATGTATCGTGGTGGATCAACGGAAAAAGAAATTGGAAATCACTTATCTCAGTTTGGTTTTGAGCTTAGATTTTGGTTCAATGCAAATGGTGGTTGGGGCGAACGTTATTGGTTCAGAAATTAATTATGGACGAAAATACATTCATAGACATATGGAATGAGTGCTGTGAGTTCAATATTGAACAGAAGCCAGAGGAATATAGGCAGTTACTTGAACTGTTGGAATTAAAATGTAAAAAAGGAGCAGTGTTGGAAATAGGTTCCAACTATGGCGGAACTACGGTTGGATTTTGCAGAATGTTCAACAAAGTTATAACCATTGACATAAAACACGATCCAAACTTTGACAAGTTAAAATCCAAGTATTCTGGATATCAGTATGTGTTGGGAGACTCCAAGAGTAATGACATGTTGGAGTATATCAAGAGTCTTGGCATCAAGTTTGATTTTATCTTCATAGATGGCGATCATTCATATGAAGGCGTGAAAAACGATTATGAAAAATACAAGCAGTTTCTTGCTCATGATGGTTATATGGCATTTCATGACATTGTGTATAGCCAAGAAAACGAAGCAAATAATTGCAGAGTAGATAAGCTATGGAATGAATTTGATTCGTATGGTTTGGAAAAGTATATGTTTATTTCGTCGGCAAAAACTCATTCTTATCGTACAGACCAACTATTCTACACATTTGTCAACAATCGACCATATTCATCATGGGGAGGAATTGGTGTATTAAAGAACACTCCTGTAGCTGTGTTCTGTCACAATTATTTGGCAAATGGATGGATTGATATTGTGCAAAGTCAATTGAGCAAATTGATCAATTCTGGATTGTATAAGAGAGCGGACAAAATTGTATATGGAGTATTGCCAACAGATGAAATGTCTTATTCTGCATTCTTGGCTATGATAAGACTTAGGGATGTTGACAAGAAAATTGAAATATATCGTTACAGCAAAAACATGTATGAATATCCTACGCTCATACATCTTCAGAATTATTGTGCCAATAATCCAAACGCGCATGTTTTGTATTATCATGCCAAAGGTACTTCACGCAAGTATGATACCAACATAGAATCTTGGCGCGAATGTCTTGAGTATTTCAATATAGAATTGTGGAGAAAGGCTGTGAATGATCTTAATATTGGCAACCATGATGTATGTGGAGCATTGTATGTTACTTGGTTTGCTTTCTTGGACAAAGTGTTTACAAACTATTATTCTGGTAATTTTTGGTGGTCTAGTGCAAAATATATAAACACATTGCCAAACTTGTCCGCCAAAATGATTGAATCAAAAATGGATAGAGATGTGCCAGAAAGATGGATTGGGTATGGAGCACATAGATGGGCAAACTATTATAACGAAAATGTGTCATCTTGGTATGAACATTATTTCGATCCCAATATTTATAGACAGGTAAAATAAGTTATGTACAAAGGTAAAAAGGTTATACTCACAACCACAGCGTGCAGACGCCCACAATTGCTGTATATGGCAATCAAGAGTTTTGGAGTATTTTGTACAGACAAAGATGTTATAGATGAAATTTATTACTTGGACGATTCATCATCTCAAGAAGATCGTAATTTTGCCATAGAAACATATACAAAGTTTATTGGCAAACCTGTTATATTCAGATTTGTTGAGCGCGAAACATTTCCAGACAATTATAGACATGCCAGAATGCTCAATATCTGGAGAGAATGTGTTATTGAATCGAAAGCCGATTATGTGTTTCATCTTGAAGATGATCATCGCATGTATAACATGCTTACTATAGGCCAGCCTATTGATATCATGCAAAAATATCCAGAATATGCATACATCGGATATTGTCACAGTTGGAAACATTTTCCAAAAGGCATGGAGCCAAAAAGAGTAATTGGGGATTTTTGGGAAACTGTATATTTTGATGATCGTCCAATAAATGATCACTTGTTTATGGATGACGCTATGGCTATGCAGACTGGTCCAGAATGGTGGATGTATTATATAAATTGGCCATATTTTTCATTGAGGCCGGGCGTGCATGATGCAAAAAAACTTTTATCGGTGGGAGAATTTTCAACGACATATGACCGCGAAAAAATGAGTGTAGAACTTGAATTCGCCATCCGTTGGAAAGATATGGGTTATAAAAGCATGATGAGCAAGAATTTTACTTCACTTCATACTGGACAAAGTCCCGAACTTAGTGCATATAAGTTGAACGCATCTGCCAGATAAACATGAGCAAACCAATCAGACTAACTGTTATAATTCCTTGTTACAACTTTGAAAAGTATGTAACACAAGCTATCGATTCTGTGTTGAATCAGAATGTGAACTTTGGTATTGAAGTATTGATTGTGGATGATAATTCTACTGATAATACTTTCAACATCATAAATCAAAAATATGGATCAAACAATTTGGTGAAGATACATCAGTCTCCAAAAAATCAAGGAATAACAAAGAATCTCAAGGACATGATGGATAAGGCGCTGGGCCAGTATCTGTATACAATGGACGGCGATGATTTCATCATTGATATGAATTATCTTCAACGTGCGGTTGATTTTTTGGATAATAATCCAAAATATTCATTGGTATGTTCTGGCTACAAACTTTTATACAACGATGGAACGATGTATCCCACAGAGGACGATCCTGCCGTATGGTCTGCTCCACGTGAAGACATATATCTCAATGATTTGCTCTCGGTGAATTATATTTCATTTGGCAGAGTATTTCGTAATTACAAGAATATCATAAAGCCTTGGATGCACGATGAACTGCATGAAGATTGGACTATCAATGCGGAAATATTGAAGAACGGCCCAGCCAGATGTGACAAGAATTATACAGGAATTTACAGAATAACAAAAGCTGGTCGCATAACTTCCATGAGCGAAGGACAGGTACACGAGAAGAACAGAAAAACTATTGCCGCCATAAAGAGCAATCTTACACTGAAAACAATATCAATTGTTGATTCATTTGTACACAATGAAAATGTTAAAGTTAAGCTTGAGAGATGCATTAAATTTTTGAAAGAGGATGGGCATGAAATTTTGCTGGTGTCCAATACTCCTGTGGATAAGCATATTATACAAGATGTAAAATTTTTCATGTATGATAGCAGAAATCAACTATTCAAGCAGGAATATGAGACAAAAAACACAGTTGATTTTTGGCGTGCATTGAATGGTAATTTGGAAGTACATGATATTGTTACCGCAGTGCAAAAGCACGGTCTCAGTGTTCTTATCAATCTATTCAATGCACTACATTATGCAAAACAACAGGGATATACACATTTTCAAAGATTTGAAGTCGATGATTTGTTTGGTGAAAAATCAAGATCTTGGATCAAGCGAGTTCCAACATATGTACTTGAAGAAGATAAACGAGGATTGATATATTACAATTATGAGAATTCTCCTTCTGATATTTCGTTTCACTATTTCTTCTGTGAGATAGATTATTTTCTAAAGAAGATAAGCCGCATAACTTGTGAGGAAGATTATGTGAAGTATCTGCATGACTATTATGGTAACAAGGAATTCAAGATTGTAGAAGTATTCATGTATGATCAATTAAAGAAGAATGGCGACAAGGAAATATTACAGAAGACTGGAAGAGAAATGAAGATTGATTTTTTCGACACGAAATGGAACACAGAAACTTCCGTAAGTAATTTTGAAACAACATTCTTTGGCTGCACCACCAAGGTGTATGAAGCTAGAAATTGGAATTCTGTGGCCAGAGAGTTCAATAAGAGGGACGATTATGTGTTGGTAACATATTCATACAATGATACACCTATAAAACGCATAATTGATGTTGAAAAACATGATGGTACCAGAGAAACAATCGAGCAGTCTGTACATGCAGCTGGTAGTTGGGTATGGCATGTTCTGTCGCCAAATTCAAAAGCAGTTTCAGTTTATCAAGACGGTAATCTATTATACAATCAACAAATAAAAAATCTTGAATCTTGGGCTGGATTCAGAAGCTAACAATATGAAAGTAATTAATGTAAATCCGGGCATACTTCCCATTCCACCAAATGGATGGGGCGCAATCGAAAAAATCATATGGGATTATCATCTCCAACTGCAAAAAATTGGAGTACACAGTGAGATAAAATACCTTAACGAAATCGAATATGACGATAGCACAATTGTACACGTACATGTGGCAAATTTGGCTAACATGTTTCACGAGAAAGGTGTACCTTATATTTTTACTATCCATGACCATCATGCATATGTTTATGGAAAAGATTCTCCAGTATTCAAAGAAAACTTAAAAGCCATAGAAAACAGTGTATTTTCATTATCACCATGCAAATATTTGCTTCCATATTTTGGTAGCAAAAAACTAAGATATTTTAGTCATGCTGTAAATACCGATGTTTTTACATTCAATAATCGTCATAGACACAATCCACTGAAATTGCTTTGTGTAGCTAATAATGGATATGCATATAACCAAAGTGTGGATAGAAAGGGATTTGGAATTGCAATACAAGCAGCAAAAGAATTAGGTCTTCCAATCACAATTGCTGGGCCAAAAAATAATGACAACTTTTTCAAGACCCTTGACCCAGAACTAAACAACTATTCCAAGCTAACAAAACTGTATGATTTGGATGAAAAATGGTTGGTAAATTTGTACAACGAAAACGATCTGTTCCTTCATTTCTCTGAATTGGAAGCTGGACATCCGAATCTAACATTATTGGAAGCAATGGCGTGTGGTCTTCCGGTTGTTGGAACTTTTGAGGAAAAAGAGTATGATGGCATGGTAGTTTCCGAAAGAAAATTTGAAAATGCCATAGAATCAATTAAATATGCTGATCAAAATTATGATTTATTGAGAAATCATGCATTAAGCAATGCAAATAAAAATTCATACGCTAACAGAGTACATGGTTTGGTCAAACTATACAGTGAATATAGAGAGCGTATTTTCAGCAAGCAACTTGAAGTTGCATACAGTAACACCAAGATAACATATACTGAAGCGAAAAATAGAATCAAAGTAACATTTGATGACGGTGCAAAAGTTGATATATCTGGTGCAGTTCAGAAAAAATACAGAGTAAAATTCATAGATGGTCTTACCAACATGGTTGTATATCAAACTGATATATACAACAACATGTGGGCCACTACAAATACCAAGTACTACAACAAGTGGTTGGTAGAAGTGTTTGATATCACCGACGGCATTGAAGTGTTGGAATATTCCGAGGCAATGGATCTAAAGAATCGCACAGTAAAAGTTGTATTCGACAGTGAAAGTTTGGGAGATATTCTTGCGTGGATCGGCGCCGTCGATGAATTTCAAAATAAACATCAATGCAAGATGTATTGTGTGATATTCAACAAGTACTTGCGTGCTTTACTTGAAAAAAATTATTCAAACATAAAATTTTTGGCTGTTGATGTTTACGCCGAAGAATATTATGCAAAGTATAAGATAGGATGTTTTGATTCAAATGGATATCATCCATATATTCCAAAGGATCCGCGCACATTGAATTTGTGTTCAATTGCAAATTGTATTTTAGGTTTAACAGATGTTGAACATAAACCAAAGCTGAATATTGACAGAAAGAAATACAGTAAAAATAAGAAATATGTATGTATTGCTGTGCAAAGTACATGTCAGGCAAAATACTGGAACAATAAGAATGGTTGGAACAATGTGGTCAAATATCTTAAATCTCAAGGATATGAAGTATGGTGTATAGACAGATTCAACAGCTTTGGCACCAAAGATAATATGAATTATATACCAGACGGTTGCATTGATAAGACCGGAGACTTTCCGTTGGAAGAACGCATGGCTCAGTTGGCTGGTGCAAAATTTTTCATTGGACTAAGTTCTGGTCTTTCGTGGGTGGCGTGGGCGGTAGGTGTGCCAGTTGTAATGATTAGTGGATTTACAAAGGCATATAATGAGTTCTATACGCCGCATCGTATCATAAATGAAAATGTATGCAATGGCTGTTGGAACGACGTTAATGTGAAGTTTGACCGCTCTGATTGGTTATGGTGTCCATATAACAAGAACTTTGAATGTTCTACTCAAATATCTGTGGATAGAGTGCTGTCTGAAGTTAAAAAGTTGATATAAAAACCCATTGATATATATTTATATCATATGGACATTTCTATAACCAATCTCAAAAAGTATGTTTTTGAGCCTAAGACAGAGTCTTTGCGACTAAAGCGTGCCAATGAGATATTGGGGCAGGGAATGATTGCTACGGAAAAAGTGGATGGCACAAAACTTACTCTTGTTCGTACTAATCAGACTGATCCGAATGATTATACCAAGAATTGGGTTGTAGCATATAAGGGAACTGTATTATATCCAAAAGAGTTTGCATACCTTACTCCACAGGGAAAAAAAGATATATCTCAATCATCTGTTGGTATAGGCCAATATGCTTTGATTTTTGATCATTTGGAAAAAATCAATAACAAGATTGCTAGTATTCCAAAAAGCACGGAGTTCAGTGTTGAATTTGCGCAGAACAAGGATACTCTCACAAGAACATATGTTCAGAAAGGTGGAATGTTCTTAAGAAGTTATGGTGAGGTGTCATATCGTATTGTTGGTGGTGGGTTGAATACTGTTCCGAAACAAGAGATCACAGACTATACCAACGTAAAAAGAATGGCAGATCTTTTGGAAATTAGCGCGTTTCCTATTTTCTTTCAGGGCAAAATAACAAGAGAAAATGTAGCAAAATATCCATCAATTGCGCCAAAAATGATGAGCGCCGATTGGAATAATCCATTGGATGTGTTAACCAAGTTTTCTGATGCTATGCTGTCTATACCATCTACTCTTGGTGGTACAACGGAGGGCGTGGTACTGAAACTTGATAATGGAAGCTTTTACAAAATTGTTCAAGCTGACCAATATAGCTCTGATGTAAGAGGTGCTAAGAAAGATTTGTATAAACTTGAGCCAGAAGCGGCCACATCATATTTCCAACAGATCAGAGCACTTATTCAAAAAGTATTTGATACCATTGGCACGGATGGAAAGACAGAAGAAGATATCATATCCGACACAAACTTTTACATTGCCAAAAATGAAAAAAGCTTGGCTAAATTTTTTGATGCATTGCAGAAGATTGCTGGAAACAAAAAGAACCTCGTACAGATCAAGGATGATATTCACGACACTGTTCGTCTTATGACTTCAAAGCAGGAACTCCTTGGGTCAAAAACAAAATCAATCGCGCTTCTTCCTATTGCTGGCAAACCACTACACATTGGACATTGGAAACTGATTGAAAAGGCGGCAAATGAAAATGATAATGTTGTGGTCTATACATCAACAACCGACCGTGTGCGTAAAGGAGAATTTCCGATATATGGCGATGATTTTGTGCAGATATGGAGTGATATGCTCATTCCATCATTGCCAAAGAATGTAAAAGTGAAATTTGTTGATTCTCCATTAAGATCTGTCATGCATGAACTTGGATGGTTTGAACAAAGACTTACTCAAGACGCTGCAAATGTACCAGTCATTAATCTATATTCAGACAAAGAGGATATTGAAACAAATTTCAAGCAAGAAGATCTGAACAAGTATCCAGAATTATTGAAAGCTGGAAAGATCAATAAAGTTGGCGTAGAAAGAACAAGTACGGTCAATGTCAGCGGCACAAAGATGAGAGAATTCTTGCAGAACAATGACAAGGACTCCTTCATGAAATATTTACCTCCTATATCAACCAAGGATAAAGAACAAATATGGAATATTCTTTCATCTCGCAGACCAAGTGATCTTGCTGAAATAAATCCATACGCTGTATTGGCTGAAAAACTGATTAATGAAGTTGCAAATGAAATATTGAATGAAGGCGGATGGAGAAATCCAGAGACACAAGAATGGGAAGTTACACCAAAGATGGTGGCAAAGATCGTGGAAGACACTAACAAATTTTTGAATGATTTCAATGCATGGTCTGGATTATCCAAGTTGTCAACCAAAGGTCCGACAGGAAGTGGAAAATATTACAAGAACGACTTGAATGATCCAAGTATAACTTATGGAGATATTGATATTCAACTTGTATTGCCCGTTGAAAGCAATGAAAGAAAAAATCAATTAGAAGCCAATAAAATTTTTGGAGACAAGATCCGTGAGTTCATAAAGACCAAAAAACCAAGCTATATTCACGACGCAACAAATGATCCAGATTTTGGAATTGGATACTTGATATTCAATGTGGATGGTAAAAAAGTTCAAGTTGATCTTGTACTATCATATACTGTTTCAGCTGATTGGACGAGTGTAAGAACAACGCCAGAAAAAGGATTGAAGGGATTTGTCACAGGAATGATGTTAAGTGCATTGAGTGACACATTGAATGTTGTTCTTGGGTCAAGCACCAATCCGTATATCAACACTGTTGATGGAAAGGTTGTATCATCCTCAATCAAGAAAGATGCTGTGCAAAAATTCCTAAAGCCAAATGAAGTATTTGCCGAGATTGTACGATTTTATGGTGAAATGGCGGACATTGAAAACCCAGACTTATCTTTATTGGTTGGTTATATGGGCCTTGATGCCAACGACCCTTCATTAAAAAAGAAATGCCAAACCGTGGTTGCTTTGGCAAATACACTTGAAAAGAATGGAATATTTGACGCTGGAGTCATAACCTCCAAGGATGGTATAACAATCAAAAGCAGAAAACAATTTGTTGATCGCGTAAGAACCACATACATCGATATGATGCAGCGAGCAAAAACAGCCAAAAAACTTGAAAAAGCACAAACACCAAGCGCCATGAGAACAATAGAAAAAATAAAAAATCATGCTGATCTGGGAATACAGATGGCAAACGAACTTATCAAAGAACATTATACACTTCTGATGGAATCTGGTAAATCCATAGCCGCCGTGGACCCAAAAACGCCAAAGATGGTAAATGGTCAGCCAGCACAGGCAACAACCAAATTAAGAATTGTTGATCCGCAGGGCAAGGATGTGCATTCAGCAGTGTCAAAGGACATCAAGGAACTTGTGTATGTATTGAATGCCAAGGTCGGTTTTTGGAAAAAGAATAATCCGTACATTGAAAATGGATTTATATTCAATGGTAGTTCACAATTTCTAATGGATCCAAACAAGTTTGGTGTGTTGAGCAAATACAAAGATTCTTTTGGTGACATAGATGTTATCATTCCAAAATCAAAATTGGATGCTTTGACATCATTTTTGGACAGCATTGATGACAATAAAGCTGATTGGAATCCGACAACTCAAAACAGATTGTCTAGTAAGTTTTATTATGTTGGACGCACGAAGAGTTATGCATCCATTCCAGATCAACTTGTAACACTTTGGTATTATGATCCAATGAAGCAAGTTGTTCAAGTGGACTTTGAAGGTGATGAAATGTTTCTTGATCCGCAAGGATATGAAAAGCCAAGCGAGTGGACAAAATTCAGCAAAGATTCTCCGTGGGAAGATTTGACCGTAGGTATCAAGGGATTGGCTGGGGCATTAATGCTTCGCTCATTAGCAAGAGCAACAACAGTATTACCAAATGCAGTTGTGTTGACGCCGGGCGCAGTCAAGAAAGTTCAGTCTGGTGCAGTCAAGGAACTTACCGATAAGGAAGTTACTAAAGCAGCACAGCACAGTATTCCATCTGCATACACATTAAATACTGGCGGTGGTGGTACTGGTATACGTAAGGCATACGAATTAGTAAAGACAATGCCATATAATGGGAAGATGGTTGATGCATATAGATTTGTGGAAGCCAAAGAAACAAAACCAGAAGACAGAATCACGGATGTTGGCAGAATATTTGAAATATTGTTCAAAAAGAAAGCATCGCCTGAAGAAAGAGCTGAATTTCGCAGCTATCAGGGACTGTTAAGACTAATGAAGAAATATTTGGACAAGAAAACCATCGACATTGCTATGAATAGATTCACGGAAGTTTTGGCTGGCGAAGGTTTAAATCCAAAGGAATATGCTTCTGTGCAAAAGGCTACGAAAGATATTCTTGGATTGTCTATATAATAAAATACGCGGCAACCTATTATGAACTTTGCCGCATATATATCTTAAAGGTTTTATAATATGAAGAAAAATATAGATATTGTCAGAGATTATTTGAACGGTGAACGCCCTGTGATACAGGTTGGATATCGTGGTGATATGGACAAATATATCATCAGAAAAGTTGGAGAACGTTGGACTGATTCCAGTGGAAAAGAATGGGAACAAAAAGATTATGGACCCGTTGCCGTGACGAGAGTTTCGGATATTATCCGCGAGGAAATGAATGATAAATGTGTATGTTGTAAGAAAGAAATAAGATGGGGAACAAGACAAGATCGTAAAATGTATTATCGTACAAAGAAATGTTTGGATTGTGTTGTGGAAGAAGAAACTCAATTAAAAATCAAAGGAAAATACAAATTGTACGAAACCAAGAAACTGCTTGAGAATGAACTATCGTATTTAAATGATATTCGACAGAAGCTAAAAGAGAGCAAGGATTATCTTGAAAGTGAAGATTCAAAGACCCTTACATGGGCAAATTCAACAGGTATGGTTGAAGAATGGAGTAATGAAGCAAGAGGAGAATTACTTGAAAACGTCAAAAAAGATTTTGTGACTTGTTTGAAAAAAATAAAAGCGGCTGAAAAGGAGTTGAAGAAAGTAGATGGAGAAATTAGCAAAGTTCTTACCCCAAGCTGATGTAATTGATGCATTGGCTCATAGGGTGAAATCAAGATTTTCATCGTCCGATGGGAAATGTGAATACATGGCCCAAGAACTTGTAAAGGAACTAAGAAGCAGAGGAATAAGAGCGGAGCATGTGATGGGGATATTCACATTGGATGAACCGGGAGCATGGAAATATAGATCGGATGAAGATGAAAATTTGGATGAATATCAAGTCAATCACGATTGGGTAAATGTTGAAGGAAAAATATTGGATATATCAGCGGACCAATTCAAGAAATATGTTTATGTGAACATACCTGATGTGGTGTATATAAGTTACTCTGATCCATTATACAGATATTACGAGGAACTTGGACATGTCTGAGGGTAAGACTAAAAATCTCAAAGATGTAATCAGAGAAGAATACATCAAGTGCGCCAAAGATCCAATATACTTCATGAAGAAGTATGTGAAAATCCAACATCCTACACGCGGCACTTTGCCATTTATCACATACCCATTTCAGGATAAAGCATTGGAAAACTTTGTTCATCATAACCAAAATATTATTCTTAAAAGCCGCCAAATGGGAATTACAACATTGGTAGCGGGATATAGCATATGGTTGATGACGTTTCATAATGACAAACAGATACTTTGCTTGAGTATTACACAAGAAACATCCAAGGCAATTGTAACCAAAGTAAGATTTGCAAACGATAATTTACCAAGTTGGTTGAAAGTACCAGCAGTTGAAGATAACAGACTATCACTGAAACTAAAGAATGGATCCGAAATTAAAGCAGCAAGTAGTGCTGGTACATCTGGTCGTTCAAGTGCATTGTCATTGCTCGTAGTAGACGAAGCTGCGTTTATTGATAACATAGAAGAAATTTGGTTATCATCCCAATACACATTATCAACGGGTGGTAAAGCAATTATCCTATCAACTCCGAATGGCGTAGGTAATTGGTTCCATAAGATGTGGACAGAATCCGAGGAAGGATTGAACAGTATGAATAGAATCAGTCTTCCTTGGCATCTTCATCCAGAGCGAGATCAAAAATGGAGAGATGAACAAACCAAACTCTCTGGAGAAAGAGGAGCCGCCCAAGAATGTGATTGTGAATTCAGCACATCTGGTAACACTGTAATTGAAATTCCAATACTTGAATGGTACAGCAAGAATCAAGTAACAGAACCAATTGAAAAACGGGGAATGGATAGAGGCTATTGGATATTTAAATATCCAGAAGCTGGAAAATCATATATGGTGAGCGCCGACGTAGCCCGTGGTGATGCATCAGATTATAGCGCCGCTCAAATATTAGATATTGAAACAATGGAGCAAGTGGCAGAATATAAAGGAAAATTGCCAACCAAAGAATATGCTCGTGCGCTAATCACAATGGCAACAGAATACAATAATGCACTGCTTGTGATAGAAAACGCAAATGTTGGTTGGGCAGTCATACAGGAAGTATTGGACAACAGTTATCCAAATTTGTTTTATAGTTCATCGGATCTTCAATATGTTGATGTCGAAAATCAAATGACCAACAAGATAAATGCGCAAGAAAAGAAGATGACTCCGGGGTTCACCACTTCAAACAAGTCTAAGCCTCTTCTAATATCAAAGCTTGAAAGCTATTTCAGAAATAAGGAAGTTATTATTCATAGTAAAAGATTGGTTGAAGAATTACAAGTGTTTATATGGAAGAGTGGTGCTGTGTCATCAAAGGCAGAAGCAATGGATGGATATAATGATGACCTTGTTATGTCTTTGGGAATTGGACTTTGGATAAGAGATGTCGCGCTAAGATTAAGAAAAGACTCAGAAACTATAACAAGAACCATACTTGATAGAATAGGGTCTACTTCAAATGACCAAGTAAAAGGCAACATGCAATCCTTGTATAGAAATACAAATCCATTTGGAACGCAGCCAAACCCGTGGCAAATGAAGGTTGGTGGTCATGGCTCAAGTCAGCAACCAATCGACTTAACATGGTTATTAAAATGATTATCTTATAAAAATATAACGAGTATATATTTATACTTTAGGCGCTCATATATATACAATACTTATGGCTGATCAAAAAGACTTATTTAGTAGACTGAAAAAGATGTTCTCTACGGACGTTATTGTTCGTAATGTGGGCGGAAAGAAAATCAAAGTTGTAGACACAGATGAAATACAATACGCAACAGACAGAAATAGTTTGCGCGACCGTTTTAATCGCTTAAGAAGTTCAACATATAATCTTCATAATCGCGATTTGAGCATGGCATATCAGTCAAGCCGTCTTGAGTTATTCAGAGATTATGATGTAATGGACATGGATCCTATCATTGCATCTGCATTGGATATTTATAGCGATGAATGCCTTGTACCAAGTGAGTTTGGTAATGTTCTTACTATTCGATCCAAGAATGAAAATATCAAGCGCATTCTTCATAATTTGTTTTATGACATAATGAATGTTGAGTTCAACATGTGGAGTTGGACTCGTAACATGTGCAAATATGGAGATTTCTTTTTGCGCATGGAAATATCTCCCGAGTATGGTGTGTATCTTGTTCATCCAATCAGTCCATATGAAATCACACGCATAGAAGGTAGTGATCCAAAGAACATCAATTATGTAAAATACCAACATGATGGTGTTGGCGGCGGAATGGAATATGAAAATTTTGAAATCGCACACTTTAGACTTTTGAGCGACAGCAATTTTCTTCCATATGGAAAATCGATGGTTGAACCAGCACGCCGTGTATGGAAGCAATTGAGCTTAATGGAAGATGCCATGCTTATTCATCGTATCATGCGTGCACCAGAAAAGAGAATATTCTCAATTGACGTTGGCAATATTCCTCCTGCTGATATTGACACGGCGATGCAAAAAATCATCAGCCAAGTCAAGAAAGTTCCATACATTGATGAGAAAACAGGAGATTATAATCTAAGATTCAATCTTAACAACATGATTGAAGACTTTTATCTGCCTGTTCGTGGCAGTGACAGTGGAACAAAGATCGATACGTTGCCGGGAATGGAATTCACTGGTATTGATGATCTTGAGTATATTAGAAACAAAATGATGGCCGCACTCAAGATTCCAAAGGCGTTTCTTGGATATGAAGAAGGATTAAGTGGCAAAGCGACACTTGCGGCGGAAGATGTAAGATTTGCTCGTACTATTGGGCGCATTCAGCGCATTCTTATTTCCGAATTAACCAAAATTGCAATTGTTCATTTGTATGTTCAAGGATATCAAGATGCATCTCTTGTTGACTTTGAATTGGAACTAAGTAATCCAAGCACAATCTTTGAACAAGAAAAATTGGAAATTTGGCAAAATAAAATCAATCTTGCATCGGATATGAAAGATAGCAATATGTTTAGCAAGACATGGATGTATAACAATATATTCAATATGTCAGATGTTGACATTGAAACATTGCAGAATGAGGTTGTTGGTGATAAAAAAGAAGAATGGAGACTGCAACAAATTACTGATGAGGGCAGCGATCCTGCGTTTGCAACTGGTGGAGGTGAAGGTGCTACTGGTGGAGGTGGTGCAGCACCTGAACTTGGTGGCGGTGAAGGCGGTGGGGCGGAGGCTGGTGGAGAAGCTGGTGGATTGCCTCCGCTTGAAGAAGAACAGAAAGCCGACGAAGCCATTATTGACGAAGAAACAAGAAAAGATCGTGAACGTGGAAATCGCGATCAAACAGGAAACAAGGAAAAATATACATCTTCGCACACCAAAAACTTTGGGGAAGATCCTCTTGGTAACAAAGAAAACAAAGAAAAATCAAAAACAGAACGCAGAACTCGTCATATATACAGAAGCTCTGGATTGTCTTTAGAAGAAGATTTGAAGAATATAAAAAACTCCTTGAAAAGCAAGCATGTTAATAAACAAAGAAAGGTAATTGTAGAAGGAAAATCCATATTAGATGAATCCAATATCATTGAAGAGGATAAACCTCTCTAAAATTGGGGTTTTTATCAACCATGCTCATATTTATAAATAATAAAATTGTATGAAGAAGCTGAAACACTCTAAGTATAAGAATGCAGGTATATTATTCGAATTGTTGGTGCGTCAAGTTACTGCCGACATTCTTAACGGCCAAGAGGACTCTAAAGCAAATGGAATTCTTCGTAAGTATTTCAGCGAGTCAACAGAACTTGGTAGAGAAAATAGATTGTATAGAATCATTTTGGAAGAAAAAGCCAAGGATACATCAGCCGCCGACAGACTTCTTGAAACAATATTGCGCACCAGAAAAAAGCTTGATGAAAAAGCACTTAATGTTCAAAAATATAATTTGGTAAAAGAGATCAGTCGTCTTCTTGCATACAAGCTTCTTGTTGATTCATTCAATGAAAAGTACAAGGGATTGGACGATAAACAAAAAGTTCTTATTCGCGAATATATCAATAATGTAAGCAACACAAATTCATTGCGTGAATATATCAATGCCGAAGTTCCATTTGTTCGTGCGCAGATAATGGAATTGAAGAGTAAGGTTGATAATGATGTTATCAAGATCAAGCTTGATGAAACACTCAATCAATTGGACAAGATCACCAAGGGAACACTTGTGAAGGAAAATCAAATCATGGCAATGCTACTCAGCTATGAACTTATTAAAGAATTAAAAAACCTAAAATAATACACATATGACACGCAACGAACTCAAACAAATCATTAGAGAAACAATTGAAGGTGTTCAGGCAGAAGCTGCCAAAGTTTCACCGTCTGGTACAACATATACTTTCAATCAACTTAACAAATTGCTAAGAGCAAACAAAATCATTGTATTTATTAAGTCCACGTATGATCAAGGACTCATTCAGATTGATAATGAAGACGGATTTTTCATGGACGAAGGTGATGATGGTGATCAAGCAGTACATGCTGCTGGGGGAGGTTACAAGTATGAATTTGGTGCAGACTTTGAAGAAGTATATGTTGCTCAAAAAGTGAATCTTAAATAATGAAAGATACCAAACAAATCATTCGTGAACTTGTTGAAGAAGTCATAGAAGAAATGACAGCAACTGGTGCTGTTGCTGGTTATATGACTCCAGCGGCATTTCGTGGTCACAAGAGCAAAAAGAAGTCAGCTGAAAAATCAATGCCGGGAGGCAAAGTTGTTGGTAAAGAAGATACGGATGATACCACAGTAGGTGAAGGTGAAACACTTACACTTCGTCGTGATGCACACATAATGGAAGCTCGCAGTCGCTATCGCAATTTCAAAGAAAGCGACATGATGAAAAATCATGCCAAGATTTCATACGGTATTAATCAAGCCAAGAAAATGCTTGGTGAAGTTGAATATCTGGTTGGAATCTGTGAAAGATTGAAGACAGAATGTGGATATAGCACAAATAATTTGTGGGCACGTACTCAACCAGACATGAAAGAAATCCACAATCGTCTGAAGGAAATCGCCAAACGAATCAACAGAATGGGAAAACAATAAGACTATGAATCTAACCGACATTGCCAAGAAAATAATCAATGAAGACAGTTGGGGCACATTTCCATCTGCTGGTGGAAGCATGGCACCCGGTCGTTCTCCTACCGCAGTGTCTCCGGGACCAACCGCCAAAAGAGTTGACATTTCAAATCTTTACAAGAATTTCAAACTTGAGTTGGAAAAGCAAGAAGATGCACTCATTCAAAAATTTGAAGCTGATCTTAAAAAGAGCTTTTTGAAGAAAGTTGTAACTGTAAAAGCATCCAAGGGATCTGTTGGCCAAATTGAAAAGGAATATAATGTTACTGTCAACAACATTGATGTTCGTTATATGAAAGACAAATATTATGTTGTGTTCACTGGTAAAGAAGGTAACGCATCTGAAAGTGAATATTACTTGGACGATTCTATCATAACTGTGGATGATTCACCTGCTTCAATTTCAACCGTTGGAAGAACAGGTGGCATGTCAGTCCCAGAAGATGGCACCGCTGGAAAGAAAAACATCTTACCTCAAGGATAATACAAACATATGAGCAAGCAACTACTAGTCGATTTTATTCCATTTGAGATTTCTCCTCAATTGTTAAGTGAAGCCAAAGCAAATCCAAATGCACCATTGGTATTAAAGGGACCATTGCAGAAGGCTGGAGAAAAGAACCATAACGGTCGTGTATATCCACGCGAAGTATTGGAACGTGAAGTTGAAAAGTATCAGCAAATCATCAAGGAACGTCGCGCACTTGGTGAACTTGATCACCCAGACAGTTCAGTCATCAATCTTAAGAATGTATGTCACAATGTAACAGAGTGCCATTGGGAAGGCGATACTGTTGTTGGTACAATTGAAATTCTTACTACACCAAGCGGTAACATTGCTCGCGATCTTATTCGTAACAATATCCGCATTGGTATCAGCAGTCGTGGATTGGGCAGTGTTCGTCAAATGAACGAAAATACAGTTGAGGTTCAAGATGACTTTGAACTACTTTGCTTTGACCTTGTATCTTCGCCTTCAACACGCGGTGCATATATGAATCTTGCCGAAGGAATCAATCGTGACAAACAATTGATTGGTGGTACACAAGATCGTAAAGACATCAACAAGTATTTGAACATTGAAAATATCATTCGTGATATTCTTTCGGAAACACGTTGACATTATGAAAATCAAACTAAGCGAAATTGCAAAGAAAGTAATGGAAACAAACAGACCTGCACCAATCATGCTGAATGGAAAGCAAGTTGAAATGGGCTCAATCGAACTTGCGGACGTTGATCCAAGAGATTTTCCAGATTTTTCAGATGCGTATATCTCACACGCCGAGTATGTTGATGGAACTCCATTGACAGCTCAGGAAATTGAGCAGTTGGAAAAAGAAAATTATGGGTTGGTCAATGATCTGGCTCACGGTAACATTTTCTAACAAGTTGATATATATTTATAAAACATGAACAACAAGATAACCAATCCACTTCTTAAGCAACTTATTTCTGAAATTGCTAGTAAAGCAAATGAAGGAAGATTTGGATACAATCTTGTAAAGGAAGCAGACGCTAAGAAAGAAGATCCATTGGGTGATATACTTGGTGGAGAAGGTGGCGGTGAAGGCGAAAAGCAAGCGGTACCATCAGCCGCTCCATCAGCTGCACCAAAGGCACAGGCAAGTAAAGACGCTGCAACTGCTCCTTCGACGGATGCTGCTGCCGATGAAGCTGGTGCAGAAGATCCAAAAGAACTAGAAGCCGACGCCGCTAAGAAAAAAGCAGAGGTTGAAAAAGCAAAAGCTGATCTTAAAAAGGCAGAAGATGAGCTTGAACAAAATGCATATATCAAATTGAAGTCAGACAGCGGCGTCAAATATATGATTGGAAAAATTATTGGACAATCATTCAAAACAAATACCATAGATGCGTTGGCATCTGAAATGGCGCAAAAATTGAAAATAACAACTCCAAATGATGCAGATTTGTTTGAAAAAGATATGGCATTGTATAAAAGCATTCCCGGAATGGTTGAACTAATTGCAGCCATAAAAGAATTGGCCGTGGAAGAACCAAAATCTTCAGAAGAAAAATCTCCAGAATAAAATATCAATTTATGAATACATTGAAACTAAGACCACTTATCGAAAATTTTCAAGCTCCTTCAGAAGCTCCAAAAAAAGAATGGACCAGTGAATTAAAGAAAGCTGCATTGGAAAATATTGGTTGTTACAATGAATATGCTCAACATCTTCATCGCGAACAAAGTTTAATGGAAATATCACATAAGCTTTCTGAAATTGTAAAGAATGCCGAAGAACTTGCATTGCACGAAACAGAAAAATCATCTACCGACGGTAAACATTGGTTTGATGAGCAAACAGTAAGAAAAAATTTCGCAAACATGACCAAGGCTATTCAAGAATTCAACAAGTATGCAAAAGAAGCACACATTCTTGAACAAAGAATGCAAGCAACATACGAAGATATTGGTCATTTACTCGAACGTTATTACGAAGTAAAGAACCTTCAAGAAGGTCAGTCCGCAGTTAGCAAAATAGCAAAATAATAAAAATATAAAATATTTTGTATTTTTCGTAAATACATATATATTTATTTATTATAAAATGCATCATTATTTGATGCTTAGTCGGAATAAAACAATTTCTTGAAACTCTTAATAGTTTCATCAACAAAAGGATAAAACTATTATGTCAGATCTACTAAAACAAGCAATTGCCGACGCTAAAGCCGTCCGCGCAACTGCACTATCAAATGCAAAAGCTGCTCTAGAAGAGCACTTTGCACCAAAACTACAAAGCATGCTATCTGAAAAACTAGCTGCTGAGATGGCAGAAGAAGAAGCTGCTGCTCCAGAAGCTGTTGCTGCTCCAGAAGCAACACCAGCCGATGCCGCAGTTGCTCCTGCTCCAGAAGCTGCTCCTGCTCCAGAAGCTGCTCCTGCTCCAGCAGCAGAAGCTCCAGTTGAAGAACCAGCACCTGCACTAGAAGAAGAAGAAATTGAAGAATATCAAACTCTAGGCTCAGGACATCCTGACCCAGTTGAGAAGAGTGCTGCATTGGAAGAAGCAAAGAAAGCATCTTCAAATTACAAGGCAAAAACCAAGGGACACAAGACCGAAGATCATGGTCAAGAAGTTGTTGACGCAACAAAGTTGTCAACCGCAGGTGAACCAAAGGCAGCTGCCGACAGCCACAAAGCATCACCTGATTATACAAAGGTGACCGCTGGACACAAAACAGAAGATCCTCAAGGCGCTTCAAATGAAGTTGTCAAATTGGAAGAATCCGATGAAATTACAGAAGAATCATTGGATGAAATCCTAAAGGAACTTGAAAATTCAGTCAATGAAGTTGGTGGTATGGAAGAAATGGCCGCTCCTATGGAAGCAGCCGCTCCAGAAGCCAAAGAAGAAGTTGACGAAGTAATCAACCTAGATGAACTTCTATCCGAAGAAAAGGAAGAAGGCAAAAAGGAAGAAAAAGAAGAAGACGAAAAGGAAGAAGCCAACGAGTCCATCGTCAAAGAAAATCTTTCGTTGAAGAAGGAAATTGAAGAATACCGTAGCGGAATTGAATTTCTACGGAACCAGATCAATGAAATTAACCTGCTCAATGCCAAGTTGCTCTACACGAACAAGCTGTTCAAGGGAGCTAACCTAAGCAATGAACAGAAACTGAAAGTAATCGAATCATTTGACCTCACAAAGTCCGTTCGTGAAGCCAAACTCGTTTATGCTACACTAGCAGAATCCATCAATAGCGGTGCTAAGAAAGTTGAAACTCCTGTAAAGAAGTCTTCAACCGTCAAAAACATCACCGAGGGATTGGCCAGTAAGCCAGTTGCATCGACAAAACCAACAACAGCCGCTGTTCTTACAGAAGGTGCCGACATGGCAAACCGCTTTAAGAAATTGGCCGGTATTCGTAGCAAGTAAAAATCAACAATCAACCTTAACAAGGAAAAAATATGTCAGACATCAAATCACTACTAACTGAGACAACCAATCCAATGGTTAAGCTCATGAGCGAAACCCGTGGACTAGTGTCCAAATGGGAAAAGACTGGTCTTCTAGAAGGAATTAAGACCGACATGGAAAAATCACACATGTCGATTCTTTTGGAAAACCAAGCAAAGCAACTAATCGACGAAGCTACCCGCACTGGTACTTCAGCTAACTCCGAACAATGGGCAGGCGTTGCTCTTCCATTGGTTCGCCGTGTTTTCGCTGAAATCGCCGCTAAGGAATTCGTCAGCGTTCAGCCAATGAACCTACCATCAGGTCTAGTATTCTATCTAGACTTCAAGTATGGTACCAACCAAGCTGGAAAACCAGCATTCGTAAACCAAAGCTTGTTCGGTGGAACAGGAACAAAGTTGGGTTCAACCGACAGCGCAGTCAATGGTCTATATGGCCAAGGCCGCTTCGGTTACACCATCAATGACGTTTCTGGAAGCTCAAACTTCACAGGAACAGCCACAACTGGTTCATGGTTGGATGCAAAGTTCGTTCCAGAACTATCATCATCAATCGTTGCTACCGAAATCATCAAGATCACCGTTGACATGGATCCAGACACATATGGAACCGATCTAAATGGTGCTCGCGCATTCACGATCTCTGGATCTGGAATCGTTGATTTCTACCCAGCATTCACAAGCGTTTCTGGAAACAATGTTTCGTTCATCGTTTCTGGTTCCGCAATTGGTGCATCCCCATCCGTAAAGATCGTTTATCACAAGCAACCAGCACCAACAAGCCGTGGCGACTTCGAAGATCTCGGCGCAGGATTGCCAAATCAAACAGGTGTTGCCAATGACGTTGGAATTCCAGAAGTCAACCTAGAGTTGAAGTCCGAAGCCATCGTTGCAAAGACACGCAAGTTGAAAGCCGTCTGGACACCAGAATTGGCTCAAGACTTGAACGCATATCACTCAATCGACGCAGAAGCAGAATTGACTGCTCTATTGAGCGAATACGTTTCGATGGAAATCGACCTAGAAATCCTCGACATGTTGGTAACAGCCGCTCCAACAGCAACAACCGAATACTGGTCAGCACGTATCGGTGACGAATATGACACAACACAAAACAAGTTCGTCGCAACTGCTGCTAACCGTACAGCATACGTAAAGAGCACATGGTTCCAAACATTGGGCAACAAGATCCAAAAGGTCTCCAACAAGATCCACCAGTTGACACTACGTGGTGGAGCAAACTTCCTAGTTTGCAGCCCAGACGTTGCAACCATCATCGAATCCATCCCTGGCTTCACAACCAACACAGATGGTGACCAAGCAAAGTTCGCAATGGGCGTTGCCAAGGTCGGTGCTCTAAGCAACCGTTGGACAGTATACAAGAACCCATACATGACCGACAACGTCATGTTGGTTGGTTTCCGTGGAAGCAACTTCCTAGAAACCGGCGCTGTATACGCTCCATACATCCCACTGATCCAAACACCATTGGTGTACGATCCAGTGAACTTCACACCACGCCGTGGTGTGATGACACGTTATGCAAAGAAGATGATCCGCCCAGAATTCTACGGCAAGATCGTCATCGGTGCATTGAACGAAGTCTAATTCTTAATAGAGTTAAACTCCTAAACAAAAAGACCCGCAGAAATGCGGGTCTTTTTTATTGTATATATCATATGTATTTTTCGTACAAAATATTATGAAGAAACTAAAATATTTATTGTTAAGTTTGTTAACATTGGTATCCATTTTGGTCGCCAATCCTATTGATGACAAGGCATCAAAATTTGTTTTAAATGGTGCGCCAATTAGCAAAATTACAAAAGATAATCAATATTTGATCAAAAAAGTATATGCTATTCATTACAGATATGACAAGAAAACAGCAGAGTATGTAGTAGAGCGTCCTACAAAAGAAGATATACTTGGTGGAGCAAAAAGGCAGGATGATTTCAGACCAGATCCAGAAATACCAGAAAAGCATCAGTCAAAATTAAGCGACTATGCTGGTAATCCATATGATCGTGGTCATATGGTTCCTGCTGGAAATTCAACAAAGAATGCGGACACAATGAGTGAAAGCTTTTTTCTTTCAAACATGGTACCACAAGTTCCAAATCATAATCGCGGAATATGGAAGCAATTGGAAACATGTGTAAGAAATTGGGTGGTTGATGAGGGTAAGGATTTATATGTTATTAGTGGTACAGCATATAATCCAGATCATAAAACAATTGGTGAAAACAAAGTTGGGGTACCAGATTATCTTTGGAAAATTGTGATTGACGCAAAAACAAATACTTCTATATCATTTTTGTTTCCAAATACTTCATTACCTGTTGAAGATTTACCAAAGTATATTGTTAGTATTTCAGAAATAGAAACAAAAACAGGAATTGATTTTAATCCAAAAATGCCATCAAAGCAGCAAAAGGAATTTGAAGCCAGTAAAGCGGATCAAAAGAATTGGACTGGGCTGATCAAGAAATAAAAATATCAGCCACCTGATTTAAACACAGAAGCATTCCAATTCATTCTTTTCTTAACACCCTGATTGGTTGTTGTCTTATATTCTTTATGGTTTAAATATTCCTTGGCTGCGTCTTGGAATTTATATTGGTCCAATAGCTTCATTGTTTCTGGACCAAGATCTCCTTTTTTTCCAAACCCTCTGAATCCCGCATTTATAATTGCGATTTTGATTGTAAGAGGAAATGTATCAAATTTCTTCATGAGTCTTTTGGCAGTATCAATTGTTCTATTAATGTCTTTGTTCAACAATTTAATAGCTTCATCATCAGTAAGTCCTTTACTGAAATCTTCGCCTTGTTGTATTTTGTGACCATATGCAATAGTATCACTGCCACCTTCTAAACTTTTATGCGGAAACCATTTTTTCAATTGCTTGTTATATCCACCTCTTGGATTATCTTTGCTGTTTTCAAATTTCATGATTACGTTGGCCGCTTTTGATGCAACATCTTCTACCTTGGCCGTACCACTAAAATCAATATCGGGCTGCGTATAAGGCTTTCCAGCGGCACTTGACGCTGGTTGTGCATATGCGTGTTGCGCAGGAGGCATCACAAACTTTACTGGTGGTAAATCTGCCACAGGAGCTTCAATCAATTTTTGTTCTTTTAGTAAATCTTTTAGTTTGATGATACTCATATATATTATAAATATGAAGATGACCGAGTATTATGTCTCGCATAATAAATATTGCGATATAAACACGGACCATAACCATATTTATATAATATGGCAGACACATCGATAAATTACACCGTAGATCAGGATCGCGTGAGATGGCCGGGGTCTGGTTCCGCAATCACACCCGGAAGCGGCTCAACTCCTTTTGGATTTTACGATGGTGATGCAGTTTTTCAGTTGGACGCGCCGAATGCAGCAAAATGGGCGGCAACAAGATTGGGCTATCCAATCACCGACATTGAAATGATTGACAAAAATTTTTATGCATGTTTTGAAGAAGCATGTTTTGAATATAGCGCACAAGTAAATCAGTTTAATATTCGCAACAACATGGGTGTGTTGCAAGGAAGTTCAGCCAATGTTAATTTGACCCAAACAAATGTTGCAGCAAGTGGACTGCCACAATTGATCAGATTGGCTGAAGGATATGGAACAGAGTTTGGTGTTGGTGGAAAAGTAGATTGGAAAAAAGGATTTATACATGTTGAAGCAAAAAAGCAAACATATGATCTTCAGGCTTTGTGGGGAAATGTAAGTGAAAGTTTTGATCGTATTGAAATTCGCAGAATTTTTCATCAGATGCCACCCGCTGCTGCAAGAATTTATGATCCATTCAGCATGACTGGTATGAGCTATAGCAATGTATTGAATGAAATGGGATTTGCTGGGTATTCTCCTGCCACACAATTTTTGATGACGCCAATCTTTGAAGACTTGCTAAGAATGCAGGCAATTGAATTTAATGACCTTGTTAGAAAATCGGCATGGAGTTTTGAATTGGTAAACAACAAATTGAAATTATTCCCAATTCCAACATATGATTTCACGATGTATTTTGAATATCTGCTTGTGAAAGATCGCGACAGTCAGGGCATATACAATTCTGGTTCATTCTATGTTTCTGGCAGCAACACTGTTGTTTCATCATCTGTGATTGGAGATTATAGCAATGTGCCTTACAACAATATTCCATACACCACCATAAACAGTGTAGGTAAACAATGGATAAGAAAATATTTCCTCGCGCTTTGTAAAGAAGTGCTTGGAAGCATTCGCCAAAAGTATCAAACCATTCCAATTCCCGGAGCAGAAGTCACACTTGATGGTGGAGAATTGCGTCAAGAAGCATCGTCTGAAAAAGAAGCATTGATTACTCAGCTAAGAGAAAATCTTGAAGCCACTGGCAGAAAAGCTCAAATGGAACTAAGAGAAGCCGAGGCACAACAACTTCAAGCAACACTCCAAAAAGTTCCGATGGGAATTTATATTGGATGAAACCTTTCTCGTTACTAGATCAAGTATTGTCCGAGAGTGAAAGAAAAAGAATGAAATTTGTCGGACTAAAAAGAACTCTCAAACCGAGAGGCAAGTTCACATCATTGGAAAGAAAATATTATCTCATGCTGAAGAACTTGGATGTCTATTATGTTCCGCAATATCCGATGGGAGGAAGATATTACGACGCATATCTGCCAGATCAAAACATACTATTTGAATTTGATGGTTCATTTTGGCATCCAAAGAATGAAGATGATGCAAAATATGATTTTCAGAAAAAAGCATTTAAGGTTGATGAACTGAAAAACAAGATGGCTGAAAAGAAAGGAATGAAGATCATTCGCATTCGTGAAGATGAACCAATCACATTGGAACAGATGAAAAAATTGATCTTCTCATAAGTTATGCCAATCAAGTATATAAATAAAAATACAATTTCTACAACATCCACTTCACTTGGAAGTTTTGTTGGAAGGTCTGCGTCTGAAGCCAGCGGTTGGAGAGGTATTACATATGGAAATGGTTTATTTGTTGCAACGGCATATTCTTCAGGAACAAACAGAGTAATGACATCTCCAAATGGAATAACTTGGACATCTAGGTCAGATGCTCTTAATCCTCAATATGGATCAGATAATTGGTTTAGTGTTACATACGGAAACGGATTATTCGTGGCTGTTTCTAGTACCTCTGGAGGATCGTCTGGAAAGGTAATGACATCTCCCGATGGAATAACTTGGACAACTAGAAATGCAAATCCTGTAGCCAATACTTGGTATAGTGTTACATACGGAAACGGATTATTTGTGGCCGTTGCAGGTAGCGGAACAAACCGAGTAATGACTTCAACAGATGGAATAACTTGGACAGCAAGATCCGCTGCGGAAAATAATACTTGGCGAGATGTTACATATGGAGGCGGATTATTTGTAGCCCTTGCACAAGACGGAACAAACCGAGTCATGACTTCAACAGACGGAATAACTTGGACAGCGAGATCTGCGGCTGAAGCCAATAGTTGGTCTGGTGCAGTATACGGAAACGGATTATTTGTGGCCGTTGCACAAGACGGAACAAACCGAGTCATGACTTCAACAGACGGAATAACTTGGACAGCGAGATCTGCGGCTGAAGCCAATAGTTGGCAAAAAATATCATATGGAAATGGTATGTTTGTGGCAGTGGCCTCAGATGGAACAAATAGAATCATGTCCTCAACAGACGGAATAACTTGGACATCAAGGTCTGCGCCAGAACAAACTCAATGGGTAAATATAACGTATGCCAGTGGATCTTTTGTTGGAATTGCACAAAGCGGAACTAATAGAGTTATGACCGCAGATTTGACTACAAATGTACTTGTTTCCGGTGGAATGAAATTTATAAACAGAAACAATAATACTTCTAATAGAAGAATGGGATTCATAATACCGCCCGGCCCTGTTGTTTATAGTCCAACTCAAAGAGCAATATTTGGGTATGGTGAAGCTGGAAGTTATCAATCAATCACGAATTTGGTAAGTAATACAGGAGTTCTTGCCAATGATGTTGCCGGTGTTGGTACTGCAAGAGCATATTTAGGTGCTGCTGGGTATGGAGGAGACAAAGCTATATTTGCGTATGGAGTCGTAGCCGGAACGACTAATATAAAAAACCTTGTCAGCAACACCGGCGTTGTGGCTGCTGATTCGTCTGGAGTAGGAACATCTAGAAATAAGCTCGGTGCGGTAAGTTATGGAATAGATAAAGCGATATTTGGATATGGATCAACGGTTTACGGCACTCCTTCTTCCAGTGAAAGAGTATCAATGACAAATCTAGTTAGTAACACGGGAGTTGTGGCTACTGATACAACAGGTGTTGGTTCAAGTAGATACAACCTTGCTGCGACTGGCTATGGCGGTGATAAAGCTATGTTTGTATATGGTCAATTAGATGGTAACAACAACGGATTGTTAACAGTCAATCTTGTGAGCAACACTGGAGTTGTTGCGTCTGATACAAGCGCCGCCGCTGGCACTGCAAAGACACAAGGCGCGGGAGCAAATTACGGAGGAGATAAGGGTATAATTGGATTTGGAATATCCGGCGGCTCATATACGAGAGAAACCAATTTAGTTTCTAACACAGGAGTAATTGCATCGAACACCGCTAACTATTATGGTTACATAGGTGGGGTGAACGATGTTCTAGAAAGAGGTTGGTTGGCCGCTGCTGGATATGGTGGTGATAAAGCCATATTTGGATTTGGGGCATTGAATGCAAGTAGATATAGTTATACAAATCTTGTCAGTAATACAGGTGTGGTCGCGTCAAATACATATAATTCCAATCCAACTACAAGATATGGACTGGCCGCAGCAGGATACTCTTTAACATAAACAATTTTCAGATAAACAACAACAGTTATATAAAATATTATGGCATCAAATCTAAATTCAGAATTCAACTATAGATACCAAGTAATTGGTTCTACTCCTTGGGAAAAACTCAAGACTCTAAAAGGGTTTTTGGTTGGTCGCAAACGTGCTGCTGCATTGGAAAAATGCGCAGAATTAAAATACAAAGCAAAGTTGGAAGAATATAAACATCTTAAAACAGTTCCTGCATTACCGCATATATTGCTTAATCTTGAAGCAGAAATCATAGAACTTGAATCTCACTTGGATGATCAAAAGCATGCATTTGAACTTAATCGTAAAGAAATTGAGATACTTGAAAAATTGATTGCAGAGCTTTATGAAATTTGTGAGCCAACCAGAATTCCCGGCTACACAGACGATCAAATGTTTGAAGCTAATGCAAATTATGAATTCACTGTTACTGTTGGTAGAGAATTACAATCAGAAATCATTGCCAATGGTCGTCCAAGTCCAGCCAAACTATTGAATGCTATGAGCAATCCGCAAACAATGCAGATGCTACAATCCATTGGATTGGTTCCAGAAGGCACTCAATTGCTTGGTGGAGAATATGGCGATGATCTGCTTAAATTGTATTCTGAAGTAAAAACCGCACAACTCACAGACAATAACAAGTTGATCGCTAATACTTAATTATATGGGATTAAAAGGCAGATATTTTTCAGCACGTGACCTAAAAATGGTAGCTCAGTTCAATGCTGAACTGATGGGTGACATTATTGAGAATATCATTCAGATATACAAGATCTGCCCCAATGAAACAAAAACCAATATATATGGAGAAACTTCATCCGAGTCTGGCAAGTGGTATCTGCCAGCCATTCAAATTTCAGCACTTATTGAACGCAGTGATATGGAAGCTGAATATGATGACTTTGGTCCAAACAGAAGACAGGATTATGTATTTAAGATGCGCGAAGAAATGTTGAAGAAGCTTGAATTTTATCCAGAAATTGGTGATGTGGTTTTCTTCAATGACCGTTACTATGAAATAGATAATGTGGTGCAGGAACAATTGCTTGGTGGTCAACCAGACAAATCACACAGCATCATCTGCAACGCACATTACACGAAGTATACTTCGTTGAATATAATGGAAAGGAATGACTGATTATGGCATGGCGCGGACCAACTCAAAGACCAACGGTCAATAAGCCTGTTCCAAATCCAATAAATTATGGACCAGAGATGTCTGACTCAAAAAAGCCTGTATCTCAGGCCGTGGCTGGTCCTGAATACAAGCCAAACAGAGCATTTGATGTTCGTCGCGATACTGATAAACAGAAGAACTTTTCTGTTAAACTAGTTGACGTTGATTCGACCATATTGAGTTATCTTGACACCGTCATTAGTCCTACAATCGTTGACTCAGGAAGACAAATCAAAGTACCAATCAATTATGCTTCACCAGAAAGATGGAAAGCTATAAGAAAAGATGGAGCATTGCGTGACAAAAATGGAAAAGTGCAAACTCCTGCCATTGCATTTCGTCGCAGCACAATGCAAAGAAATGATCAGCTGATAACTCTAAACAGATATTTGCAATATCCTGTGCAGAAGAAATTCAGCGAAAAGAACAAATATGACAAATTTAGTGTCATGCATGGATTTGCGCCAACAAAGGAAATATACAGTGTGGCGATGCCAGATCATGTTATTGTGAATTATGAATTCATCGTGTGGACTGAACTTGTCGAGCAAGGTAATGCCATAGTCGAAGCAATCAATTTTTCTACCGAGGATTATTGGGGCGACAAGAAAAGATTCAAATTCAGAACAAGTATCAGCGACTATAGTTTTGAAACCGCCACAGACGCTGGTAATGATAGACTCGTAAGAAGCACATTCACATTATTGTGTTATGCATATCTGCTTCCGGATAAATATGAAAATTACAAGAGTGTAGTGCAAAAAGCGTTCACACCAAGAAAAATACTTTTCACCACAGAAGTTGTTACAGAAAATTTAAATGCAAGAACAACCGAACTTGGTTCAGCAACACCTGTTCAAATGAAATCGCCCGCTGCTTCATCTGGTGTGTTTGGTGGATTCCCGGGCATTACTCAAATCGCTAACTACGCAAATGCAGCAGGAACAGCAAATACAGCAAATTATGCAACAACTGCAAGCTATGTAAACTTCTCTGAAATAAATGGAAATTTCAATGGTATCACTATCAACGGAGAATCTGGTGCAACAGGATCAATCAACACAAATGTCACAGTTAATGTTACACCAGATTCTGGTTCTGTATATATCGACAGTATACCAATCTCAAGTGGAAATACAGCAAAATGGCTGATATCCATTAATGATGGTGTTAATAATTTCAAGGCTAGCGAAATGGTAGCAAGTTGGAACAATACTATGGTCAAATATTACAACACAGAAGTAAGTGAAATAGGAAGCGTGCCAGTAACACTCTCGGTGGATAACACTGGCGGCAATATAAATCTACTTGCGACGGCGTTCAGCGGCAATTGGACAATAAAAATGATACGCATGGTTGTTTGATTTTTCAAACATGCGTCTCTTGATCATATCTCATATAAAAACGGGATTCTTCCCGTATATAAAAAGATATTTCCAGAGGCAGTATATATTTATAATATATTCGCATAAATCTTTATGAGTAACGAACTAATTGTCAGAAATGGCTTGATTGTATCTGGTACATCCAGCTTTTCTGGCAGCGTATTCATAAATGGAAATACTGTTGTAACAGGTTCTATCATCAGTAATCAAGTTGCATACTTAACAGCAAGCCAAGCTTTGACAGCTTCACATGTTCTTGGATTGCCAGATACATCAAGTTGGGCTCTTAATGCTGTATCTGCTGCCTTTTCAGAATATGCAGTAAGTGCATCATATGTTATTGGCGCACCTGATACAGCAAGTTGGGCATTAAATGCTGTTTCATCTTCATACGCATTATCATCTTCATATGCTGTTTCGTCATCTTATTCATTATCGGGGTCGTATGTTGATACTGCTTCATATTCAAATTATGCAGTAAGTGCGTCATATGTTATTGGTGCTCCAGATACTGCTTCATGGGCATTGAATGCTGTTACAGCTTCTTATGTTGAATATACAAATGTAGATAAGATAACATCAACATCACAATTTGCTGGAACAGCAAGTTATGCTCAAAGAGCAAACAGCATCAAAAGTGGAATTGACATTGATGTAACTTCAATAACAGCATCAGCAATACGTGTTGATAATCTACATGTTGTTACCATAACAAGTAGTGTAAATTTTGTTTCTGGTAGCACAGACTTTGGAACAAGTATAACTGATACACATGTTTTCACAGGCAGTCTTTTTGTTCAAGGAAACATAAATGTTGAAGATGGTTATGGTATACAAGGAACTTCGTCGTATGCTGTAACAGCAAGTTATGCTTTTAACACCAGTACATCTGGTACTAGTGGCACAAGCGGAAGTAGTGGAAGCAGTGGCAGTAGCGGAACAAGTGGTAGTAGTGGAAGTGCTGGTACAAGTGGTAGCAGTGGCACAAGTGGCACCGATGGATCAAGTGGTAGTAGTGGAACGGGAGGAAGTAGTGGTAGTAGTGGAACAAGTGGTAGTAGTGGTAGTAGTGGCAGCAGTGGATCAAGCGGATCATCTGGTACAAGTGGATCATCTGGTACAAGTGGATCAAGTGGAACAACGGGTACGAGTGGTAGTAGTGGAAGCGGTGGTACAAGTGGAACCAGCGGTTCGTCTGGAACAAGCGGAACGAGTGGAAGTAGTGGTACAAGTGGAACAGACGGATCGTCTGGATCTAGCGGCAGTAGTGGATCTTCTGGTACAAGTGGAAGTAGTGGTACAAGTGGAACTGGTGGATCGTCTGGTTCGAGTGGAAGTAGCGGTTCTTCGGGAACAAGTGGATCAAGTGGAACTTCTGGCTCAAGCGGTACTTCTGGATCAAGTGGTAGCAGCGGTAGTAGTGGTAGTAGTGGAACAAGTGGAAGCAGTGGAACAAGTGGTAGTAGTGGTAGTAGCGGCACTAGCGGCAGCAGCGGAACAACAGGAACAAGTGGTAGCAGTGGATCTTCTGGTACAACTGGAACGAGTGGAAGCAGTGGAAGTGCTGGTACCAGCGGAAGTAGTGGAACCAGTGGTACAGATGGTTCAAGTGGAAGTAGTGGCAGTGCCGGTACAAGTGGCAGTAGCGGCAGTAGTGGAACCAGCGGTTCAAGTGGTAGCAGCGGTACAAGTGCAACATCGGGATCAAGTGGTACTAGCGGAAGCAGTGGTAGTAGTGGATCTTCTGGTACAAGCGGAAGCGGAGGAACAAGCGGCAGTAGCGGAAGTAGTGGTACTACTGGAACAAGCGGTAGTAGCGGTACCAGTGGAACAGATGGTAGCTCTGGGTCAAGTGGAAGTGCTGGAACAAGTGGTTCTAGTGGATCTAGTGGAAGTAGTGGTACGAGTGGATCAAGTGGAAGTAGTGGAACTAGTGGCAGCAGCGGCAGCAGCGGAACAAGTGCAACTTCTGGATCTTCTGGAACAAGCGGTAGTAGTGGCAGCAGTGGAAGTAGTGGAACCAGTGGCTCGTCTGGATCGGCAGGTACAAGTGGATCTAGTGGAAGTGCTGGTACAAGTGGTAGCAGTGGCACAAGTGGTACCGATGGTTCCAGTGGTAGCAGCGGAAGCAGCGGATCGTCTGGTTCTTCTGGTACCAGTGGAAGTAGCGGAACCAGTGGGTCTTCTGGTACAAGTGGAAGTAGCGGTACCAGCGGTAGTAGTGGAACAAGCGGAAGCAGCGGTAGCAGTGGTAGTAGTGGAACCAGTGGTAGCAGTGGAAGCAGCGGCAGTAGTGGAAGCAGTGGTAGTAGTGGAACAGCAGGTTCTTCTGGTAGCAGTGGATCAAGTGGATACACACCAGAAAACATGGTTACAAGTTCTTTCCAACTTTCAAACGATGGCGGTCTTGCATTCAGCAGTGCAAACAATGTTACATTTGGTCAAATCACCGCTTCTATTATCACTGTATCAACATTATATGTTCAAAACATAACAAGCAGTACAGAACTTGTAACTGGAAGTTTTGTTGTAAGTGGATCCTTTGATGCAATCGGTGGAGTAACAGGAAGTCTTCTTGGTACAGCAAGTTATGCTCTACAAGCTCTGACCGCTTCATATGCACTTAATGCTGAAGGATCAAATAAAACACAACTTACTGCTTCAACAATATTATTTACAGGAAGCGCGACAAATCTTTCACTAAATGTTTCATCGTCGGGTGATGTTGCCATAACTGGCATAAATAATGGAGATATTGTTGTAATATCAGATTCAACAAGTTCAACTCCATTATTTGGAATTGAAAGTGTAAACAATCCTTTATTCAGTGTATATAATAGCGGAAATGCATATTTGAGTGGAAGCTTGTCTGCTTCATTATATGGTACAGCAAGTTGGGCAGTTACAGCAAGCTATGCTTTAAGCTACAGTGGAACATCTGGTAGTAGTGGCACAAGCGGAACATCTGGTTCAAGTGGCAGTGCTGGTACAAGTGGTAGTAGTGGAACAAGTGGAACAGACGGTAGTTCGGGTTCGTCTGGAACTGGTGGATCAAGTGGATCTTCAGGTAGCTCTGGTACGTCTGCAACTTCTGGAACTGGTGGATCAAGTGGAAGTTCTGGAACTAGTGGAAGTAGTGGAACAGGAGGTTCTTCTGGAAGCAGTGGAACAAGTGGAAGTAGTGGTAGCGGTGGAAGTAGTGGTTCAAGTGGAACTTCTGGTTCATCAGGAACCAGTGGAAGCAGCGGAACTTCTGGTACAGATGGTAGTAGTGGAAGTGCTGGTACCAGTGGCAGTGCAGGTACTAGTGGTACAGACGGATCAAGTGGTACCAGTGGTAGTGCAGGTACGAGTGGAAGTAGTGGTACCAGCGGTAGCAGTGGTACAAGTGGAACTGCTGGATCAAGCGGAACGTCTGGGTCAAGTGGTTCTTCTGGTACAACTGGAACTTCTGGAAGCAGCGGAACTGCTGGTTCAAGTGGAAGTGCAGGAACATCGGGAAGTGCTGGATCTTCTGGTTCGGCTGGAACAAGTGGTAGTAGTGCAAGTGCCGGTACCAGTGGCACAAGCGGCACAGATGGATCAAGTGGTAGCAGTGGTTCTGGTGGATCAAGCGGAAGTAGTGGCACAGCTGGTAGCAGTGGAAGTAGTGGTACAAGCGGTAGCAGTGGTTCGAGTGGAACCAGTGCAACCAGTGGAAGTAGCGGTACATCTGGTACCAGTGGAAGTAGCGGTACATCTGGTTCAAGTGGAACAAGCGGTACTGATGGTAGCAGCGGAAGTAGTGGTAGTAGTGGATCTTCGGGATCAAGTGGTACTGGTGGAACAAGTGGTAGCAGTGGTACCACAGGAAGTAGTGGTAGTAGTGGTAGCGCAGGAAGTAGTGGTAGTAGTGGTTCATCTGGATCAAGTGGTACAGGAGGAAGTTCAGGAACAAGTGGAACCAGTGGTAGCAGTGGAACGGGTGGTAGTAGCGGATCAAGTGGTACTAGCGGAACAGATGGTAGCAGTGGTAGCAGCGGCAGTGGAGGAAGTTCTGGAACAAGCGGTACAGATGGTACCAGTGGTAGCAGTGGAACTTCAGGTACTTCTGGTTCAAGTGGAAGTGCAGGAACTAGTGGCAGCAGCGGAAGTAGTGGCACTACTGGAACAAGCGGTAGTAGCGGTACCAGTGGAACAGATGGTAGTAGCGGTAGTAGTGGAACAAGTGGGTCTACTGGTACAAGTGGTAGCAGCGGATCAAGTGGTAGTAGTGGTAGTAGTGGAACAACAGGAACAAGTGGTAGTAGTGGTACAAGTGGAACATCTGGTTCGGCTGGCTCTGCCGGATCAAGCGGTAGCAGCGGTAGTAGTGGAGCAGGAACAATTTCTGGTGGAACAAGCAACTATGTGGCAAAATTTAGCAATGCCACAACACTGACTACAAGTTCAATCTTTGATGGTGGATCTGGAGTTGGTATAAATAAATCTACAGCAAATTCCACACTTGATGTAAATGGTAATACAATAATCACTGGATCATTGACTGTTACCCAGAACGTAACCGCTTCAAACATTGTTGTTACAAATCTTTATGTACAAAACATAACTGCTTCCACGGAAATTGTAACAGGAAGTACTCAGTTTGGAACATTGCTTTCAAACAAGCATATGTTCACTGGAAGTGTTGAAATAACAAGTTCATTAAAGGTAAATGGTGATTTTTCAGTAAATGGAAATACAGGCAGCTTGGCTTTCTCAAGCAACGCAGATACTTTGGAAATAACTGGTTCATTATTATTAAGTGGATCAATGTTTGTTACAGGAAGTATCTCTGTAAATGGTAGTATAACTGGTTCACTTTTTGGCACGGCTTCGTATGCATTAAACGCACTTACTGCTTCATACGCTTTAAGTTATAGTGGTACGAGCGGTAGCAGTGGAACCAGTGGGTCTTCTGGTACGTCTGGTACAAATGGAACCAGTGGATCAAGCGGAACTGGCGGAACCAGTGGAAGCAGTGGTACAGGTGGATCTTCTGGAAGTAGCGGAACGAGTGGTAGTAGTGGAAGTTCTGGTACAAGTGGTACGAGTGGTAGTAGTGGAACATCTGGAACAGATGGTAGTTCTGGATCAAGCGGTTCAAGTGGCTCCAGTGGATCATCTGGTACTTCTGGTAGCGCAGGAACATCGGGATCTGCTGGATCGGCTGGAAGTAGCGGTAGCAGTGGAAGTGCTGGTACAAGTGGTACGAGTGGTAGTAGTGGAACATCTGGCACGGACGGAAGTAGTGGAAGTTCTGGTAGTAGTGGTACCGCTGGTACTTCTGGTAGTGCAGGTACTAGTGGAAGTAGTGGTTCGAGTGGAACATCTGGAACAGATGGAAGCAGTGGTAGTAGTGGTACTTCTGGTAGTGCCGGTACTGGTGGTTCAAGTGGAAGCAGTGGTTCATCTGGAACGAGTGGGGAAGGCGGAAGTGCAGGAACATCTGGTACAAGCGGCAGTGCTGGTACGAGTGGAACGAGTGGTAGTGCTGGAACTGCTGGATCCAGTGGTAGTGCGGGAACATCAGGTTCTGCTGGATCAGCTGGAACAAGTGGTAGTAGTGGAAGTGCTGGTACAAGTGGTACCAGCGGTTCAAGCGGAACATCTGGAACCAGTGGAAGTAGTGGATCCAGTGGAAGCAGCGGATCTTCTGGAACGAGTGGTAGTGCTGGTACTTCTGGTAGTAGTGGAACAGCTGGAACAAGTGGATCGGCCGGTTCAAGTGGTTCTTCTGGAAGTGGAGGAAGTTCTGGATCGGCTGGAACATCTGGTACAAGCGGCAGTTCTGGTACAAGTGGTACAAATGGCTCAAGTGGTACTTCTGGTACTAGCGGATCTTCTGGAACGGGTGGAACTAGTGGTAGTAGTGGAAGTGCTGGCAGTGCAGGTAGTGCAGGATCAAGCGGCACAAGTCCAATAATAACTGGAACAAACTTCACGCTTGCATTGTTCAGCGGAAGTAATGGATTGAGTAGCAGTGTGTTAAGTCAATATGATAATGGATTATATTTGACTGGATCGTTGAATGTAAGTGGATCAACTCTACAAGTTGGTAATAACACATTACTTGGTAACACATCACTTAGTGGTAGTTTAACAATTTCTGGTGCATTTGCCACAGCAACACCAAGTGTAAATATTTTCGGAGATATTTCACAGACTGGATATCTCAGATTTAACCCAGTTAATACAAATATAAATCAAAGCATTTCCGCTTCATACATTTATGTCTCTGGTAGTACAAATGATTTATATTTTGCTCAGAATGGAAGTGGATACAGTAACAATACTCGTCTTCGTTGGTTGGAAGGAGTATTATATACTGGATTGCTAAATGGTGGATTGGTATCAAGCACAGTTGGTTCTACTACTTTCAATATATCTTCTGGTAGTGGTATAATTGTAAGTTTAAATGCTAGTTTAAGCACAGATCCATTTCCAACTGTAAAATATGTAAATTGGGGAAATTACAATAATCAACCAATAACATACTCTGGCTCCGCCAAGTTGACATATGTTGGTATTGATTCGAATGGGGCAGTTGTTCAACAAGTTGAGCCTTGGGGTTCAACAAACATAGATCAATTTGACAGCCAAATATTACTTGGTATTGTGTTGCATTTGAGTGGAAGTATTTCATCGGGAGTATTTAATTCACCACAAACAGCATATGGTAATTCTCAAAAATCAGACGACTTTTTCAGATCGTTTGGTCCATTAAAAGTAAGTGGGCATACATTGCAAACCAGTGGGTCTTCGCTTGGCCTTACAAAGGCTGGTGGTACAGCATACAGAGATGGTGCAAATTATGTTACCAACCCAAATCACCCATCAACGGTCGTTGAAAATTCTATAACAACAAGTAAAATTTACAGATATTATGTGTCTGGATCAACGCCTATAATTGATACTGGTGTTGGTGCATCAGGTTATACCGCAATAGATCCAAATAATTACAACAATAATGGAGTACTTACTTCTGTTCCTTCAAACAATTATACTATTCAGAGAGTATTTTGGACTCCAAATTCTCCAACTAATGCATTTGTAGTTTATTATGGAACTGCAACATATTCCAATTTGTTGACCGCAGTCAATGCCAAGGATAGTGAACCATTTTCAGAAGCTCCAGATACAGCCACCGATGCAATCTTCTTAGGTCATATTGTTGTAAAAGAAGGAACTACAAACCTAACTGTTGCAAATGATTGCACGATAATTCAAGGCGGACTATTTAGAAATATTGCAGGTGTTGGATCAAGTGGAACTGCTGCTCCTGTTGTAAATCTTTCTGGTTTGGGTGACGTTTTAATATCCGTACCAACAGACGGTCAACCTCTTGTATATGATTCAACAGCATTGAAGTGGAGAAACTTGTCTGCCATAACCGCTTCGTTGTATGGTAATGCATCAACGGCAACAAGTGCTTCGTATGCTACCACAGCAAGCTATGCTTTCAGTTATAGCGGAACGTCTGGTAGCAGCGGCACAAGCGGAACTTCTGGTACAGCAGGATCTGCTGGAACTTCTGGTACAAGCGGAAGTAGTGGCACAAGTGGAACAAATGGATCTTCTGGTACAAGTGGAACTAGTGGATCAAGCGGAACAAGCGCATCCGCTGGAAGTAGTGGTTCAAGTGGAAGCGCAGGAACTGCTGGATCTAGTGGTAGTGCTGGAACAAGTGGCAGCAGCGGAACGTCTGGTACTGGCGGTAGCAGTGGAACATCTGGTAGTAGTGGATCTGGCGGTAGCAGTGGTTCAGCTGGATCGTCTGGATCAAGTGGCAGTGCTGGAACAAGTGGAAGTGCAGGAACATCTGGGTCAACAGGTTCGAGTGGAAGCAGTGGAAGTGCAGGTAGTGCGGGAACATCTGGATCAAGTGGTAGTGCTGGAACTGCTGGTAGTGCTGGTTCGGCTGGTACAAGTGGAACGAGTGGATCTTCTGGAAGCAGTGGAAGTTCTGGATCAAGTGGTACAAGTGGAACTTCTGGATCAAGTGGAACTTCTGGATCAAGTGGTAGTAGTGGAACAAGTGCTTCATCTGGAAGCAGTGGCACAAGCGGAGCAACGGGTGCATCTGGGTCAAGTGGTACAAGTGGAACTTCTGGCTCCGCAGGTTCTGCTGGATCAAGTGGTAGTAGTGGAAGCAGCGGTGCTGGAACAATATCAGGCGGTACAGCAAATTATGTAACAAAGTTTAGCAATGCGACTACATTGACCACGAGTTCAATATTTGATGGTGGTTCTGGTGTTGGCGTAAACAAATCATATGCTAATTCGACGCTCGATGTAAATGGAAACACAATCATCACAGGTTCGTTGAATGTTACTCAAAATGTGACTGCGTCAAATATTTTGGTGACAAATCTTTATGTCCAAAATATTACCGCTTCAACTGAAATTGTAACGGGTAGCACGCAGTTTGGTTCATTGCTTACCAACAAACATATGTTTACAGGCAGCGTTGAAATAACAAATTCATTGAGTGTATCTGGTCAGATATATGGAACATCTTCATATGCATTGACTGCATCATACGCGATGAATGCAGCGGGTTCAAATAATTCTGTACTAACTGCTTCAGCAATACTCTTTACAGGTAGTACAACAAATGTTTCACTTTATGTTTCTGCCTCCGGCGATGTTGTATTCACGGGAACAAACAATGGAGATATATTTGTAATATCCGACTCATCAACCGCTGGTGATCCATTGTTCAGAGTTGATGATGGTGGAGTGACATTGTTTCAAGTTTATCAAGGTGGCAATGCATATTTGAGTGGAAGTTTAACCGCATCACTTAATGGAACTGCAAGTTATGCTGTTACTGCAAGCTATGCGTTGAGTTATAGTGGAACAAGCGGTAGTAGTGGTACAAGCGGAACAGGTGGCAGCGCAGGATCAAGCGGCTCTTCTGGATCAAGTGGCAGTAGTGGAACTACTGGTACAAGTGGCAGCAGTGGTACAAGCGGAGCTACAGGTGCATCTGGATCAAGTGGAACAAGTGGTACGAGTGGAAGTAGTGGTACTTCTGGTACAGGTGGTAGTAGTGGAAGTTCTGGAAGCAGTGGCAGTAGTGGAAGTTCTGGTACAAGTGGAAGTGCAGGTACAAGCGGAAGTGCAGGAACAGGAGGATCGTCGGGTAGTAGTGGTAGTAGTGGATCTTCTGGAAGCGCGGGAACAAGCGGTAGTAGCGGTAGTGCTGGAACAAGCGGAACCAGTGGTAGTGCTGGCACAGGTGGTACAAGTGGTTCGTCTGGTAGCAGCGGTAGCAGTGGCAGTAGCGGTAGTGCTGGAACAAGCGGAACCAGTGGCAGTTCTGGAACAACAGGATCAAGCGGATCATCTGGCACAAGTGGTACAAGTGGCTCGTCTGGTACAAGTGGAAGCTCTGGTACAAGTGGCAGCAGTGGTACAAGCGGCGCAACTGGTGCGTCGGGTTCAAGTGGCACAAGTGGTACGGGTGGAAGCAGTGGAACCAGTGGTGCAACTGGAGCATCAGGTTCTAGTGGAACAAGTGGTACCAGTGGATCATCTGGAACGTCTGGTTCGGCTGGATCAAGCGGCAGTAGTGGAAGCAGCGGTGCTGGAACAATTTCTGGCGGTACAACGAGTTATGTTGCCAAGTATCTAAATTCAACAACGCTGACAACTGGTTCATTATTTGATGATGGTACAAATGTAAGTGTTGGCAAAACAACATCCGCGTCCGCCAAACTTGATGTAAATGGAAATGTACTTATCACAGGTTCACTTAATGTTACTCAGAATGTAACTGCATCAAACATTGTTGTCACAAATCTTTATGTTCAGACGATTACTGGTTCTGTTGAATTTATAACTGGTAGTACACAATTTGGATCATTACTAACCAACAAACATCAATTTACTGGTAGTGTTGAAATGACTGGATCTGGTTTGGATGTTATGGGCAGTGTTGGTATAGGAACATACACTCCAAATGAAAAACTTGAAGTTGTTGGAAATATCAGACTTACTGCCGGTGCATACATTGACTATATATCAGAATTAAGATATGTTGGCTCGGCATGGTTAACATACAATACTAGTACTGGTAAGATAACGATAAAGAATGCATCGGGAAATGGTGTGGCAATAGATGGTGGAAATGTTACCGTCGGAAAACAATCGGCAGCAAATGCTTTATTTGATATAGCCGGCAATACTATTATATCAGGTTCACTCAATATAACCTCTGGTGTAACAGGATCATTGCTTGGAACATCAAGTTATACACTTACGGCGAGCTATATAGATGGAGGAACGTTCTAATATGAAAATCAAAATCTATAAGGTTGCCTGATATATATATTTATGCCAGATAGAATATTACATAAAAGAAATACAACAATTGGAGCAGTTCCATCAACATCATCATTGATTGTTGGTGAATTGGCAATAAATGTTGCAGATGGAAAATTGTTTACTAGAAAATCTGGCAGTAGTTCCGATGTCGTTGTTTCATATCTTGGATCTGATGTATCAAATACAGGAAGTTATACCATTTCTGGTTCTCTTATAGTATCTGGTAATTTCTTAGCAACTGGAAACACTGGTAGTATTGCATTTTCAAGTAATGCGGACACTTTGGAAATAACTGGTTCTTTACTATTAAGTGGCTCAATGGTTGCCACGGGCAGTATATCAGTAAATGGTAGTGTAACCGCATCACTTCTTGGTACAGCTTCTTATGCATTAAATTCACTAACAGCGTCTTATGCTTTCAGTTACAGTGGAACGTCTGGAAGCAGTGGTACCGCTGGGTCAAGCGGAAGCAGTGGTAGTAGTGGAAGTGGTGGATCTTCTGGTTCAAGTGGAACGGGTGGATCAAGTGGCAGTAGTGGGACTGGTGGATCAAGTGGCAGTAGCGGTACTAGCGGTGCTGCTGGTACTTCGGGTTCAAGCGGCACGAGTGGAACTGGTGGTAGCAGCGGAACAAGTGGTGCGACAGGTGCATCTGGTTCAAGTGGAACCAGTGGAACTGGTGGTAGCAGCGGAACAAGTGGTGCAACTGGCGCGTCTGGTTCAAGT